GAAAGCACCGAGGCCGCTAAGGTCGGAAGTCTTGACACAAGAGTCGGCGCAGAAGAAGACAATCGTTCTTCAGACGTAGCCAGCATTGACACCCGTGTTTCTCTTGAAGAAAGCACCGAGGCCGCTAAGGTTGGAAGTCTTGACACAAGAGTCGGCGCAGAAGAAAACAATCGTTCTACAGACGTAGATAGTATCGATACAAGAATCGCAGCTAATGCAGGTAATGACTCTGAAGAAATTGCCAGCATCGATACAAGAATCGGTCTAGAAGAAAATGCTCGTTCTACAGACGTAGCCAGCATTGACACTCGCGTTTCTCTTGAAGAAAGCACCGAGGCCGCTAAGGTTGGAAGTCTTGACACAAGAGTTGGCGCAGAAGAAGACAATCGCTCTACAGACGTAGCCAGCATTGACACTCGCGTTTCTCTTGAAGAAAGCACCGAGGCCGCTAAGGTCGGAAGTCTTGACACAAGAGTTGGCGCAGAAGAAGACAATCGCTCTACAGACGTAGCCAGCATTGACACTCGTGTTTCTCTTGAAGAAAGCACCGAGGCCGCTAAGGTCGGAAGTCTTGACACAAGAGTTGGCGCAGAAGAAGACAATCGCTCTACAGACGTAGCCAGCATTGACACTCGTGTTTCTCTTGAAGAAAGCACCGAGGCCGCTAAGGTTGCTAGTATCGATACCAGACTTGGACTCGAAGAAAAAACAACACAGGTTGCAACTCTATCGCTTAATAGCGGAGATGAATCTGTCGAGATTAACTTCGTGAGTGATCTTGGTATGACTGCCTTCACAAGCACACCAGCAGTTGCTGGAATGATGAGGAATTCTGACGCTTCGGCTTCAATTATTATTCCCATGCTTGTCGGGGATGTTGAAACTACAGGATGTAAATTTGTATTTTCTGACAATCTTGTTGGAAATAACTACAAAATGGACATCATTGTCACAGACTAATATTTAGCTAAGCTAAAGTTCCTAGGGGCTCCCTTGTGGAGCCCCTTTTTTTGTGTAAATAAAATTATGTTCGATATGTTTAAAAATTGGAAACGTCAAGAAATTGACAAATATAATACATCTGGAAAATCCAAAAAGAAACAGCATAAAGAGATTGACCCAGAAAAAGCCAAGATAATTCGCAAGCTAAAGCACAAAACTAAATACCTAGATATAGAGTTCCAAGAAACGAGTGACTTGCTTGAAAAAGCGAAGCACGAATTCTTTTCCTCCATAAGAGACTTTTGCGCAAAGAACCCAGATGCAGTCAGTCCATTATGCAATATACCAAAACAAGATAATAAGGAAGACAAAGACAAAACGGAAGACTCTGAAGAAGTTAAATCAATTTACAGAGAAATTGCAAAAGCGACACACCCCGACAAAAACCCAGGCGAAGAAGAGGAAGCCAAGCAGATGTTCATAACCGCATCAGAAGCGAAAGAAAATAATAAAATAGAAGATTTAATTAACATCTCATTTGATTTAGATATAGATATATCTAATATTAGCATGGATTTAATTGAAGAGTTAGAGCTTTCACTCATTGAGAAAGAAAAGAAGATACAAGAAATGAGACAGGATACGTCGATCAAATGGTTTAACTCTCCTCAGGACATAAGAGACCAACTTATTATACAGATTTGCCCCATAAAAAATAAAGAAGAGTAATCTTTTTCTTGACTAGCTCCGTTATTTATATTAATATAATAAAACATGAAAGACAAAACAGGAGAACTACTTACTAAAAATATCGCGGGCGTAAATAGAATTTTACCTCATAAACACAAATATGCATGGGATCTCTTTATTAAGAGTTGCGCCAATAACTGGATGCCCACAGAAATATCTATGCAGAACGACATTAAACAATGGAAAAATAATGAAATTACAGAAGATGAGAAACTACTTGTCAAACGCTGTCTTGGGTTTTTTGCTGGATCTGAGTCTCTGGTTGGTAATAATCTTTTGCTTAGTGCCTTTAGATTTATTACTGACGCTGAGTGCCGCCAGTATATCCTTCGTCAAGCGTTTGAAGAAAGCCTTCACAACCTCACGATAGTTTATATATGCGACAGCTTAGATCTAGATATAGATGAGGTATTCACAGCATACGAAACAATTCCCAGTATAAAAGCTAAAGACGATTTCCTCATGGAGATTACTAATGACATTAGCAGGCAAGACTTTAACCCTCACTCAAAAGAAGGAAAACAAGAAATTTTAAGAAATTTCCTAACATACTGGATAGTCTGCGAAGGAACTTTTTTCTTCAGCGGCTTTGCCATGCTACTTGCACTAGGCAGGCAAAACAAACTCCAAGGAATATCAGATCAAATTAAATATACATTAAGAGATGAAAGTTCTCACATAGCCTTTGGAACCTATTTAATAAATACCCTTATAGAACAAAACCCAGGAATTTGGACAAAATCAATACAAGAAGAGTTCACAAACCACATCAAGAAAGCTGTAGAACTAGAAATTGCGTATGCACACGATGTTTTGCCAACTGGAATTCTAGGTCTAAATGCCGAAATGTTTGTAGACTACATGTACTACATAGGAAATAGAAGACTAGAAGCTATTGGGTTAGACTATAGATTTCCAAGTGATAAAAACCCTTTTCCATGGTTAAGTGAAGTTGTTGATGTGCAGGCCATGGGTAACTTTTTCGAAAGAAGAGTTAGGGAATATCAACAAAGCGGGGCCCTAGAAGACGATTTTTAAAGGATAAAGTGTACCTTCGTACATGAAAAATTTTGGAGATTATCCTAGAGCCTGCATATATCTATGTAAAGGTAAAAACAGAAAAGGTTTTATTATAGATGAATATGAAGAGTCTGGAGGACCACTGGACGGGCAGGGTTTTGTAGTAATACAAGATAAAGAGTCACACGAAGAGCTTCATATAAAAAAAGAAGAAGTTCTAGAAATCATTGATTAATGTGTAATTATTATAGCCATGAGTAATATAGATTACCCGAACAATAACAATTCATCAAACCTTAGTAAACCAAACTATTCAAACCAAACTGAGCACGATCCCAGTAAGAAAAAAGGAGATCGAGGATACTATGGTAACGATAACACAGAGCATTATTACTCAAATTGTAATAGCGGATTAGGTGAAAACAACAAACAAGCACACCCTAACTTTTTCCCAAACTCAAACAAAGAAGGAAAGTAATGTTTTTCTGCATATTGTATTTATTATCTGCCCTCAGCATATCTGCTGTTGCAGCTTATTTTAGCGTTATTGGATTGGCCACGATCTTCCCAGGCTCTATAACATCCGTTATCATCATGGGTGGAGTACTCGAGATAGGTAAAATCGTAACCGCAATATGGCTTCATAGAAACTGGAAAAGTTCACCCTTTTTAGTTAAAAGCTATTTAAGCTTTGCGACTTTAGTATTAATGGGGATCACCAGCATGGGTATTTTTGGTTTTCTATCAAGGGCTCATATTGAGCATGAAACCAATACCCAAAGATCTATTGCTATGGCCGAGACTATAGACAGTAAAATAGATAGAGAAAAAGATTACATAGAGCGGCAAAAACAACAAATTCAATCCTTAAAAGAAAGTACCACTAGTACCGCCAGTACTGCAAGACTAGACATTGACCAAGAAACTCAAAAAATCAAAGACATTACAGAGCAATTAAACAAAGACATGTCCTTTGAACAAAGCAGGATTGTGCAACAAAATGAACAATTAGAAGAGCTAGACGAAGCCTTAAAAGATCTAGAAAAATCTTCAGGAGGATTATTTTCTAATAAAAAGAAAAAAATTGAAGAATTAAAAACCCAACAAGCGCCAATAAGGGAGTCTATAATTCAAAAAATATCAACCTATAACTCGAATATAGATAATTTCCGAAGCGCTGCGCAAAACAAAATTAAAATAATTGAAGATAAAATTACATCATTCAGAAACCTTAGCAGCCAAAAAGACACGTCCACACTACCCCAAATAGAAGAGTTCTCAAAAAACATTGCTGAAGCCCATGGAAGAATCGACTTATTAGAAGTTGAAAAAATAGGATTCCAGGACAGCGCTAGAGAGCTTGAGGCAGAAGTCGGACCTGTAAAGTATGTGGCAGAAGCTATTGCAGATTTTACAGGAAAAGAATTTGATATATCGCAAGCGGTGAGAATAGTAATCATTATTTTAGTTTTAGTATTCGACCCCTTGGCAATTTTATTGGTTATCGCAGCAAATATAAGTATTGAAAAGTACCTTCCAAAAAGCCAACCAGAATATAGGAAAGCAAAAAAACATTTAGACGAAATCAACGCAAAGATTAAATCTTCAGAAAAGGAACTTGCGTATAAAAAAGATTCCTGTAAGTCCATGAATGAATCTGTAGAGGAAAATCAAAATGAACTAGCTGAATCAGAAGAGAGTCTTAGGAAAAAGAAAGAAGAATTATCCCTAAAAGATCAAGAGCTTACTGATATGAAAAACCTAGTAAAAAACCAACAGTCTGCAGAAAAAGAAATATCAAGTGCAATTTCTGGCCTTAAAGAAGAATTAGAAAAACAGCAATCAGAATATGATTTAGCGATCAAAGATCTCAAACCAAAGCAGGATGAGCTAAAGAAAAATCAAGAAAAATACGCATCAGAAAAAGATTCATTCGAAAAAGAAAAACAATCAGAATACGAAAAGATGCAAAACATAAAAAAAATACTTGAAGAATCTACCCTCGAAAACAGGCAGATTGAGAGTAAAAATAAAAGCGCCCTAAAGCAAATAGATCAGAATAATATAAAAATTTCCAAACAAAACGAACTAATAAAGGACAAAGAGGAAATGATTAAATCCTTAGAAGATTCATACCAAAAAGCGGTAGATACATCTAGTGTAATAGATATCTTAAAGAATACAAACATACAAGAGATATGTCAAGACCATGAATCTGGCAAGCTTTTATCAATTCAAGAAGGAAACAGAATACATCAATTCATTATTCCAGAAAACCACTGCAAGCTTTCAAATCAATACTTCCACGAAATTGTTAATGTATTAAAAGAAGTAAAAGATGAAACAGATCTAGAATTTGAATACAAGAGAGCCATCAAAAAATTTATAACATACAATATTCCTAAATATAATTTCTTGACTATATAAAATTTATATGCTATACTCAACTCGTGAATAAGAGAAAGATTGTAGAAAGACTTATTTCAAAAGATCTAATTGTAAGCTCTCAAGCTTACTTCAAGCAAGTATCAATACTTAAAAGCTTAATCAAACTATACCCAGAAGAGTTATTCTGGAACAACGTTAGTTTTGACTTTGAGATAACAAGCCTATTTTTCTTCAAGACAAAGAAAGGCGCCAACATTCTTTCGTTAAAATATAGAAACTACATACAAGACCAAGAGAAGCAAGATACGTTTTCCTTTTCTTGGGGAGAAGATAAACAAATTGAAAAAAAACCAAAAAACATAAAAGATTTTTTAAATGAATAGTACGCAAGAACAAATAGAGCAGTTTTTAAACGATAAAAACAACAAGAAATACCACTTCAATAACTTTGAAGAACTTAACTACAAAATACCCTCTGGAAGTTTAAACTTAGATATCGCCATGGGTGGAGGTTTAACATCAGGAGCACATAGGTTTACGGGAGTCAACGAAGGAGGGAAGACTAGCTGTGCCCTATCTTTTGCTAAAAATTTCCAAGATCATTTCGGAGAAAAAGCCATGGTTGTAGTAGTTAAATCTGAAGGAAGGCTCAGCCAAAATATACTAGAAAGAAGTGGGGTAGATACAGACCCTAATCGTTTTTTCGTATTTGATTGCAATGTGTTCGAAAAGGTTTTTGAACTAGTCAGAAACCTAGTAATGGAAAACAAGGACGAAAGAAAGTATATGTTTATAATAGATAGTGTTGACGCACTCTGTAGAATAAATGATCTAGAAAAAGGCTTTGACGAACCAGAGCAGGTCGCCGGAGGAGCGTTAATAACTTCTGTTTTCTTGAAGAAAATGGTACTACCCGTCAGCAAAATGGGACATCTAATGATTCTCACTAGTCAAGTTAGGGTGGAGGTTGCAACCAACCCCTATGCATCTAGAGGTGGACCCAAAACCAAACAAGCTGGAGGTAACGCAGTAAAACATTACGCCAATTTTATTTTAGAATTTGAAGAAAGATATACCTCAGATATAATGTTCTCAAACCCTTCTGCTACAAGAATAGAGGACAAGGGAGACCCGATAGGGCATTATTGTAAAATTAGATTTCGTAAAAGCGTCAATGAAAAGACCGGGGCGCAAGTCAGATACCCAATAAGGTATGGCAGGACTGGGGGTAATTCTGTATGGAAAGAAAAGGAAGTTCTAGATATGATGTTCGCATTTCAAATGGCAGTAAAAAAGGGAGCATGGATATCTTTTTCAGAAGAACTTATTGCAGAACTGGAAAGTAATTCAATTGAATACGAAAGCAAATTTCAAGGAGAACAAAAGCTACTAACCTATCTAGAATCAAACGAAAGTCTATCTAATTTTTTATACGGAGAGTTTAAGAAATTTAGCGATGCAGTTTAAGACTTTATTCGGGGTGCTCAAAAGAGTACCTAAATCCCACAAGTATAAAATAAAATGGAACGGCCCTAGTAGAAGCAAAATACAATTCGCTGTCAAAAAAATACTAAAAGAACTGTGGGGTAATCATGTTGTATTCGAAGAATTTCCCGTAGCAGGCTCAAAGTTAACTTTGGATTTCTATAATGCTACAAAAAAAATAGCGATAGAAGTTCAGGGTAAACAGCATACAAAATACACACCTTTCTTTCATGGCAAAAATAAAGCAAACTACATCTCTCAATTAAGAAGAGATCACCAGAAAAGAGAGTTTTGCGAGAAAAACGATATCAAGCTAGTTGAGATATATTATGATGATGAAATCTCAAAAAAGAAAATTTCTAGTGTAATTAAATGTGATGAGTGACGGTATCAATCCAGATTCTTTGCCAGAATTCTCCATGCCGGCGAATTTAATGAATCAAATATATGAATTTTCTGGATCGTCTGAGGAAAATAAAGGATTTATTTTAATCTTCGCAGACCAGTCTGGAACACCTCAGATAATTTCTCAATCATGCTCAGCAGTCATAGATATGGGCTTAAGGAAGGCTGCAGAAGACTACCTCGAAGAGTGTTCTATGCTCACAAGACCAGATATTAATCCTGGGGAATAAGACTTAATTCCTTGACAAAAACAGCCATAGCTGTTATATTATAAAACATATGATATATTCCTACGAATGCGAACAACAACTTTTAGCGGGCTTAATAAAATTTCCCGGAGCGTATGCCGAGATCGCACCATTTATCTCTGAAGAAGATTTCTTCGATTTATCCAGCCAGGTAAATAAAACCATATTCTGTGTTCTCAGACAGGCTTTATCTTCTGGAGAAAAGATTGATGAGATTATCCTTGCAGAAAGAGTTAATTCCTTAGGGATATCATTTGAAGATAACTTAAATATCTTTGACTATATTAAAGCACTATCCATGAGGAGGGTTTCGGAAGACTCTCTAATAGTTTCTGCAAGAGAATTAAAGAAACTAACAGTAAAGCGGACACTTTGCAGTGCCTCAGAAGAAATGTCCAAAAAGATACAGGAGCTACCAAATACAGCAACTTATTCAGAGATCGTAGAAACCGCAGACGAGATTTACAATAAAAAAGTAGATCTATTCCAAGAAGGAGACGACCTTCCAGTTAATATATTTGAAGAGATGGAAGATGTCATCGAGGAGCGTGGAGAAAACCCAGTAGAAGAATATGGATTCATGGGGCCTCACCAAACAATAAATAACCTTTACGGTTCTTTGCTTAGGCCAGGAAATATCACTGTTATCGTCGCAAGGTCTGGCGTAGGTAAGACTCAATTTTGCATGGACTTCTGCACGAAGACATCAATGGCTTACAAAAATGTTCCAGTTCTTCATTTTGATAATGGGGAAATGAGTAAGGAAGAAATCATGAACAGGCAGTGTGCCGCCCTATCAGGAGTGCAATTGCACCTAATTGAAACAGGAAAATGGAGAAGAGCAGGGGAAGAAGTTGTTAAAAAAATGAGGCAAGCATTGGCTCAAGTTAAAGATATGAAATTCTACTATTATAACGTAGGAGGAATGTCAGTGGACAATATGATTAATGTAGTTAAAAGGTTCTACTACTCAAAAGTTGGAAGGGGGAATAGAATGATATTAAGCTTTGACTATATTAAAACTACTTTTGAAAAATTTAACACCAAAACCGAATGGCAAGTAGTTGGCGAAATGGTTGATAAATTCAAAAGATTAGTCCAGAAGGAAATTGTATTTGAGGGTGAGCCCATGATTGCCATGATGACCAGTGTTCAAAGTAACAGGTCAGGTATAGTTGGCAATAGAAACTCTGATTCCATCGTTGATGATGAAAGTATAGTTTCTTTGAGTGATAGAATTATTCAATTCTCATCTCACCTATTAAGCTTAAGGCAAAAAACTCTAGACGAATTACAGAATGAACCTGCAGATTTTGGAACACATAGGTTGACGTGCATAAAACATAGACACCTAGGTCCCGATGTATACAGGGCATTAACCCCCGTAGAAATGCCAGATGGTTCTAGAAGAAAAAACTCTATAAATTTAGAAATAAATAATTTTAATGTAACAGACAAGGGTGACTTGAAAGACCTGGCCGACAATATGGATCTTAATGATATCGAGGCAGAAAATGGTAATAATTTCTTTGAAGCTCCGCAGTTTTCATGAATTCAGAAAAAATTAAAGAATCGTTACTCGCGCTTGGTTTTAAATTAAACGACCGAGGTTCTTATTGGCAGACTAACGCTATTTTCAGGAATGGAGATAATCAGACTGCAATTCAGATATATAAAGATAAAGGCATCTGGAAAGATTATGTAGAAAACACCCCTTGGTCTCCTTTTTCGAGGTTAGTAGAAATCACACTTGGTACTAACGACCCAAAGGAAATTGGAAAATACATCGATGGAAACCTTGAAGATTCCATAGGTTTTACTACCATAACTAAATCTTCCGCCCCAAAACTTCAGGTCGAAGAGACTTACGATTTAAATATTCTAGATCGACTTTTACCACATTATAAGTTTTATAACGATAAAGGCATATCAACAGATATACTAAAAGATTTAAAAGGAGGCCTAGCTAGCACTGGACAGTTAAATCAAAGATTCGTATTTCCAATTTTTAACGAAAACGAATTAATTCACGGTTTTTCTGGTAGAGATATGTCCAAACAGACAAATACAAACCGTCCAAAATGGAAGCATATAGGTAGAAAGACAAACTGGATATACCCCCTCCATACAGATAAAAAAACCCTGGGTTATATAGAAGAAAAGAATTATGTCATCATAGTAGAAAGTATAGGTGACCTTTTAAACCTAAAACAAAATGGATACCATAATGTATTAGTCTCCTTTGGCTTAGACATTTCAAGCAAGCTGTCGACATCCCTAGTTTCATTACCAACAAAAAATATAGTGCTATCACTAAATAACGATTTTACTTCTACAGAAAACAGGGGCATGAATGCCTGCTTTAAAAATTTCCTAAAACTGACAACTCTATTTTCTCCTGACTCGATTAAAATATGCCTACCCACACAGTCAGACTTTGGAGACATGGGTGCAGAGGATTTTGATAACTGGTCAAAAAAATTAAGCACCTGCCTAGAAATCGACCAAATTCCCAAAATTAAAGATGCCTGCGAAAAACTAAGGAGTGAAGGCAAGCTTTCTCAAAACCTCTCTAAAAAAATTAAATTTATTAAATGATCGAAAAGAAAAAAATCTTCCTTTCTGCGAGCAGGATTAAAACAGCACAACAGTGCTCCTGGACATATTGGTGTAAATATATACTAAAACTTCCAGACAAGAGTAACGATGGGGCAAGCAAGGGCTGGATTTGTCATTTGATTTTCGAAGTATTAGGCAACCCACGTCACCAAAAATATATTCAAGAAATACTAAAACATAAATCAATTTGGTGTGTCGAATCTATCGCAAGGATGGTGCAAAAACACGCCAGAAGATTAAATGTCAACGATGCAGAAAATCTTGAGGATATAAATAAAATGACCTTAAATGGATTAAACTACGACTTCTTTGGGGAAGAAGGGGGAGAACTAGATGAGTCATATTCAGAAAAAGATTTCAACCTATCAATAGATGAAGATGGAAAAAAATATAACATCAGAGGCTTTATAGATAAGCTTTTCTTATATAAAGATAAAACCGCAATAATAAGAGATTTCAAGACCAGTAAACAAAAATTCAAAGGAAAAGAAATTACAGACAACATGCAAGACCTAATGTATTGCCTTGCAGTTAAAAAACTATTTCCAGAATACAAAAGCATTAGCGAGTTCTTATTTTTAAAATTTGATTTAGAAAAAAATCTACTAGACGAACCAGGCCCAGGGCGAATTGCTATGGATTTTTTAAGCGATGATGTATTAGAAGGTTTTGAGTTCGAACTCTCTTCCATTCAGAACTTTATAGATCATTTTGACGAACAGGATGCTAAAAATAATTTTGCAGCAGACCAAGACTACCCAAAGGATGGTACGTTTGGAGGTCCACTAGCATGCGGTAAAGACGGTTTTAAGATGAGTCGAGGGAAGGAGGTCAAAGATAAAGAAGGAAAGCCTATAAGGGCCTTTATATGCGCTTTTAGAAAGCCCTTTGATTATTACGTTCTTTTAGACAAAGATGGAAACGTAGAAAAAAGTGTGTATAAAGAAGACAAAGACTCCCTGAAAGATTTGTTGAAAGATGAAAAAAGAATTGAAAAAAGATCATACGAAGGTTGCCCCAAATGGCAATGCTCAGGAGAGTTTGAGCTCTAAAACGCCACTTTACGCAGGAACAGTAGTAACCCATAAGGGGCTGGTACTACTCGCAAGAAGAATAGAAATCTGCCCCTACTCTAATCAGCCGCCGCCATATGCAGGGTATTGGTCCTGTTTTTGTGGTTCAATAGAAAAAGGTGAGACGCCATTACAATGCGCCGCAAGAGAACTTAAAGAAGAAACTGGTTTTGATTTTCCAGTGAAAAACTTCAAGTATGTCGATACAGTAGAAAGGTTAGCTATATTTAAATATGAAGTAGACGACATATTAACTCCAGACTTATGCTACGAACACACAGAGTCTGGATGGTTTAAAAAATCACAACTATCAGTTTTACCAAATCCAATAGATACAAAATTACTGAATTTGCTTAAATAATTTGCATGAAAGATTTGCTTGAAATTGCGCGTATAGCGCTATCTATACTATTTTATTTATTTTGGGCGTCAACCTTATTTGGCATATATATATGTGCCACCATTGGAATAGTTTTTTTTCTTTCTCTATTAAATAAACCTTAAAGATTCTTGACATAAGTGAAGTTTTAGGCTATACTTATATCCATAAATGATACCAATATTCTCTTCGCATTATAGTATAGGAAAAAGTATTTTAACTTTAGGCGCCCCAAGCAAAGATAAAGATTCGGGGAGCACAAGTATATTCTCTATCCTTGAAGACCAAAACATGGAAGAACTATTCCTTTTGGAAAATAGCTTAACAGGATTCCCAGAAGCTTTAAAAAACTCTGAACAGCTTGGCTTCAAGCTGAGGTTTGGATTGCTGGTTAAAATTTGCAAGCAGGAACACAAGGTGGCTGTTTTCGCTAAAAACTCAAAAGGAGCGAAGCTATTAAACAAAATATATAGTATAGCTCACGGAGGACAAGAGTGTATCAATGAATCAAAGCTTAAGGAAGTCTGGGAGGAAGAAAATTTAAAACTCTGCATACCTTTTTATGATTCTTTTATTTTTAAAAATATGATGAGTTTTGATAGTTGCGCTCCAGACCTAAACCAATTAAAGCCAACTTTCTTTATAGAAAAGGGAGGGCTACCCTTTGACGAAGTACTGGAAGAAAAGGTCCGAAAATACGCAAAACAATTTAACCTTGAAACAGAGATTGTAAAATCAATCTATTATAACAAAAGATCAGACGTAACAAAACTCCAAACCTACAAATGCATTTGCAGTAGAAAATTTGGAAAAAAAACCCTATCCAAACCAAACTTAGACCACTTCGGTAGCAGAGAGTTCTCGTTTGAATCCTACCTAGAAAACCAAAACTAATGAAAGAAAAACTATTAAGGTTCAACAAGAAACAAAAGTATATGTTTTTTGATTATGAAACGTGCAACCTAAATCTTGTTTCTGAACAAAACAAACCATGGCAATTAGCATTTATTGTTACAGATTTATCTAAAGTAATAGATAAAGCAGACTATCTCGTAAAATGGAAGAACCTAAAAGTATCAAAAGAGGCAGCAAAAATTACTGGATTTAATAAAGCAAAATATGAAAAGAATAATGTCTGCGCAAAAAAAGTGTTGACCCATTTTGAGAAATATTTATATGACGACTCCATTATAAAAGTTGGACATAATATATTTGGCTTTGACTTTTACATGCATAATACTCACAGAAAACTTTGTGGCAAGAATACAGACTACAGTTATGTTAAAAACTCACTAGATACAGTTTGTCTTGCTAGGGCTATAAAAAAAGGCATAAAGAAACAGAAAGAAACAGACATGGTATCTTGGCAGTATAGACTACTGAATATAAGGGAGCGTAATCTAAAGGTTAACCTTCAGCAATGCTGCAAGGATTACGATATAGAATTTGACCCTGAAAAACTTCACGACGCACTATATGATATAGAAAGAAATGTGGAAGTTTTTAAGAAAATGATCTGGGATATAGAAATATGAGTTTTAAAGAAGGATTTAAAGATTACAAAGACTGCATGGAGCCAGGCGTCCTGCTGCCAAATATTAATATAAGTAATAAGGAATACGAAAGCTTGGGCGTAGAGAAGGATATAGATAATTTCGAATTCCTTAAATCTTTATGCAGAAAAGGTATAAAAGATCACGATATAAATAAAAAAGAAAATAAGCAGGTATATTATGACAGAGCAAAAGAAGAACTTAATATTTTAAATGAATTAGGCTTTGTTGATTATATTTTATTAAATTGGGATATATTAGAGTTTTGCCATCGCAATGAAATTCCTACGGGTCCAGGAAGAGGATCTGCCGCAGGGTCTCTTGTGTTGTATTTAATTGGTGTGACTAAAATAGATCCCGTAGAAAACGATCTCTTTTTCGAAAGGTTTGTATCTAAGAGTCGTGCAAGAAAAATAGAAAAACGAGGAAAGACCTATTTGGATGGTAGTTTATTGGCGGACATTGATAACGACATAGCCTATGAGCATAGACCGAAAGTTATTGAGTATATCGAAAAGAAGCATCCAGGGAGAACTGCAAAAATACTGACTTTAAATACTTTAAGCGGAAAGCTCTGCATGAAAGAGTGCATAAAAATCGTTGGAGATCTTGACGAGTCCGAAGCGTCAAGGGTGAGCGATATGATTCCAAAGCAATTTGGTAAAGTCCTACCCCTATCTCAAGCCTACGAAGAAAGTGAAGATTTTAAAAAATGGGCAGATGAAAATGAAGAAATATTTTCGGTAGCAAAAGGCATAGAGGGTTTAAACAAAAACACTGGCGTACACCCATCAGGTATAGCAATTTCCCGAAGTAAAATATCCGAAATTTGCCCAACACAAAAAAATTCAGACGGCGTTTTAATTACGGGCTACGATATGAATTGGGTTGCAGAGCTTATGGTTAAATTTGACATATTGGGCCTTAGAACCCTTTCTGTAATAGATGACACCTGTAAGCTCATAGGGATCAAGCCCGAAGAGATTGATATGCATTCAGAAGATGTCTACCTACCTCTTCAAGAATTAAACTCTCCACATGGACTGTTTCAAATTGAAGCAGAGACAGATTATAAGGTTTGTAAAAAAATCAAACCAAAAAACATCGAAGAGCTAAGCGCAGTACTTGCGATTGCTCGCCCAGGTGCTCTCGAATTTTTATCAAATTATGAGAGGTATGTGCAAACAGGAAGCTTCCAAAGCATCCACCCTTTCTTCGATGAGGTTTTAGGATATACAGGAGGCATACCATTATATCAAGAGCAATTAATGAAAATGGCTGTTAAAGTTGGCTTTACTTTAGACGAATCAGAACAACTCAGAAGAATAGTTGGCAAGAAAAAGGTTGATAAAATGTCCGAGTGGAAAGGTAAAATTAAAAACAAAATTGAAGAAAACAAATTACCAAAAGAGATTGGAGAAATACTCTGGAAGGTTGCAGAAGACAGCGCAAACTATTCTTTTAATAAAAGTCACTCGATTGCATATTCGACACTATCTGCATGGACTACGTATTTAAAATTTAAATACCCTCAAGAGTTCTTTCTATCACTTCTAAAAATGACCAGATTTGAGCCAGCACCGCAGGAAGAAATAAGCCGAATCAGCAAAGAGCTTAGTTATTTTAATATCAAACTGCTTCCACCAAACCTCGCGAAGTCAGACATGGATTTCAAGAAAGAAGGTAAAAACATAAGATACGGACTTAATAGCATCAAGGGTATTAGTGAGAAATCAATTGACTCGTTAATACAATTTAGGAGTCAAGACTCGAGCTCAAAATACGATATGTTTATTGCAGCAAAACAAGCTGGTTTAAATATAGGAACCTTATGCTCTCTTATACAGGCTGGAGCGTTATCAAACTTCGAAGGCAGTAGACCCTTATTGGTTTTAGAAGCTCAAGTTTTTAATATCTTAACCCCAAGGGAAAAAAGAAACTTTGTGGAACTTGGAGAAAAATTTAAATATAAATTACTGGACAGCATAGTATATGCAAGAGATAATGAAATTCCTGCGGACGATGGAAAACCTTTGTTTAAGGAGTCTAGGTTTCAAAACTTCAAAAAGAAATATGAGCCTTATAGAAAAATTTATCAAAAAAATATACAAAGCAGCAACTTCGCTGACTGGTATTTCGAAAACCAGCTATTAGGTTATTCTTATAGTCAAAACTTAAAGCAAATCTTCGCCAAAGGAAACCAAAAATTCATCAATTTTTCAGAATACCTAAACATGCAGCAAAACGACTCAGGTAGCATTATTGGATTAGTTCAGGATAGTTTCGTTAGAACTAGTAGGTCAGGTAATAAATATATGAAAGTTGAAATCGCAGATGAAAATGGCATTTTCCAATGCATGCTCTGCAACAACAGAAGAAGTAAAAGCCTCGACGAGTTTCTGGAGCATAACGAAGTCCCAGAGAAAAACAGTATAGTTGCAGCATATGGGTCTAAGGGAGATGAGACATTTTTTATCCGTAACTTAAAAATCATGGATGAAAGCATCTATATGAAGCTAGCTGACGTAAAATAGTGTAATTCAATATGATGGAACATAAGCCAAACTTTACACCACGAGCCCAAAGAGCTATTGAAATAGCTAAAAAATGCTGCAAAGAACTAGGACATCCTAAGGTTTCTCTGGAGCATTTATTTTTGGGCATTTTAAATCTTAAGGCAGGGATAGTACATGAAGTTTTAATTTCGGTCGGGTTAGACCCTGCGTCGCTCATTGAATCTGTAGCGAGAAAATGGAGAAGAACATCAAGCAAGGATATCAAAGATGTACCTTTTGATAAAAAATTTAAGCAAGTATTAGAAATTTCAACACTAATCAGCCATAACTTTGGACATGACTATGTAGGTATAGAACATTTATTACTTGCTATGCTAAAGTACGAAAACTCTCCAATTAATCAATATTTTAAAGATATAAATATACCAGAAGATATCATTATTGAAGAGATCAAAAATTATTTTAAACTTTCTATTAGTAATGACACACCTTTTATTATGAATACATATGATATGTATAATAATATGAATAACCCTTCTGCACCACCACAACCCCAAAAGTCCTCTAAGAATCCTTCGCTTATAGAGAAGTATACGCTTAACTATACCCTTCTGGCATCTCAGGGTAAATTTGACAAAATCATTGGTAGGGAATCAGAAACATTAGAAATGTGTGAAACCCTATGCAGAAGAACCAAAAACAATCCTGTACTACTAGGAGAGGCGGGAGTGGGTAAAACAGCACTAGTAGAAGGGCTGGCGCAAATGATCGCGAAAGGAAATGCTCCAGAGCATTTATTAGATAAAAATATCCTAGCCTTAGACCTAGCGGGCATGATTGCTGGAACCAAATACAGGGGCCAATTTGAAGAACGATTAAAGGGTTTGCTAGAAGAAGTTAAAGAGTCGGAGAGGTTCATTATATTTATTGACGAAATACATACCCTTGTTGGAGCAGGAAGCGCAGAAGGCACCATGGATGCAGCCAACATCCTCAAGCCCATGTTAGCCAGGGGAGATATAAGATGCATTGGTGCAACGACGCATAACGAATACAAAAAAAGCATACTCAAAGACGCCGCGCTAGACAGAAGATTTCAGCCAATAAAATGTATGCCACCATCGGCTCAAGAAACTAGAGAGATTCTAAATGGAATAGTTTCTAAATATGAAAAATTCCACCATGTTTCTTTTTCTAAAGAATCGTTAGATTTAATAGTAAATCTAGCAAACAGATACTTACCCAGCAGGCAGTTTCCAGATAAAGCTATTGATATCATGGATCAAACTGGAGCAAAGATTAAAATAAAAGCATTCACTAGGCCAAAATCTATAAAAAACATGGAGCTAGAACTAGAAGAACTTATGAAGCAAGAGGAGCAAGCAATAGACGACCTAGCAAAGTACGATATTATACAAAAACAAGATGAGCTTTTAGAAAAATACTCTGACAAACTAAATCAGTGGGCTGCAAAAAGATTTAAAAATAAGATCAATATCAAAGAAGAAGACATTATTCGCACAGTAAGTCAGATCACGTCAATCCCAATGAGCGAGCTATCAATGACTGAATCTGAAAAGTTTTTAAATTTAAATAAAAAATTGGCAACCAAAATAATCGGACAAGAAGAGGCAATAGATTCGATATGTCAAGCTATATTGAGATCAAAATCTGGACTAAGAAATGAATGCAAACCAATAGGAAGTTTTTTACTTTTAGGGCAAAGCGGCCTCGGAAAAACTCATACCGCAAAACAAATCTCAAAATGCTTGCTTGGGGAAAAATCAGAAATTATTCATTTAGACATGAGCGAATACTCTGAGAAAACTGCAAGCACACGTTTAGCTGGGGCTTCTCCAGGTTATGTAGGTTACGAAGAAGGCTCGGTATTAATTGATAAAATAATGAAAAACCCACACAGTGTTGTATTATTTGATGAAATAGAAAAAGCCCACCCAGATGTAATACAGTCGATGCTTCAAATCCTAGAAGAAGGTAGGTTAACTGATGGCCTGGGAAGAGTTGGGGACTTTAGGAATGCAATTATTATAATTACTGGAAATATAGGTAGCGAGCTAGCTCATAAAAAGCCCGGAGTAGGGTTTGCTCAGTTTGAAAATGAGGACGAGAAGTATACAGAAAAACTTATTGAAAAGGCTAGTCAAGCCCTTAGGCCAGAATTCGTAAACAGGCTAACTGAAGTGGTTATGTTTAAGCCTTTTGACGAAAAATCTTTAAATAAAATTATAGACTTAGAATTAAAACCTGTAAAAGAAAAACTGAAGAAAAGAAGAATTACCTTATCTGTGTCTAAAACTTTAAAGGAAGAAATAATAAAAGACCTAAAAGATTCTAAATTTGGCGCAAGACCAATAGCTAGAATTATTCAAAAACAAATCGAAGATCCCCTAGCAACTCTTTTGATATCCTCCAAACTTAAAGAAGGCTCTCGAATCCTTTTCTCCGTAAGAAAAGGTAAGGTAGTTCATACCATTAAGGAAGTATAGGTTTCTGAGGATCAAGGTCTACTTCAGACTTACTTGGATCCATCGGATCTTCAAATTTTTCACCTGGATTATCTGCCTTATTTTCGTTTGGCCCATTTAATATAAGCATACACGCCATAAATCGATCTCCTTGCTCGGGGTATCTATTTTTCATGTTCGCATCATATATGCATCTAGTCATGAATTGCTCGCTGCTTTCTGACTCTTGAGGCATGGGGTACCTTTTATCCTCGTTAGATAAGTAATTATTTTCAACCTCTGATTCGTCAGGTAATGATTCTGCTTTTCTTGGGTATTCTTTATCATACTCAAGGCTCTGGGCAACTTGAGAAAGCTCTTCCCCGGCAGATATGATTTCTTGTTTCATCCATTCGTCCAACTCAACCCCTTCGTTCAGAAAATCAAAAATCTTTTGTGCATTTTTTGCTGCCTGAAATAGCGTTGATTTATACATACGGCTATCATTGGATTCTGCTTCGTTAGATTCCTTGAAATGTAGTTTCCTGGGTTCTGGATTTTCCATAAGATATATTACACTAAAAAAAATTAATTTGCATCATTACCTGACACCTGATTAGGCTTAGACTGATACATATTGTAAGAATGAACTAACTTCTCTATTTTCTCCCTAGCGTCCTCCATTAACATTCGATAACTTCTAGCAACGCTTTGTTTCTCTCCTATAGATGCCGCAGTAATAACGGAATCTCCTTCTCGAATAGTTTTAAAGTTTAAACTTGCAGCAGATCCATCGATTGTCCTCAAGAGATTTCTCCCTTGCTTGCGATAGTAATTCATCATATACATTTCTCTAAGAATTGCAGACTCCTCATTTTTTAAGTCAGGGACAACTCCGTTTTCTGCAGCAAAATCAGTATTAATCATTAAGTTAAGCTCGCCCAAGTGAGCCTCAAGCCAGTCAGTTATAATCACTATCTCCTTCTCCCTCTCCTCTTCGCCAGAAGAGTAGCGAGTATCTTTTAGTTCTTCCTTCCAGTAGAACTCTTCGTCAAATATAGATTCTGCAATTGAAGATAGCGCAGTCATTTTAGCTATTTAAATAATCAATAATTTCTTTATGGGCTTTGTTTTTAGGGTCAAGTACAATTTGCTTATCTGACTCAACAACACTTTTATTTATTCCAAAACCCTCTGACTTAAAAGCTTTAATTAATTTATTTTTTAAAACAGTTTTATTACCATTTGGAAAAACTCCAGCCCTTACTGCAACTTCTTGAAGATCGGTCAAATTCATTGACGCTACGTTTTCTTCGAATATTCTTAAATCAGTTGTCCCAAACGGGTTTGTTTTCTTAACTTCTAAAATTTCTTCCAACTTTCTAACCTGATCAACAGTTGGTTCATAAAGCTTTCCGTTTGTTTGTTGAAGGTTTTCTAGTGATGTTTTCTTTCTTTTAGGTGTCGAGCTTTTGCTTGCCTTGGCCCTAGAAGAACTACTCTTTTTGTTTTTTCTTGTATTACTCATAAGTCCTTTTTCCTATAAAATGTACACAAATATATATTCTTCGTGAACACAAAAAAAATCCACCTAAAAAGGTGGATTTTTTTAAACTTAAGAAGTATTTACTCTTAAACAATAATACCTGTCAGAACTCTGTCGTCGAGAAGCATGCGGCCTTCTTCAAGAGATCCGTAGTACCCAACCTTTTGAGATCTGGATACGAATTGATCGTCAACAACCAAGTCAAACTCAGAGCCGCTTTCGGCGTCTGTAGCTACTGCGCGAAGCATTGATTCGCGGGACAAATCAACACCAACAATAACTTCTTGAGTTGATGGGTTAAAGCTGATTCCTGCATCCTTAACTTGACCGAAAAGGTTATTCCATTTCTGGTCTTTACCCATTTCGTTAATTTCCATAATGGAAACTCCATAGAATTCAGGGATTCCAGCACTGTTGAATACGCGTTCACGAAGAGCTTCTGTTCCAGCAATGTCTCCACCGCCATCAACAGTCCCACCAGCACCATCACTAACCTTACGGTTACTTACAGTATTGATTGGGTTATAAGCCATTCCGCGAATTTCTTCTACGATTTCAGGCGAGACAATCAAGTCAGTTACTCCACGACCACGACGGTCTGCAGGAGTTCCTCCAGCCCAGGAAGTGTTAAGTCTCTTACAAAGAGTAAAGAGCTTATTCAAGTCTGCGAGCAGAAATCTGCCAGGAGTTACAGCGTCTTGAACGTGGAACTGAGTTGCTCCAGCGTTATCGGTGAAACTAGCATTACCAAGAGCAGTCAAGATCATGGAAGCAGATGTTTTATCTTGCTTCAACAGGATTTCTTGAGCCATACGAGTGAAAGTCTTGCTTACAACGTCCATTCTGGAACGAGCAGCGAATCTCTTGTCAAAAGAGAGCGCACTGTCCAAACGGTAAGTTGTAAACTTCATTTCTTGTTGTACGGGTGCTACGTGATTGGTTGGCAAACCACCAGGGGCGTTTTGCGACCAGATCTGAATGTAGTCTTCGTCTGTAATATCGTGATATAGATCTAACGGGATACTTGCGTTATCTTCAGAGTTAAACTGAAGCGAAGTAAAAAGATTACTAAGAGTAGGAGCTTGAGCAATAACCTCAGCCAAAACGGGACCAATAAAGTCTCCGAGTGCAGCCTGGGCTTCGTATGCAACCTCGCGATTCTTAGAGGCCATAGCTTTTACAAGCTCGACCTGCTCTGCGGTTCTTTCGATTTTAATTTCCATGTCGTTTATCTCCTAATGTTAGAAAGAAATTTTGCAAAGAAACTTCCCACCTGCACCAGATGCGATGATTTTTCCAAGCGATCCTGCTCCGCCAGCGGCGAATTTACCATCATCAGTTGCAGAAAGGTCAAGACCTTCTCCAACTGCTGGAGTTGCTCCGTTCTCGAAAGCAAGACCATTAAGAAGTACAAGACCTCTTGTCAAAATTGGTACTGCTTGTCCAGGAAGAACAGCTTGAAGCTCATCTTTCTTAAGAGGATAACGAAGAAGGTTCTCGTCATTCTCATCGTAAGCGAGAGTTTGCTTTAAAGTAATGCCTAAAGGTGCATCGCCACCATTTGTAGCGGCTTTCACATTCAATCCCACAACTGGGTAAGCATTATATCCTACATGAGGTTGCCCGCTTGCACCAAGAAATTTTCTTAGGGCAGTTGTTGCGCCTCCTGCATCTTTATCGGAAAAACCAGGAATATCCCCGGGCAATTCTGCAGCAGCAGCATCTGCTGTAACAATAACGCCCGCATCCTGATCGCCCGAGAGTGCGTCGCCAGGACCCCAAAGACGTAAGTCTTGGTCGTCAGCAACGGCTAGCGAAAAGAGGTTTACCACCTCGTGTTCACTGTAGTCTCTGTATGGTTCTAATCTAGTAGCCATTTTTTATTTTTCCTTAAAATTTAGTATGTAACTTTCACAGAATCTTTAAATGCTTGAGCAAACCGATCTCTCAATGATTCTTCGGTCTCGGAGGTTGCGCCATTATTATTAGGAATAACCTCTTCTGTTGCTTCGGCTTTTTCTAAAGATTCTTCAATAACTTTTGAGCCTTCTTCAGCAGTCACTTCAGTTGCTTCTGATGTTTCAGAATTTAATCTTTTAGCGACTTCTTCTTGAATCTTAGCTTCCATCTCTTCTGCGAGCTTTTTAATATACTCATTGCTCTTGGATTTGAATACTACAGAAAGCTTTTCCTGATACGAAGCAAACGCCTCTTCAGAATCATCAATCTCAGAAAGTTCGGCAGCGATAATTTTTCTGTCCTCGTCTTCCAAAGTATAAGATTCTTCAATCAAGCTCATTCTTGAATCAAATCTTGCCTGAGATTCTCTTTCAGATTTTTCAACCTCAAGGGACTCAAGTTTTTGCTCGGTTTCTTCAAGCTTGCTTTGAAGTTCCGATAAGGTTTTTGCTAGCTCATCTTTTTGAGTTTGCGCTTCGGCTTGCTCAGCTTTCGCTTTTTCAATCTGCTCAACATACTCCTCGCTCTTTTCACGAATAGCATCGTGAAAGACCTTAGTAATGTTAGCGATAGCTTCATCCGAAAAGTCTTTTGCAGCCGCCTTTTCAGAAAGGAGCTGTTCAATATCTTTTAGTAGTTCTTGCTTTTCCATAGTTTTTGAAAAAAAGTTTTGTTCCTCTTGTATTACAGCGCTGTCATTTAAATGAGAACTTTTTTCTTGATCGTCGGTTTTTTTCGTAACGCTCGAGTTATCAACATTTTCAATTTCATCATCATCTTCTTTCATTACGACACCCTTGACGTCTGCTGCAGGATTATTTGTAAACCCTATGCCAAGTGGAAAAATTTCACCCTCAATAAGTCTATTAATTTCTTCGCCATCTTCAGTCACACCCTTTCCTCCGAAAGATTTTAAATTAGAACTCAAAGATTCAATTTCATCTTTATCCCTAATAACCTTTCGTTGATCAAACGGGCCAGACCCCACGACAACAGCATATTCATTAAAACCAATTTCCCAGCTTGCGGATACAGATTGGTAATTCTCGCTAGCTTCATCAACTGAGTCAATTATTTGTTCTGCAAATTCCGGCTGTACAGTTTTATAAACAATAGCACCTAGGCAAATATTAAAAGGCTCAGAAGACTCGGGGTCAGGATCCATAAACTGATTATCTGACTTATATTCGGAAAACCCTGCAGAAATGATATGACCAACAACGTTATCTTTTTGGTGCTCTATATTACAGGGCTTATGTATAAATAAATCTTTTATCTCTATTGCGGACTTGCTATCTATTCCATCTCCGTTTTTATTAAACTTATTAACCACTGCGGCATTAAAAGCCACGGCAGTAATATCAATATTTCTCTCGAGGTCAACATCATCAGGTATCAAGTCCCTTAAGGATTTTAAGGAAGCTTCCGATACATTTTGATATTCATCTAGAGATGCAGCGGAAACTTCAAAATTAAATTTAGTAGAATATTTATACTTTTTCACATTTTTTGATACACTTTATTTATTTAAAATAGATATTAACCGATAAACATTGGAGTAAATGTAGATTGAATATTGTCTATTTTTAGATCGTTCATATCATTATATATTTTAATCATCCAATTACCAAGTACAAGTGAAGAATAACTATCTTTTCTTGCCTTATCTGGACCAGTCTGTCTTCTCAAATTGTCAGGTAAATCAAAAGTTTGAGTACCCTGGGGAGATGTTTTTATTTGTATTAAAGCACACTGAGACTTGGTTAGCTCAATCATATCATATTGATGTTCTACAAAGTCAATCATTTTAGCTCTGTCACTTTGCTTGTCTTCGGAATCCGCTGTCCTTAAGAATTTAATTTTTGAAATAGGAATCTTTTTTCTAACTTGCTCGTGATACTGATCGTCGGTTGCCCTACATCCAAACCAAATCCTTTTGTGATCAAAGTTAGCTTGAAGCAATTCGTTAGCCACCCGAATCCATGACGAAGAAGGCTTTCTCAGATAACATATTTTATTAGAATCAAGATCGTATTGTTTTTTTAATTCAATCAAGTCGCCATGATACTCTTCTGGCTTATCAAGAGACGAAGATATTACTCCGATTTTCTTATTCTGCTTTTTAAATATAGAACTTTCATTTACGGCGTTAATAAATTGAACTCCGCCGTTATAGTCGCCCACAATAAATATTATATTAAAATTTTTAAGTATATAATCAAAATATTCAATATGTTGTTTTAAATTTGTACCACTTAAAGCATAACCGTGAACCATTGTCCCCATTTTTGTTTCTGGGTTTAATTTAAAAACCGTCATAGCAAAATCATCCGAACTTTCAGACTCTGCCCAACTTGGGTCAAAGGATAATATGTATTTTGCGCCCGCCTCACCCTTAACCTCTACACACGGATTAGAACCTTCGTCAACAGTGCATCCCGCCATACGAGATGTTTTAAAATAACCACTACTATCGTCAGTAAAAACTGCGCCAAACTCTCGCTCAAACTGACTATGGCTCATGGTTGCTTTTGCTTGATCGATTAGGTTCTGATCGTAAAGCTGCTGAGGGGCACAGTCATAACTAAATTGCATGATCGTGCGGTGCGCGTCGTTCTTGTCCTGAGAAGGGTCCTGAATCAAATCCTCAAACTGACAATACAACTTATACATATATTCAAATTTATAACTAGCCGAAGATAGCATTATTAATTTATTGTTTGGCCACCTATATCTATCCTTTTCTTCCATCTTACCCTCTTCAATTAATTTGCTTTCAAGATCATAAAGTTCTTGTCTTTGGGTTGGGTTCTCTACAACAGAAAGGAAGGGTACAATAACCTCATTATAAATTCTCTCTGGCATCAATAAAAACTCATCGATGATAATTCTATGAAACCTGAAACCACGAAGTTTCTCACCATCGCCCAAAGGTAGCGCGCGAATTCTTGAAGATCCGATTTCCATAAGCCATTCGTCATTGCTTTTAGATTTTCTAGTTATACATTGCGACAAAAAAGAAGCCTCAGGTTTAGCGGCGATATCCTCTATCTTTTTAAAGATCATTTTCGCCTGACGAAAAGACTTGGAGAGTATACCAATTTCAACACCCTGGTTTAATATAGCATCCAAGAAAGCATATATACCTGTAGTAAAAGACTTAGACATACCACGACTCCAAACTCCCATAAAATAATCAGTCTCAAACATAGCCTTAATAGCCATGTGCTGAAAAGGAAATAATTTAATGCCAGAGATAAGCTCTGTAGTAAATGTTGTATTTTCTCTCAGAAATTTATACAACAAAATCTTCGCCTCCCTTTCCTCAAGAAAACCCTCTTTTGCAAGAAGCTCTTGATTAATAGAATTATTAATCTCTCTATTTTGTTCTCCCGATGTCCAGCTCATTTTTGTCTATATAATATTGTAAGTCCACTCCCCATATAATCCTACCAAAAAATAATATCTTTGGAATGATAATTTCTAAACCTTTTCTGTTATCCGCAAAAACAAACTGACAGCAGTCTTCAAACTCATGCATAACTTCTCGCATATTGTGGTATATGAATTTTAAATTAGTCTTATGCGGACCGAATTTTTTACTCTTTGCGGCCCGCATGTAAGATTCTAAATCTCTTAAATTAGACTCCACAACAACAAACATATAAGAGTCTGCATTTCTCACCCGTTCCATTTCTCTTTTAAATCGATCTATATTTCCAAGACTTAAAGTTCCTATAAAATCATTAGTGCTTTTTCTATCTACATAAGTCCTATCATAAAAACTTCCCGAGGCAGTATAGTCTCCTATATTTAAAGCCATAATCTCCGAGTTATTAAAGGTCAATGGCATCTGCTCTCTAGTATCTATAAATATTTTCAACATCGAATCATCACAATTATTAAAGTCTAAAGGTAAGGCTTTTTCAAATAAGGGCCTTAAGCCTATAGCCTTAGATGCTTCGCTGTAAGACCCAAAATGTTTCTTATAATGATCAATCGTAGGCATTTTATTTATTATAAGCTCCAAATGACTAGGCGCCCTCGTTAAAGATCTTAAATCAACCCTCTTCTTTAATAAAGATATAATATACTCCTTAACCTCTTCTTCTGGAGCGGTATCACACCACTTTTTTAACTGCCTGTAATCACTAAAGTCTGTATTAAAATAAGTATCTTTATCCTTAAAAGGAATAGGGTCTCCTGTTAACTTATTCTTTCTTGGAAAAAATTTAGTATAATATTCGGCCAGGGTCATATTGTGAGCCTTCAGGTGGCAATGTAAGGCTCTCTCGGATTTAAACTCTTTGTCACAAACTTTACAAGTTATCATAATTCTTCTGGGTATACAGCAGCTATGGACGGTGGAATATTTTTATGCTTTAAAATTCTGCGTTTGATTTTCCAGTAAAAGTTAACAAGCCAAACGGGCAACCCCAACCAACCAACCCCTGAGTTTTTTATATTTATTTTTTCTGAATACATCGTAAAACCCTTAATAAGGCTTTTAACAAATTTACAATTTTCAACCTTAATATTTCTGCAAAATGGCCGATCAAAAAAATCAAAAATAGACCAACCACCAAACGTAAATACTGGACTAATAAGACTTACGCTTGAGCGCCGAAAACTACAATCCTCAAACACAACATTCTTTGCGCCACCCCTAATACAGACTTGACTATTTTTTGACTTACCTTCAAAATCGCAGTTTTTAAACTGAATATCTCCACCCCTACAAATATCAATAATACCCTTAGACCCACCAATAAACTTGCAACCCTCAAAACTTTGAGAATATTCAAAGTTAAACTTAGCAGACCAATAAGTATTAGCTCCATCGAATGTACAATTAGTATATAAAACTCTAAATATTGGGGCGCTAGGATTTCTATAAAAATTCATGGCGCACTCTTTCAGGCCAGGAGATAAAACTAGAGCTCCTTGATTTGAAATATACTTTTGGTTAATTATCTGCCTGTCATAGCTCATATTACATCGGTTTTTTTAATGCCCAAGACTCTAGCCTTCCACTCTGGCATCTTCTCTAATTGCTCGGCCTCTTCAGCTATACTCTGCTTTTGCATTTCAGCCATCTTCACCATAATTAATCTCTCCTCTTCTTCCTGAAACAATTGAACCAAATTTAATATACTGGCGTTTTTTTCAACATTATTTTGTATCCTTTTTGACCTATCACCCTGCAGTTTTGAAATCAAGGATTCCATTCTCTTTTCACACTGATTATACTCTTCGCTTTTAGTCTTCAAAAGCTCTGCGAGCCTAACAGTTAAATCTTGCTGATCTTCGGCCTCATCAAACATTCGATTAAGTTTATTCATTGCGGATTGAATTCTTTTTAATTGAATGTAATCCATGCATACATTAATATATAAATTTATTTCGTCAGTAGAAAGGTCTGGTTTGTCCCATGTTGCCCGAACGAATTCTGCCTCAAACAAATCCCGATCTTCAAGGGACGTGTAAGTCTCAATAACCTGCAAGAACCTAGGGGCGCATAAAAACTTTCTCAAGGACTCTATGCACCTTTTATACTGAACTGTCATTTTCTCCTCAGAAATCTCCGTGCCAACAAAGTCGTTTATTTTCTTCAAAACCTTACTATCAGCCTTGGGTGGGGAGTATTTCACATTTAAACCTGTCTCCTCAGCAAAAACATCGAGACCCTCTTCGGTTATAAAGTTATGAACCGCCCAGAATTCCTTGCTTAAGTTTTTTATTTTATTATCAGAAAAACATAATTTTGCGAGCTCAACACTACTGACTCCAGGAGCAGCGTTGTTTCTTAAGAACTCTTTCTGAGATTCACTAAGCTCTATATCCTCTTTCTTGTCTATATGCCTTGTGGAATAATCCAATTCCTGCTGAGCGAGGTAAGCCCTAACGGCCCTACCCTCCCTAGACCTACCATCTAAATCGTCTCGGTTAAAAACCCGACGAGTAAGCTCAGATAGATCATTAATCTTATCTATATTTTCTCTAAGAAATTCCTTTTGATCCTTGGTTAATTCTAGCTGCGGTTTCATACGCTACAATCTCTCCTTTCTTTAATATATTTACTGCCTTTTCTTTGAAAATCTTTTTTAAATTTTTCAACTGCTTATACCCTGCCTTTCTTCCCTTTTCGCTTGTCTTGTAGCCCATAATTTTGGCCACCTCTACCTCATCCATATGATCTACGTAAAGCATTTTATATACTTTATACTGTTTTTCGGGCAAAACCTTTTTCATTTGCTCGTTTAGCTTTGCGGCGGCGCGATCAATATCTATTTGCTTATCACACATGCATGCAACCTCTCCAGCATGGTTCTCTATCGTGACAGCCATCTTGATATCATATGCTGATTTTTTAGTCTTCTCCCACTTAGAGTATAATGGGCATTCCGAATCCTGTAATCCACTACTAGTAAATCCGCATAAACTGCCATTAGATATTCCAGAATCTATACTAGACCTAGATTGATTAAATGGGCAACTCAGGCATGGTCTAACAAAATTAGAGTAATTATTACGCAAGATGTTCTTCATCTGATTGGTAATAATTTTATTAATCCACGGCCCTAGTGGTCGGGATTGATCCCACTGATGCCACTTTTTACTTATGTGGGCGCAAATTATTTGTTCTACATCTTGAAAATCAAACCAGGCCAAAGAATTAAGAAACCATTTGCCCCGCCTTTTTTTAATTTCTACTGAAATTTCTTCGTATTTTTCTTCAAAAGTAAAATTTTTAACTTGCTCTTCATTGGGTTTCTTCATCGCCTAGCTGTTCTTTGGCGATGGTGTCGATATTAGGAACTATCTGACCCAGCTTAATCTTTTCTTTATACAAGCCATCGTTGGATACAGAGAATTTAAAATCGCCAATATTTGGTACTTCATTTATGTCTTCGCCGTCTTCCGAATCAACCTCTTCAGGTTTGACCCTTGTTCGGCGAACTTTTTTTATAGGCATAGTTTTTGAAACAGAGCCTAAACTTGCCCCGCATCCTCCGCAAAAATTGGGTGGATTTACAGCATATATATTTTTATGACCACAGGATTTACAATATGTAAAAGACATACATAATAATAAGTATTATATTTTAAAAAATCAACTAGATCAGGTAACCGCTTATAATTCTGGCCTGGCGTTTCATAAAAACCTCGGGATCAGGACAATCCGTATTAAACTCAAATTTCTCTATAGGACAGATGTAATCTATTCCAAGTATGCCAATAATTTTTCCATTCAAAGTTTTAATTGGAACGTTATAAAAAGAATGCACACCCTTATTTTGAAGTATTGAAGATAAAGCAGAATCTTTTATAGAGCTTGTGTCTGTAGAATAATATTTACCATCACAAATCAAAGTATGAATATATTCATTATAATTAGATATTCTATGGTTCTGAGAATTTAAACACTCCGCACTAACCCCTGGCCTCACTTTTTCATAAGTACAACTAAACTTCTGCTGACCTTTTCCAGAGAAGAATTTCTCACCATTATGAAACTCAAAAACATAAGCCCTGGCAGCACCAGTTTCACTTAATACAAAGTCTAAAGCCTTATATACATTAACCCCAGAACTCGCAATCTCTTGAATACATTCCTTTTTCCTGTACTCAAATTTATTTTTCACCCAAACAGCAACTACCCCACCAATTGCAGAAACTATGGATGCAATTATTATAGCAATATTTTCCATAAAATGGATTACACGTCTTTTTTATTTCTATAGAACAAAGATGGAGCAAAAGCACAAATCGCCACACCACCCAATATCAGCAATAATCCGTAAGCAGGTTTTTTACTATCAACCTCAGACATAGATTTATAATATTCCAATTTATCTATAGTTCCATTATTATCAATATCTAAATCACTGAAAGATATAGGCGCAATACCAGGATTTGATTCCTTTTTAATTTTAGCAATAGGATTACAAGAATAAAAAAATAAAGTTAATAATAATAATATTCTTTTCATTTTCTTTTACTGGGTATTGCGTAAAAACCAACCACCATAAAACACAGATCCATAAAAGAGGATAACATTAAGCCACCAGTTAGCTTTACAACGTGAAAATCTTTCCCACCAAAAAACCACGAAAAAATTCCCCATCTAGTATTTTCTCCGTAAGGAACAATCATGTCGTAGCTTATATTAGGGTTATGAGCATAATACAACATTAAATAACACAGGGTGAAAGTTATAGACATAAACAAAACCCTTCTAGTAACCTTAACAAAAGGATCACTAGCTTGAGCTTTTTGACTTGCTATAAGCGCATCAAGAGTATCTTTATCCCTTGCGGCCAGAGCCAGCTGATCTTGGCGCTTTTGCTCAAGCCAGGCATTAATTAAATTGGCGCCTATTTTAATCCCGGCGCCGAGGATTGTATTTAAAATAGGTCCCATTACTTTTTAGCGTTTTTACCCATGTCGGCCATACCTTGCCCAAAAATATAAGCAATCATAGGAGCCATCATGGTAACAATTGCGTTATGATCCATATTCCAACCAAGAAAATGATTAGACATAGGAATAAAAACAGCAGCAACAGAAGCCCAGAATTTTTTACTTTTCCAGAATTGTTTTTCCATTTTATTTATCCTTTCGTTTTAACATGTTTTTTATTAGATCTATCAGCTTATTTAATAACCTGATAATAAAGTTAGATTTTTTAGGCACTGGGTCAGGCGGAGGCGGAGGCTTCTTATTTTCAGAATGAGCTTGAATATAAAAAGGGCCATTAGCATTAATCAGTACCTTCTTATATAAGTCATTAGATAAATAAAAATAACCTTTATTTCCAAACCATTTACCCCAGCTATTTTGAAACTCCCAATACAACTTACCCCCAATCGTCTTCCACCCAATCATTGCGATTGCATGTCCGCCAGCTTTCTTGGACGATAAGTAATCTTCATCATTTATAACCCCAGAAGAATCAGTATAATATAAATTCTCATGCACCATAATTGATGTCCACAAAGGTTCTTTTAATAAGGTAGACTTAATTAGGTTTTCATCATTTTTATCAATTACATAAAAAGCATCTATTTTTTTAGATAAAGCATTCTCCTTAGCTCCCTCTTTCATGGGGGCATCTTCTCTTCCTGTATATGGCCAATACTTTTCTTCGCAGCAACCCTCATTCCTGAGCCCCACTGCTGCACCACGAATGGTTGTTCCAGAGTATTCTTCTCCAGGCCAAGGATCAAATTTTTGCCCCGTTTTATATATATGCATAACACTGGGCTCGTCATTCTCAAACTCCTTGCAGAAACCATAAACAACCCGCCCGCTTTGTCCAACGCAGGAACCTATTCGCCCCTGGTTTTTAACGGGTAAAGTTTGATTCCTCAAGGAAAAGTTGGCCAAAGCTATAGTGCCCTTTATATGCATGCTGGGCATAGGCCAATCTCTTTTGTCAATTGGCTGAACTGGAACGGTTAAGGGCTTTCGCCTAAAACTACTAGCGAGTATAGCTTTTGCTATCGAGCTTTTTAATAATGAATTTAAGTATTTCACTTCGTAATATGTCCTCCTTGCCAAACTTGAAAGAATGTATACCTTTAGATACACTTTCTTCATCATTAAAGAGATCAAACATCGGAGCAAAACCGCTTTTCCCGTTGATATCGCTCTGCATAAAGTCCCCACAAATGAACAGTTTACAGTTATCTCCGATTCTGGTAATTAGTGTCGTTAATTCTTTATACGTAAAGTTTTGCGCTTCATCTGCAACAACTATTTTATTTTTCCAGCTCGAACCCCTAAGGTAATTAATTGGCATTGCAGAAATTCTTCCAGTTTCTAACAATTCTCTCCTTGAGGTATCATTTTTTGGAAGCATTTCATATAACTTATCCTCCAAAGGGGCCATATATGGGTTAAATTTTTCATCAATATCTCCAGGTAAAGCACCCAACCCCTTTTCGGCACTTTCTGCTACCGTTCGAACATAGAGTAAATCGAGCTCATTAAATGCACTCAATAATCTAAGAGCAGAGTAAACTGCCATATATGTCTTAGTAGAGCCCGCAGGCCCCGCGACGAACATAATTTTTGTATCTTCTTGAAAAGCTATAGATAAAAATCTTTTTTGCTTTTCAGTAAGCCTTAAAGACGCAATATGAATCGATTGCTCCAATTGCGGAATCTTAAAGGAATCCTCTTTTAACGTGGATTTTTTCCTTGTCATGTACGACTATATAGTACACCTAATTACAATATGTGTATATATTATATATGAAAAACGCAAAAAAAATACTAACTTCCCTAAGTAAAAATTTAAACGGATACGAGTCTACATCTTGGCTAAAGTCCGAAAACTCCCTTCTTGATGGTAAAAGCCCTGCGGAAGTAATGTTAGAAGGAAACCCCGAGAGTGTGGAAAAAATACTTGATAAAGAAATAAAACGCATAAAGTCAAAGAAGAAATAATGGCAAAAATATTATACTTGACAAATTGTTCTGCAGGTATATTCAATCAAGTTAATATATGGCCGACATCTAGATTTTGTAGATCAAAAGGATTCCTTCAAACAAAAAACTGTTCAAGAAACCTTTCTCATTATTTATGCGAACTAGGTCACGAGGTAGACTTTATTCTAAACAGCTATCCAACAATCCAGTCCCACGAACTAAAGTCTTTTGATCGCAGGGCCAAATTATTGCAATCCACTGAACTGCATAATTTATTTCGAACTCTTTGCGCAGGTAGGACCGTTGAAGAACTTAGATTTTTCTCTTACCCAAATTTATTCATGGTTCATGCTTTAGCGGATGTGGTGAATTTTAATCAATATAAAATGGTTATACTGGACAGCAGAACAGAGTCGATATCCCTCCGAAAAAGTCAATGGCACAGTATATTTAAAAGCCACAACGTTTCAAACGAAGATTTCTTTGAGTGTATCTCAAAATGCGCAAACATACATGACATATTAAACTGGATAGACCACCCCAAATCAAACGACACAGAAAGATGTACAGGAGACTTTAAATTAATTTATAACGCAGAAATATTAGATCAACAGATCAGACCCTCCTTAAAGAAAATGTCGAATTTATTCACAATATTAGGAGGAATTAATCAAGAAGAGGTTGAAAAATATAAATATCCCAAGTTCCTAATAGATACAATTGAAGGTAGAGATTCAGAAAAAATAAAGCAAATACTTTTTTCAAAAATGCCGAACTCAAACTTCAGGTATTACATAGATGAATTCATAGAAGAAGAATTACTGGATAGATTAGGTCTATTTTCTGAGAAAAAAACAGACATAAACAAACTAATGAAGAAGTTTCCAGCAACAAGTATTATGTATAGCGGTCGCCCGAAAAACGACGCAAATAACCTTTTTAGCTTAACGGATAACATAATTTGTCTTGATAAAAATTTAAGTGAAAAAAACTTTCAGAAGTATTTTCTAGGAGGAGTAAGGTTTTGGAACGCGGGTTACGAAGCCTTATCCGAGAGGGTTGATTCGCTAGTTTCATAAATCGCGACCAGGTGAGATTCTAATATCTCAACTGGCCTTGGAGTTAAAGCGTAAGGCCAATAGTCTATTATTTTCTCGTAAGTATCAAATTGATCAGCGTCTGGGTATTTTATATTTTCAATGTTTTTTATTGTTCTATCGGATGCGGTTTGTAGAAACAGCTCTTTGTATACATCTATTAATGAAAACCATTTTTTTGCAGCAAACCTTAAAGCTTCCTTCTCGCTTTTCCAGTCGTAATCCATAGCAAAGAAAAACCCATACCTAATCTGAGTCATTGTTCTTATCGTAGGGTCAGCAAAATATATATCCTCTATATGTCTACTAAGCTCAATTGGGTCAGTTATTGAATTTCCTGTGGCCATAAACAAGTCCACTAACGTTGCCTTGCTCTTTGAACTTAACTTAGAAACATCTCCCACACTGGTTATACTTTGCAGGCGCTTGCCTCTAAATTCATCTATAGCCCGCTCAATATCTTTTTTATCTGCAGAGAACCCCTTCTGCCATAGCTGCATTGGATCTAATCCATGAGGATTAAATACATTAGTTGACAAAATCTGCTCTTCGCTATCAAAATTCACGACCCTACCCCTTAAGACATCAAAAGCAGAAAAGAACGAATCCCCGTCCACATCGTCTAAGCGCTCAGGCTCTTTAATAAAATTTTTATTTAAAGTAAAAAGACCTCGAGTAGGAAAAAAGCCTAGCTTAAAATATTGCACTTCCACTACATTAGCATTTAATAAACCTCGCATTATATGATCCATACAATATTATATGAATATGTTTTTATAAATTAAATTAAATTTCTACGCTGTCTTCCGCTGAAAGCTAAGCTTAAGCTTGATGAGGTATATTTATACTTATCAGTTATTGAATTATATGAATCGTAATCATCAAAGTAGCCCGCATTATTAACTTCGTGTGCCAAGCCATAATGCGGAACTGGATTCGCCCCGCCATAATAATTATCGCCAATACGACTAACTATACCCGATCCATTTTGACCGATATTAATTGGAAGCTCTATTCTAGAAAGTCTTGATTCTCCCCTTGAGGAAAACTCGATGGCAGTTCCGATCCCAAAAGCGTAAGACACGGAATGTTTTGAGTTGCCTATCATTCTTTTGGTTTGGTTTGCATTTAAAGCTTCACCGCTACTAGAAAGACTTGCGCCGATTGGGTCCATTAAAAATTCCTCACGATCATATCGCGCCGTCCATAGCGACGTAGCAGAATCATAGAATGACGCATGGACAATTGGATAGTTTGGACCCACGGTTTGGCCCCAGCCGCCTTTATATATTACAAATTCCGCATCTGAGTTTGACGAGTAAATACCTCCCAGTTTACTGAGAGCTCCAGAATAAACAGGAGAAAAGAAGAAGCCAAGGGGAATATGCCATTGTCTTTCAACATCGGTTGGAGTGGACATGGTTGCTTGAAGCCAGCCGTCAGCATTAGTCCATTTATTGATATCAGAAGCGGCCAATTCAAAAACGTCTCCAAATCTAAATTCTGGCTGCTCTGAAGAATCACCTTCATCTCGGGCTTGAGGGTTTTCGCCAATAAGCATTGCATATGGAAAATTATTAATTCTTCCCAAGTCTCCTATGTAATCAATCGTTTCCTCTTTTAGATGTTCCTGAACAAAGGGTCTTCTGAAAAATGAATCCAAGAAATGGGCGCTCCACATCATTTCTTTATCACTCTCAGTAAATTTAGACGAGTCATAAACTCTTACCGAGTTTAACGAGCTATTGTGATACGCTCCAGTTCCAGCAGCTGCATCAGAAAAGATTTGCGCAGCGTTAAGATCACTAATATTTTCCCAATTATCTGAGGTTGACTTAGGCACATAAGCATCGTAATCATCCGCCCAGTTCCAATTATCGTAGCCTGGCCTACGCTTTGTATAATCAGAGTTAGAATATTTTCGGTGATCTTTAGAGATTCTCCATATTCCATCGCTAAAAAAGCATGTGTGTCCTAGATAAAATCCTGGCATTAAATTTGGATGAAAGGGTCTATCTTTTGACATTTCGGGTCTAGGATCATCCGGAAGATTAAGACTTGCTTTATTGCTTGCGTATTCTGCGCTATCTAACATTTCTGTTATAACTTCGTCAACTGTCATTTGACTGTTGATTTTTGCATTCCTTCCGGCCTCGTCGGAAGCTCTACCTAGCATTATTTCGTAAAGTGCCTCAACAGACTCTTCATCGACGACCGCATCAAGATCATATACGCCATGCTCGCTATCACCAAAAACATCTGGAATAAACTTCTTAGCAATATACCCCTGGCTTGATCCTACTGCTGGAAAATTTTGAGCATCAACTGCAAAAGGATCCCAATTTAATAAATATGGATGCGGGCGAACTATATCTACTTCGTAATCGGTGCCGTTCTCAAACCACCCAAACGAGTCGTAATCTTCTCCAAACATGTCAAGGATTGGGCCGCTGTATCCAGAATCCGCCATTTTCTTAAATATATCCCGATGGGCGTCAGGACTCCTTAAATAAGTTTTCGGAATTGCAGAATTTTCAGTGTCTCCATTTTTAACAATAATTTCGTAACCACCTTGGTCGCAAGAAGCATTAAACTCTAAAGACTCTACGTAAAGAGGCCTAACCGAACGAATAAACACATCTCCAATAAAAACCGTCTGATCTCCAGAACTACCTTGTATTCCATTTGACGCCCAAATGCCAGAATACTCAGTCCAGTTTTTCCTTGATGAAGAAAACCATCCTTCAGAAACATCAAACATATGCCCTTGAGTGGGAGCTTGCCAAGTATAATCATAACTTGAAAGATCACCCCTGCCCACGCCGTTATACAATCCATCAACAAATGCATTCTCGATTCTTATTTCCACTACTCCAGATCCTAGAGTGGGAGTAAATTCTACATAATATAATCTAAATCCATCTTCCCCCACCTTGCTATGTAAATTTGCCTCGCTATCATTAGTTATAGTCGTTGAGCCCTCGGCAGTATTTCCAGAAAAAGGTTTATTGTTCACAAAGTTTGTTTGAACCCCTCTTCCGCCAAAATGATTTTTTGCATTATAATCTATAGATCTAGAAGCATTGCAAGTAAATTCTCCATAAGCAATCAATTCATTATTTAAATCGCCTGATTCGGATTGAGATTGGTCAGGTTCGCAAATATAAACCCTAGCCCCTGAGGGTCCATAATCAGGCCTGTATGCTGCGGATAGGTATAATCTATATGTAACCCCAGGAGAAAGACCGTAAACAAACTTGGTGATCCTTGAGGCCTGCCCAGTTTGCAATCCGATATATGATTTTCTATCATAACCAAACCAATTCTCCGAAGTATCTCCTGAAGAGTCAGTTTTCCAGATATCTGACAAGCTTAATCCTCCCCAGACAGCAGATCCATTTTTATGAAGGTGAACATAACGCTTTTCTGTATCCTGCGCGCAGTTTGCCAAATTCCCTATAAAACTCAAATGAGGGCAAGTTACACGCCACCCCATGAGTCTTGTTGTAGAAAACCAGTCTTGATCTGACGAAACAAGACCGTCGTCATCTCCCACCCAATCAGGAAGTCTCATGGAAGATTCATCATTATCATCTTTATCTGACCTACCAACAATTTCCCAGTTATCTTCTCCCTTGTGGTCTTTAGGGTGCCAAATTACAAAATCGTCATAAGCCCTTTCATCTGGCGACGTTGGGGAAGATGGGTCGACATCTTCATGCCTTAGCCATTTTGCATCATCTGACCAAATTAAATCGCCCATAGCATTCGGACACAAATCGATCGCTCCATTTGACATTGCAGTGGTGCAATATTGACTCCAGTCTTCGGTGCCTGAATTCTCTGCCCATACGTTGGGTTCATTATTACCATGCCTTGCGGAATCATAAGCTATCCTAGCGTCGTGTGCATCATAGCTTGTCCTATTTCCGGTTTCAAAAATATTTTTTGTCCGTGATACATTTGCACTATGATGATAATTAATTCGAAGAGAGCTTAATACAGTATAAGAAGAATAAAGCAAAGCACTATTTGCAGCAGAATACCTTCGGACTTGAAAGTCTTCAAGCGAAGCAAATCCAGGATTCCAATCCTTGTCAACTATATTAAACTGACCACCCATTCTATTTTTAATCAAGCTATCACTCTGATCTTCATACTTAAATAAACTTTTAAGCTTGCTATAAATTGGTATATTTGCAACACTCATCTGCCCAGGTAGCTCGATATCCTTGGTTTCAATGATTCCATTATCTTTCAAAACATTGTCCTGTATTCGAACGGTAAGAGGAATTCCGCTAATGCTCTTGCTAAACCTAATTCTCTTTAACGGATCAGTGGTAACGATGTCTCCACTTGCATAATTACTTTTATATTCATTACTATCAAGAAACAAGTCGATTGTTTCTGAGGTGGTATAATTATATGTTTCCCAAGTGTCTGTACCTTCGTTAGTCCCTCGGTTTCGATCTAAAATTGTTACATACAATCCATCAATAAGATCCGCCTCGCCATTAATACTAGAATCTAAATTGTAATCAGTAAAATTCCACCTAAAATTTGTAAAGCCACCATCAGGAGGATTTTCCAAACCATCTTCGTCAGAAAGATTGTATTCGCCCCTATCAGTTGTGATCTTTATGTTAGCAAATTCAGAGCAACTAATAAGCCCTTCAATTTCGAATTCTCCAGATGCAACCAATGGTGAATCATTCCAAAGTTTAAAAGTTTCACTAAAATCAATTCCAGTAATCGTTGCGTGAGGTCTATTTATTCTAACATACGGAATTTGCACTACCGCCGAAGACTTGGGTGAACTTAAAAATGTTCCGTCTTGAATTGTAAAATTCTGAATTCCCTCTTCCTCCTCTGGAAACATATCTTCCTTTAACGTAACTAGGCCCTGACCCGCGGAAAAAAAGAAAAACGGATTAAAATAGAGCGCTAATTGGGTAGAAGACCCCGCTGCTTCACCTGTAATTGAAGAGCTCGACACGAAATGCGTTCGATCAGTGACATCATCAACCGCAAAGGCGGGAATGTTTGCAATGAGTCCAGAGTATTCGTGGTCATATTTATTATAAATATATTGCTTCATAATATCCACAACTTCTATGTCTGGAGGTGTACCGATTGTCTTGTTTGCTATAAAACCATCTCCGGTCGTACTCAAAGTTAAAAAGATATCACCAACAGGAATTTTTGCAACAGGAAAAATCTGAACAGGATCAAAATTAGAGGGGTAAATTAAATTATGTCCCGCTGCACCCGTTCTGGCCTTGCCGAACCCAAAAGGTATTCCATCATCTACAGTAATAGTTACTTGCGTTGAGCCAGCACCAGGCCCAGTGAAATCTACATTCGGAGCTCCACTGGATGATTCGAAAAATTGATCCCCTGAGACGCCGTCATTAATAACGACTCTTCCACCAAAGGTGCTACTATTCGGAAAAGCCACGCCAAAAGAATAAAGATGATCATCGTTTGTATAATAATATAACTTTCCATTGATATTATTCTCCATTGCACTAAAAGACGGAGGCTGAACAACTTTGGCGGTTAAACTCAATTCTTTGAAATTAGCCCCATGTGGACAGGTTATTCCGTCATCAATAGTAAATTTAATAATACTATTATTAGAAGGATTTCCTAATTTCGCTTTATTTAAAGTAAATCTTCCTATATATCCATTTATTTCACTAAATTCAGAACTAGACTGATTATAGGTGTTTTGTAAATTATTATTTAAATAAATTTTAAATTCAGGCAAGAATACGTATTCTTCATAAAAATCATTTTTTGCATCTCCTCCTCCTGGAGAATTACTATCAAACAATGTATCGTAATAGTTTTTATTAATCACATCTGAAGGATCATCATTATTAACATATTTTTTATACAAAAGAGATGGAATTGATACATCAAGTTTAAAATCATAATTTGAATTTGAATAAAAATAAATTTTATCCGAGCCAGGAGGTTTTCCGTGCATCAACCCATCCTCAAATGCTGGCTGAGATATCGCCATAAACTCTGCAGTAGCCATGGTTGTCTGGGTTAATCCTGAACCACCTATATAAGTGCCACTTGCATTAAAACCTGCGCCGACTTGCGATCCGATAAATTGCCCAGCACCCTTCAATATTTCAGTTATATACGCCAAGCCTATATCATCATAAGGCAAGAACTCTTGCTCAAATCCATGATAATGAGTTTCCGTATCAGACAACTTTATCGTTTTATCTTTATGAGAATCCGCTTCCCCTGCCCCACAAACATCAATAAGTCCAGTTACCGCTTCTGAAACTGTATTCAGCTTGGAAACAACCTTTATGATTTCATCGTCTTCGCCATGTGTCCTCATAGAATCTGGCCAGGACTCTCCAAATGAATCCTTGTAATTTCCACTAGAATCTCTTCTTGCGAACCAATTATCAAATTCAAAATTTATACCACTTCCAGTATAAAAATTTTTAAATCTAGTTCTATTTAGAGTAGTTCCATCGTTTCCATCTCTTATTCCAAGTACCAGTACGCACTTCTGCGTACATAAATCTGCAATTTCACGAGTTGCGCATTTTTCAGGTAATTTAACCGACAAAGCTGAAGTAAAATTGGCCATATCAATCCCAGAAATACTATGAATATTGAACTCAGTAGTTAAGCATTCTGGACCATATCCTATTACCCCGCTTTTATCTCCAGCCACTAGTGATCGAAATCTTTCAGATATTTCCACATTGTTTATAACACTACCTGAAGAATCCATAATTTTTACATTTTCACTGCCAGAACCTTCGTGAACATATGTAATTTTGCCGTATTGCCCACCTACTATGCTTTCACCAGGACCAGCCAAACAAGAGGCGTAGCCATAAAGGTTTGAGCCATCGGTGGACGAAGGCTTCACGATCAATCCTGCCGTGTTAGTAACTGAAGCTTTGATTCCAATAGGTACGGTATAACCCTTGTGAAATACGGGGTAATTTGGGTCAAAATTTCTAAAAGCTTCATACGAAGAAAATGTTGTACCGTCGTCTTTAGAAACGCCAAGTGTTACATTTGGAATCGTTTGAAATTGATTAAATTCATCTCCTTGAGAAAAAGTAACCGTCTCGTATGCTTTGGCTTTATTTTGCTCTCCATAAGCCAACTCACCATACGCGTCTAGCCAGGTTGTCCATTTGGCTCCGGCATTTACAGTTCTTTGAAGAAATAAGCTTATCAATTGATTCTCGGGATATAAGTTCGCCCAATCAACTCTAGATAAGTAAGTGGAAGCTTTATCCCCAACTGTACCAGGCCAAGTTCCTCCCTGGTTTGTATATAATATAGATTCCGCAGGAAGTCTACCTACGATTTTGGCGTCTTCAGATATAGTTGTGGTAAAGATTAAATTATTAACGTTTTGAAAGTCGGTGTTTACGTTATTGTTGTAAATCATTCTTTGCTGAGGAACGTATGCGACTGTGGTCTTCGTCGCCCTGTCCTTCTGTTGGTAAGTGTCTGGAGAACCCATTGAGATGCCGTAACTTTTAACATCCAAATCTGTTCCGTAGTAAGATTTAGATAACTTCTTAGAGCCAATAGCGCTAGTCACTGCCTCCTTACCAGTACCCTCTCTCGCTGTTGCACATTCCCAGTATTTTGTTTCTATTGGTAAAACCATGGTCGCAAGCTCTGAAGTGGATTTTCCTAAAGCAGCTCCAGGATCTCCATTATCATCAAACAAAGGAATGTTTGTATTTGCAACTATATTTTTTCTTGCTTTTGCAAACATCCAAAGCTTGCCAAACTGACTACTTCGTGAGTTAATGTTTCCTGTAGACTTATCTACGTAATGGTAATTTGTATGATGCACGGCAACGACATCTCCATTATTGTAATTCTTACTTGCATCCCAAACCTCAAGAGAGGAAATTATATCACTTACAGGTGATATAACAAATTGAATATGAGTTAGATCTACTGCGCCATCCGAAAAACTGCGAGCAGTATCTAATTCATTTGTAAGGTATGCATCTAGTAAATGCGATACATTTGATGCACCGATTATTGAATTCATTACGCTTTTCCATACGGATGATACATTACTAGGTCCCCATTGATCTTGATTAGTTGAATTATATGGGCATAAAAGATGCACCAAGTCTCCATTCCGATCCGTTTTAGATATATATGTTCCGCCTGATTCTTGTGAATCTCTTTTGATCCATGGAAAATTAATAGAATTCGCATCAGATCTGGCCAAAACGTCTTCTATTGTATCGCTAGAAACAAGCCTAAACCTTTCTGAATTAGAAGTTAAAAAGCCTATGGAACGCGTTCTGGATCCAGTCAGCAGGTCGTCTCCTGCGGAAAACTCACTGATTTCATTTAATACTGGTAACGACCAATCAAAAGCATTATTCGATAAATCAGGAGGCATTCCAATATATTCCCAAGAAGTTTCATCCTTAAAGCCAGGAATGGTTCCTATATTAGGATTTTCCTTGTCAGGAATATCTTCTTTTAATCTAAATACGTGGTCTTGAGTATCTTTTGTATCTGCTTGAGACCAACTGGCCGTACCCTCTCCAAGCAACTGGCCGCTGATATCTTTGATTGGCCTTTGTATACTAATCGTCGCCACAGAATCTACAAAATAAGTTCTAAAATTACTCATAGAGAACCTCGGCACAAAATCAGAAAAACCAAACAAGAATAAATTAATCAATGAAGAATCCGCGCTTTCTTTAACAATAAATGAAAAATCTAGTTTTCTACCCACGACAGAATAGGTCGGGCTTCGATCTATTGCTCTCTCTAAGTAAAACTCGGACTCAATCATTTTTTGCCACTGTTTAGTGAGTGTCAAACTTGGGGAGAAAGAGTCTGCAGTATATATACTAGACGAGGAGCCTGGAACCAGAGTTGCGACATCAGTCAAGTTTTGACTGCCCTTAATAAAAGTAGAATTTACGAAGTAGAATTTAGAGTCATGCTCAATAACACTACCACCATTAATCTTTATACCGCTTTGAATATCCCCCCACTTTATAGAATCAGTAATAGACGGAGTGTTTAAAAAATTTATATATTGAGGGGTCGATTCACTTAATTCTTTTCCTAATTTAAATTCCCCAGGAACGAGACCTTTCGCAAGCACCTCTGCTTCTTCGCGATCCAAACTTTGGGTCTGTGATACACTGGTTAATACTCCCACCCTACGCTCTGTTTCTAAACCTGGATCCTTGATCACAGCCTTGATACTGTTGTTTTCTATTTCTAGTTGGTAACCTGGTGCAGCTTCATTCTCCGCAGCGGCAATAGGAGGGTTTTCTGTATAAAACTCATGATAATCACTAAGTCCATCCTGATCAGCGAAACTGCCATCCCCAGAAAACACCAAATCCCTAAAACCCGTTTGCATCATACCTATCAAAGCATTAAATTGAGCATTACTCAAATCGACAGACCACATCGTTAAAGCTTTTAGGGGATCATTAGCGTCTCTTACATTTTCTTGGCCAATTAATAGATAATTAAAATAATTTCTTGTTGCAATTAACTTAAGATTTTGTCCAGAACTTGTGCTTCCGCTAATAATATCATTTGCTGCGCTTACGTATGCATTGTAAAGGGTTGAGCTTGCACTAGCATGCGGGCTTTCTGGTGTTCCTCGCGGGTAACCTGAAAAGGTTTGACCAAAGGAATCATTAAAATTCCTAGATCTTCTGCGGCTAATTTCTTCATACTTAAAATCAACCTTTATTGTTTGCGCTGAATTCAAATCTTGGATCATAAACTGATATTCTCCAGTAACATGAATTGTATTATTATGCTTGCTTTCATATAGATATGGATAAAGATTACCAAAATTAAATCTAATTATATCATTTTCGTTTTTAGTATCACTACTGCTATCATACATATCTTGCGCAACATCACTACTATTTTTTCCTATAACAACTCCATTGTCTGGGCTTTGACCACGTTGAAGAACATAGTCCAAAGATGGTGCATCAGCAGCAACCTTACTCACGATTTTAGAAAAAGATTGCCTAGTAAAAGCTTTTTTTCTACCAACCCCTTTTCCCAGGTTTGCGTAAACCGCTTCAGCGCTTGCCCCTAGAGCAGTACCAATACCTAATCCCACCGCTCCACCCAAAGCCCCTAAAGCAAGCCCGCCACCAAAACCCCACGCAGCGCATTGCATACCTGCAGTAAGAAATAAAGCGGGATTAAGGATTCCAACAACCGCAAAAGCCACTCCCAGTAAAACTCCAAAAAATGAACCTCTTCTCCTTTTTGCCTGAGCCCAAACAAAACCAGTATGCTCAACAAATGTAACTGCAAAATTTATAGATCCTGCATGATCCTTCCTGAAGTTATTGGCATACAACCATAAGTCTGCTTGAGCTGCATCGGACCTCTGAGGTGGAAATCTAAAAGATACGGTTCTTCTTCTTCCCCATGAATTTCTTTTTCGATAATATTTTACGTCAAATTTTTTGGCAGGTGAAATGGTTAAACTCGCATACAATCTGCAACCTCCAGACATTTCAGACATTCTAATTCTCCTAGAAGAACCCAGTAAGCTTCGCGAAAAATCAGCTTCTCCAAGGTTTAGATTTTCAGAAGCACTTTTTGTTACATTAATTGTGGGGACAAATATTTCAGAATCTCTATATAAATCATTCAACTGAAGAAGCGATGAATTTGGTTGATTCGCCAAGACTCCATAACTTCTCCAATAGGTGTTTTCAAAAACCTCGGGAACAGAGCGAGAACCACCACTTCCCAAAGGCGGACACTTTTCTCCAGCAAAAACGCCAGATGTATGCTCTTTTTTACAAACCCAGACAACATCTTTAAAGTTTTTCTCCGCCTCTGCCGCATTATATTCGGTTGCGTTGGGAGACAGCCTTACAACCTTGCCAACTTTGTATAATATATTTGCTTCCCAGAAATCAATGCTCGCACTAGTTGACATGGGTAGGGAAAAATTATAAACAGAACTTATAAAACTATTTAACGAAGTTGCAGCTTCACCAAATCTAGGATCGTAAGCAGGCATTTTACCAAATTTTATTTTATCTAAATATAATTGCTCAGAATCTGCTAGAATTTGCTCGCCCACAATAACGTCACTTCCTACAACATTACCCTTGGCAATATCGCTTATTTTTGCATCAAAATCGTCTGCGTTTCGAGCGGCATGAAATAATGCCTCAGGATTCATAATTCCAGGGTAACCTGCAGAGAGCATCGTTATTTCTTCATCTGAACCGCTGTCGTTTTCAAAAAAACTACTATCCTTATCAAAACTATTATCAACCGTATCCCTAATGGCAACCTTTTGAGGGCTTCTGAGAACATTTCCTCCGATAGTAATTTTATCGGTCGGAAGAATTGCAACCTCAACAGGGCTTGCAGATTCATCTTCTCCTAAAGATCCAGGTGACCTAAGAACACTTTTACATACAACAAAATTTACTAAATGCTTGCTAGCTGCAAGAGTTGAAGCTAGAAGAGCAAAAGTATCACACATGTTCAATATGGTCTCATCGTGAAAAACTGCGATTTCTGTAGCGCTATTTGGTTCGCAAGGAATTTGTCTAAAAAGATCTTCACCCCAGGAACCATAGACAACCTTTAAAGTTTCTTGGTTATTTACTTTAACTGTATATCTTTTTTTATTACTGTCCCACTGATTACTTTGTATATCATAATTTCCAGGAAAAGCGATTTCAAGGTTTCCTCCAACAATAGGATCTGTTTCCCTCATTAGCTCGTAAAAACAATACCACCCGTTTTTTCGCCGCTTGTTTACATCAAAAAAATCTGCATCCTTTGTTAATGAAGAGTCGTTTGTCGCCGCATTATCCTGACCTCCAAATAATTTAACCCATAATGTATGAGATCCATATTCAAAGTACTGCTTAGCCCCTTCAGACTTGATTGAACCGGCGCCCCTAGACATGCTTCCTCCTGTAAGATCTCCTCCTTCTTGAAGGCTTTGTACCTGGATATCTTGATCCCAAGCAAGCTCGTCTCTTTTATAAGACAGGTTTCCTCTGCCATCGTCGTATGCCTGTCCAGGAGAAAAAGATCCTTGGTTTATAACTTGCCCAGCCACATTATAATCTCTCTCATACACGCCAGGCATATATACAATATGCCCAGGCTGATACCTGAAGCCAGTGGTCCACCATGCAATCCAAGACGGCAGAGTGCCCGCTAAAGAACCTCTAGGTCCACCATATATATCAACCCCTTTTTCGGAAATTGCGGGAGCATAACCGCCGGGTAAGCCGTGAATTTGATAACCACTACCTCCCATGCTACACTTCCCTTATGTACTCGTCTACAAAATCCAACTCCTTTGATTTCTTGAACCCCATAAGCTTAGTTCTTCGAGCAGCAATGAAATTATTTTTCTCTATATGACACAGTATATATTTGTATTTTTTATTCACTTCATCAAGAACTTTATTGGATAAATCTAACAATCTTTTCGCAACATGTATTTTATTATAATTTTTCTTGTAATTATTACAACTCAACAACCATATGAGTGCTGTATCAGCTTTTTCTAGAGGAATCACCCCGAAAGCGGAACAAAAATTTCCATCAGGATCAATTATACTGTAACCAACCTCAGAATGCATCACTGTTTTAGCGATCATATCAAGGTGAGAAATGTACTTATTCGACTGAGCAAAAAATTTATCTTCATCGATCAAATCAGTCATTAACATATTGATATCTGAATGAGACAAAGCCCTGATATAGCCCTGCTTTTTATCTGTAGCTAAATTATCTAAATCGTACATTCCTTAAACCTTTAATAAAATTACACTTATATAATATTTTTTACTTGCAAAAAACGCAACAACGTGTAGAATATATAACCTTAAACATTAATAAATGGAAACTAACAAATTTAAAATAATTTATATCAATCATTCAGACATTGAATCCCGTGAAGAAGGGATATCAGAGATAAGAAACACGCTACTTGTCGATCCAGTTTTTAAATCAAAATTTGAGATTTTCGAGCAGTTCTGTACTTTTTCAGACTATGACCACTCAGGCTCCTTCTCGATAAAGTTAAATCCAGTAACACAAGAGGATAATATAAGCTTCTCAGCGAAACCTGCGGAATATGGTAGATTTTTGACTCATTTTTTTCTATGGAATCAGCTTTACAAATCAGAAGAGGAGTTTTACATTATCGCAGAAAACTATCATTCGGTCACAGATCTATTTGGTTTATTAAATTCTCCACTCAAAATAGATTCGGACTACATAGATCTTGCCAGCATATACCATGAAGGAAGCGTCTGTTATATTATAAATAAATCTGGGGCGCAAAAACTTATTAATAACATGCCAGAATCTAATACAATCCCCTGTACATTACCGAAGTATATAGAGAATTGCAAAGATAAAAGAGTTAACCATCCCATTGCCCATAAAAGATTTCAAGCAGTAAAAAAGACTGAGAACTTTTTCTTTAAATCAAGCGAAAAGCTCGACAGAGAAGAGGAGGCGGCGATCCTAAAATCTCCAGAATACAAATTCTGGGAGAAGCCTGGAGATCGGCTTAAAAAAACATTCTCAAACAAATTATTATTATTAATATTAACAACCGAAGCAGAAATAAAAGATGGAAGGCTATATAAGTTGTTTTCTAGATATTTTTCATCAACCGCCTCAGACAATCATGCAGTAGATATTATAGTTTATACAAATAAAGAAATAATAGATGAAAAAAGCAAATACTTTCAATATCATAAAAATATTAATTCTATATGTTTCTTCTCTGCGGAAATAGATCCAAAAGAGGATATCTATATATTACCTGGGTCGGATCAGAGAAAATTTAAAGAAGAAAATAATTATGTTCCTATTTTAGGCTTTTCTTCTGGACCTAATAAATTATTCTTTGAAGCAATGTTCAACATTCTCGAAGGAAAGCATGGGGATTATAAAAATATACTTATGCTAGAAACCGACACCAGGAATATTAAAGAAAAATGGTTAGATCCTTTTATTGAATATTGCGATAATGATTTTACCATTGCAGGCTCTAGACCAAAAGGCTGTCTTTCTCCGCTAGGCTCTATACAGCCGTGGTCTGGACATTTAAACGGTGTTGCGGTATATAAAACCGGAACCAAGCTGAAATATCTTCTTGATGGGGCGATTAGATTAATTTCTGAATCCGTCAGATCTGGGAACCAAGAGTTTTTAAGCTTTGATGTGGCAATTCACTCCTTTGCTCAAAGCGCTGTAGGATTCCCTATATTTTATCCAGACGAAGAACCCAATCAACTCAAGGATATAAAATTGATTTCAAACCTATCTCAAGCAAAAGATGCGAAACTCCCGCTTTATTTCCTAGAATCTAATTATCCGGAAACCATTATTGTTCATCAAAAAATTGGATAAATCATTTAGCATTTGAAACTATATGCCAAGACTTCCGAGGCGATTCCAAATAATATTATTAATTATGATTAAATCTATAAAATTTATCTTCGGCTCTCGCCGAAATCGCCTGATTGGCATTAAAAACAAAATATAAAAGATATTATGTATCTTTTCTGAATCAAACAATATAATACTATATGCAAACAAAAGATATTTTATTCAACAATATTCCATTTAAAATTAGAGAGCATTTTCAACAAGAAGATAAGAATGTTTTGGGAGAAGTGTTTAGTGAGGAGAATTACCCCATCAATCAGTTTATCAACTGTGCGCCGAAAGTTGTAGTTGATATTGGAGGACACATAGGTAGCTTTTCCAAGCGTTGTCATTCCCTATTTCCCGATTGCAGAACGTATACTGTCGAGCCTGACGTAGACAATTATCAAATGTGCAAATTAAATTTAGAAAATAATAACAATACTCTTATTAGAGGTGTTCTTAATTATTATCCTGATAAAGTATATTTCTATAGAAGTGTTAAAGAAGCTACTGGTGGAGGTTTTCTTACTAATGAATTAATACCTACTAAAGAAAGTGTTGAACAAGCAGAAGAACAAGTATATAAATTACATGAAGATTTTGATGTTAAGCATTATACTTTAAGATCATTAATGGAAGAATATAATATAGAGAGTATAGATTTATTGAAGTTAGACTGTGAGGGCGGAGAAAACGGTTTCCTTAGAGATGACTGCCAAGACCTAGATATACTCAAGAAAACAAAGGCTATCATGGGAGAATGGCACGGATTCGAGGATTACAGCCCAGATGCGCCAACACAATCCACATTATTCAATAAATTAAATGAAATATTAAAAGATAGCCACGAAAGTTGGTTCTATGATCCTGTAGAAAGAGATGGTCTAGGTATATTTGGTTTTGTACAAAAGTAATGTGTATTATTATCCATGGATACAGATTATACTCTTATACTTAATTATTATAATAAAACAGAAGAGCTTTTAAATAGGCAATTAGATCGGGTTTTTAGTCAGAGTTTGCCGCCGAAGTATATAATCGGCTGTTTTCTTGGGCTTCCAGATGAAAAATCTAACTTTATGAAAGTATGGTTAGATAGAACAAAAAATATGAATAATGTTTATACAGCTTATTCTGATTTAAATTTTAAGCACATTGGAAGATATCAAGTCGCTTTATCTGCTCCAACTGAAAAAATAATAACATTGGATGACGATAGATTCCCTATGCCAGACTATTGTAGGGCAATGGTGAGCATTTTACATCACGAAAACTGTTTGGTGCAAAATTATGGCTGGATTTTAGACAGAAGTGAAACCTATAAGTATAATATAAACCGACAACCTGATTTTGACGAAGAAACATCTTTAGTCTTTAAGGGGATTACAGATATGTTTGGAACCTATTATAGCTTAAAAAACCATAGGAATCCAGATAAACCAATGCTCAAGAAGGTAGACTACCTTTGCGGAGGTATGGCTTTTAATAGATCTTCATTAAAATATCTGTTTGCCGAAGATATAACGGATGATATAAGATTAATTGGAGATGATATAGCTTTTTGTTTAAGGGCAAGTAAAAATGGCATACCAGTATACGCTTATAGACCTCAAGATAGTATCGAGGGCGACCGCCGAAGTCTCGAACATGATTCTGCTGGCATCAACCCAACCGCAACTAGTCAAAAATTCCGGGAAATTCGGACACAAATGCTCCACAAGGAGCTCGGCTACCCATGGGGAGAGGATTTTTCCAAAAAATACTCAGAAATAAAAGATATATTATAATTAATTAATTTTAATCTTCTTAGTTTTGCATTTTTCTGATTTAGGAATATTAAGTTCTAGTATTCCATTCTCTACTTTTGCAGTTATTTTTGATGCATTAATATCTCTTCCAAGCGAAAGTTCTTTATTAATTGAACATGTCATATGGTCATTTATAGCTTTTTCGCCGCAAATCTTTAAAATATTATTATCTAAAGTAATATTTATATCTTCTTTGCTTAGTCCTGGGACTTGAGCATGAATAATGTATTCATTTTCTTGCTCATTTAAGGTTGTCCTGTATTTATAGGAGTCCAAACTAGAATCGATGACGTTACAAACTTTGTCGTCCATGGCATTAAGCAGGTTCGCCTGCTCAAACAATTGATTAATAAGTGAATATTTCATATGCGTATATAGTTGCAATCTTCATGCCAACTTTTAGAGCCTTAAAATTAAGCAAAAAGGGTCGCCAAAGTGACAAAATGCCCTTTAGCGACCCCCGTGCGTGTCACAATGTGACATTAAGGCACTACGACTTATCTTGCCCTGGTCTCCAATTAAGGCTCCAGTTATAACTCTGGGTTGTAACTTCTTTAATCTTATCCTCAGGGACATATGTAGACACGCTCCTCATGTTAGTCTGAAGTGTGTCTATGATAACTAGCAAATCAGCAATTTCCCGATCCTTTTGTTGGAGCTGGAATTGCATACTCTTCAACCAATACATTTCTTGTTCATCAGCCATACCTAGAAATACACCCCGTGGATTTTTTTTGGTCGGCCCATTTGTTAATTAAAACGGAAACGATTCAGATATTGAAAAACACCACCCCCCGCCAAAATCTGAAAGCTTAGATTCCTTTTCATTTCACAAAAGGGTGGGGGTTTGGGCACCGGGGGGGTATAATTAGCCTTAATAATAAGCTCATTAGCTCAGCTTTAATGTGCAAAATAAGCGTTTTTTTTCTCGCTTTTTTCCGTTTTTTTTGCTATGTTATAGGTATGATAAAAAATGATAAACAAGTAAATGGTTTCATCGCCAAGGTCAACATCATTGACCGCAAGAGCGGCGAGATCGTACAGCGTAATGTCATGATGAAATGCGAACACCACGCATCCGTCGAAGATCTCAACAAAGATCTTGCAAAGTTTGGCTTGCCTCGCAAGTTTGAGCTTGTGGAGTGGGTTGCATAATAAAGCTTGACTCCACACCTTAAATCCTTAGAATATAATCATGAAAGTAAAAGTACGAATTCCAATGGTCTTCACCAAGGCAAGACCTCACAAGCTTAAAAACAAAGTGCTTCCACGCAAAGCGAAGCACAAAAAAAAGTGCTTTTGCTGAAACTTTTTTCTTGCAATTCTTCAAAAAATCCTTAATATACATAACTATGAATAACGAAAATAATATCGAAGCAATCCGTAAAGCCGTTGAACTCGCTGAAGCGAACAACAACAAAGTCACAGGTCAATTCGCTGACTTGCTCGCTGACATACAGGAGCAAATCGCAAACGAAGAGTTTACCCTTGAACATGGAGTGCAACACGCATCCGAGCGTGACATCGAAGACGAATTCGTTTCTCTTGATGCAGTCGAAGCACAAGAAGACGACGACTTCGACAACGACGAGAACCTCGTTGACATGGACTGCGTGAGCGGTGCAATGCGTGAAATTTTTGAATCCTAAACCCTCAACAGAAAGGTTAACATGTACATCCTTAAGTCTATCCTCAACCAAGCGGGCGCCGTTTGGCAAGTCGAATCCATAGCGTTGCGGAGGCGTGACGCTGAGCGTCTCCTACGCTCTCGCATGAAGCACAATGACGGCTCGCGTCGTTATGGGCTTTTCGCTGTCAACCCTAACGCATAAGACCATGAGCGATTACAACGGCTGGGCAAATTGGGCAACATGGAATGTTGCCCTATGGTTAGGCAACGACGAGAGTTTATATAAACTCGCTAGGCGTTTTGTGCAATACAAAGATCTAGCCAATCATCTAGTAGAATCGGGCACATACAACACACCTGATGGTGCAAGCTACCAAGACCCCGACCTAGACACCTATGCACTTGACGAGTTCTTGATGGACGAGTTCTAAACCCTTAATAGCCAATGACTTAGGGCGCCGGCCGCCCCTGCCGGCTATGCTGTAAGTCTTTAATAATCAGTAAGTTATAATAGAAAAAAAATAAAAAAAAAGTAAAATAATACTTGACTTTTGCCCCATATAGTGCTATGTTGTTAGTATGATTAAGATAATACGAAATGCTAACTTCTCAGAATGGTTTAATGTGCTAGTTAATGATGTGCTAGTAGACAACGCAAGGACACACGCCCAAGCTATGCAAATAGCTGAAAGGCTTAAAAAAGAACTTCCAAACACCATCACCACAGGTGCAAGAATAAGTAAAAAAAAGTAAAATAAAGCTTGACTTTTTAGTAAAAATATAGTAGATTGTAAATATGAAAATGACAGAAACAGAATCAATAAAGTTCGACATTCAAATGCTCGAGTCTAGCCTCGAAAAACATCACTACGAAAGTGGTAAAGGCTTCGTGCCCGCCACAGGTCACACTCGCGAGATGATTCTCGCCAATATCAAAAGCCTAAAATCAAGGCTTCCCGAAGCTCGCTATAATGACGAAGTCGCTCGTTATGGTTGGAGATCCGTTGAAAGAAACGCTTGACTTTAAACCTTAAATCCTTATAATAGAAAATATGTTAACTAAAGAAATACAAAAATTCATTGAAGAAAATGGTCTTCAGCGTATCCAAGCAAGCCCGATGTCCGAGGCTTTCGACCTTTGGGAATGCCCAGGAGGTCACGTTTGGACTTTTGAAATGATCAAACAAGCTGTAAAATAATTAAAAAAAAGTTTGACTTTTACAAAGAAATCCTTTAAATTATATACATGATTAAAAATAAAACATTCACTGCAAACATTCATGTCTCTTCCATTGATAGCAAGGAAAAGCTTCCTTTATGGAACACAAACACAAATTCCTTTGTTGATACGCACATGACAAACAACATTCTCTCCGTTGAAGCTGAAGACAAGCCTGAAGCTAGACGCAAGTTTTTTGCTATGGTTCGCAAGTTGCAAACAAAAGTGCAACTTCAAAGGGGAATGTTTCCAAAAGAAGGAGATCAAGCCGTTTTTTACATCAACCAAATATGGGAAAAATAATTTAAAAAAAACTTGACTTTTGCCCAAAACTTTTATAGATTAGTAATATGATAAAGATTGAAACATTCTTAAAACAAATTAGTTTAAACGCCCTTGCCATGAGCAAGATCACCAAAGCTTTAAAAAGCGAACACCAAACAATCAAAACGAAATCAGTAGCATGAACGAATCAAGCAAAATGGATTTTCCCGAGTTGGATCTCGGACTTGCTCTCTCTAAAGCAGAAGGCAATCTCAACTTTCTTGCTGGGTCAACCAACACCGAAGGAGACCAAACCTTGAGCATCACGCAAGGCATCGCGATCCTCGACGCTCTCCACGCAGTCCAAGAAGCCCGAAAAAAGCTTCAGACCATACTGCACGAACAACGCAAAAAATAACATTATGATCGAAATTATCCTATTCTCTCCTTGGCTTGTAGTTTTCTATCTCATGTGGCAAGATATGAAAGAAGACGAAAAGCCTTGGTAATCAAAGACTTAGGGCGCCGGTCGCCCCCCGAAAATCTGTCGCAAGTCGCTCCAGTTCAAAGAGTTACGACACAAATCTGAAAAAATAGTTAAAGATTTTTCTTGACTTTTCTGAGTTTCTGTGCTATGTTATAGGTATGATTAAGAAAATTCCCAACTAAGAGCCGTAAACGGCGGGACTTGGCTCCCCGCAGATATGAAAATGAAAATCCCAAACTAAGAGCCGTAAACGGCGGGACTTGGCTCCCCGCAGATAACCAAAAAAAACTTAACTAAAACGAAAAAAAATCTTGCAATCGGCTCAAAAATTACTAAAATCATACTCATGAAAATTGAAAAAGACATCGTGCCAAAGTGGATTGACGCCATAGTGGCGAGAGTAAAAGACGAACTTCCCTACAAGGAAGATAATCAAATTGTAGCCAAAGCCGTTCGGTACTACTTAGAGCAAGACCTATCTCGATGCCGTGAGTTTATCGGTACAGAAATCATTGAAGAAAACTACTTTAACGAGTTAAACTAAAAATGAAAATGAAAATGCAAGACATACCTGAACCTGTTATCAATTCCATTCAAAAAATCGTTTGCACTTACTACTTCGACGAGGCAAAGCATTACGACGAATGCGAAGATAAGCCGATTGACCACATTTTTCACGATATAGAGCTAGTCGGAAGATGGGTCGAAAGCCTCGAAAAAACGACCTAAACCTTTGTTAGCCAAGGACTTGCGGGCCTGGCCGGCCAGGCCGGCTGCGCCGGAAGTCTCTAACTAACAATGACTTACGACAGCAGAATCGTGCAAAAAAATAGTTTAATTTTAGGCTTTACAAATGTCGGTTTTTCTGATACCTTATAGGTATGTTTAATTCAATAAGACTCATCTCTAAAGTCAAAGCCGATATGGTATTCCTTCGGGAGACCATTGCCCACGATAGCGACCCTGTCGTGGTTGAAATTGCCAAGGATGCTTTGGCAAAAAACCAAGCTTGGCTCGACGAATGGGATTTGCAAAACAAGATTGCGATGAAAAATAATGTAAAAAAAGCTTGACTTCCCAACCTTTTTGAGATATATTGTAGGCATGAATAAAATTGAAAAGATAGAAAAGCTCCAAAAGGAAATTGCCTTTTGGCAAGACAAACTCAACCGCTCTCGCAAGGAATCCTTGCGTTCCATTCGGGCGTTGCATCTCAGCCATGCACAGGACGAGTTGAAAAAGCTTGAGGAGCAAATCCACGCTGACGAGCTATCGGAAGCGGTTGCCTTTTTTGATGACTTCGCAAAAGACTTGCCAACGCAAGGTTTGCCCGTCTCGGCACATCAGACAAATTTTTCTCTAAAAAGTTGGAGATAAAGCTTGACTTTTTAAACCTTAAGATATAGTATAAAAGCTTATGATAAATGTTGACAAAAACCCAAACTTCTCAAATTGGTTCGATATCCGACTTTTTGGGAAAATCGTAGACAACGCAAAGACTCACGCAAAAGCCATGAAAAAAGCAAAGCAGTTACAAGTCAAAACCCAAGCCCCAATTCTCTCAAGCCATGGATAGAATCAAAGAACTCAAAGAACTCATCAGGGTTTTCAACCCTATCGCAGAAGCAGGACACATTCAAAGCCAGCAGATGGTAATAAATGCACAAATTGAACTTGACGAACTCCTGGACAACCAAAAGGCTCAAGAAACTTTCTTGAACTTTTTACTTGCAAAACCCGAAAAAAAATCTTAATATATAACAATGAGAAAAGTAACACAACAAATAAAACAAGCTTTTGAATCTCGCCAACCTTTGACAGTTGGCAACACTCGCACTGACGGCAACACCGTTTGGTTGCATGGCAACGCTATAATCAAGCGTGATGCAAGCGGGTTTGTGATATGGTCTCTGGCTGGCTGGAACACTCCAACCACTCGTGAGCGAGTGAACGGAATAGTCAATGCCGGAGTTCATCAGGTCAACTTTGAGCCTGTACTAAACGGTCACATCATTAACCCATCCGATTGGTTTGCCGTTCAAAATCAGAATCTTGAATCTCTCGTGTTCTAAGTCACACACCATCAAAGACTTAGGGCGCCGGTCGCCCCTGCCGGCTATGCCGGAAGTCTTTGGTAAAGAACAACTTACGCTAGGAGAATTGTGCAAAAAAATAGTTAAAGATTTTTCTTGACTTTTCGGGGTTTTTGTGCTACATTATAGGTATGATTAAGATTGAAAAAGCCCAACTCACAGAAAGAGAAAAAATCCTCTGCAAATTCGTAATTCCAAAATTGAAAAAAAGTAAAAAAAGTTCTTGACTTTTCCGCAAAACTCTGATACATTGTAAATATAAAATAAAGAAAACCTAACACAAAAAATTATGACAAAATCCGAAATGCTCAACAAAATTTCTCTCCTCCGCGAAATCATCGCGGATTCCGTCCTCACCTCCGCTGACCTCGTTGCGTACCGCAACGAAATCGGAGACCTGCAAGACAGGATTTCCCTCCTTGACTTCCAAGAGGTCGAGGACATCGACTTCGGTCATCACTCCGAGTGGGAGTGAAAAAAAAAGCTTGACTTTTAACCTTAAATCCTTAGAATAGACTTATGATTATCGAAACACTCAAAGACGAAAAACTCCTCGACAATACCGCAATGAAGCTTGCTTCCGCAAACGGAAATCTCAAGTTCTTGCGTTCCGTGCTTGAAGAAATGAAAGCCACAGAACATTCCAAAAAGACCCTCGACGATACAATCGAAAAGGTCAATAAAGTCATAGGATACATCCTTGACAATCGTGAGCTTGACTTTGTTCCTTCAGACAAATAAATAATGGAATTGGTCACATTGCTAGGTGTTGTGGGATTGTTCGCATTAATAAAAGAATTGATCAAAGGCGAGTTGAGCCGATAGAATAGGATAAAATTATGATTAAAAAAAATGATGTCGTGGTAGACTATAAAAAGCGAATCCTCCATGTCGAGGGCACTTACAAAGACGGAGCCGAGACCTTCGTCCTTGCGAGGGTCTACCGCTCACAGAGGCGGGTTTGTGTCCCGATGTCTTCAGTGGTCAAGCATCCTTTTTTCTCGTGATGTAAGTCCTTGATTGTCGGAGACTTACGCAAACCCTGGCCTAGCAAAAAAATCCCATAAGTCATTGATAATGAAAAGGTTATGGAATTTTTTATTGGTAAATATATACTATTTGCTATTTATCTATTTGTCATTCTTCTATTTGCGTGGCGGTTTTTCGCTTATACATAATCCGCATGAGCATATAACTTTCCTTCTTTATAGTTGGCTTTTCTTGTTATGTCTATGAAGTTTTTTGACTTAATGTTTGCTTCCACGCAAGCTTTGCCTAATACTTTTTCATCATTCTCTAAAACTCTTAAAGCACAAACTTCTGCAATGATTGGAATTTTGTCGTTTGATAAAGTCAATATGAATTTTGTTTTTCTCATACTATAATTATATCAAATTGCAATTAAGAGTCAATACCTTCTTGCACGAATCCTGTCTCATCTTTCTTTGCCATACCTTTTTCGATAAGCCCAACGACAACACCTTTTTTGTCAAGGAAACGCAAATCAGTTTCATCACCATTAACAACTTCGTAACCTTTCCAAGTCTTTGGTAATTGATTGCGAAACACCACGGCAACATTGCCACCCATAGCAAGAACCATTTCACACTTCTTATCGTTGTGTTCTGAACGAGAAAAAGTTAGATGATAATTGGACGGAAACTTTGCTTCATCTTTGGTGAATGGCTTGCCAAGATAAGCACACATTCTCTTAAATGACTTTGTGTAGTCGTAGAATTGTTCTGCACAAAAGTATTCAAAAATGTTATAGTTTGGATCTTTCATGTAAACATCCTCCCATTTAATGTCACTTGTGAGATTGAGACGGAAAACTGCTTTCATCTCTTTCTTGCTTGCCGACTTAATGGTCGAAGCAATTTCTTTGCAAAGCTTAATCATGAAATCTTTGCGTTGCTCGAAGAATAGCTTTGTCTTGGCAATGCGTGACTGCTGAACAGAGTTCATTTGCCCACGACCAGCCGTGTTGAGACAAGAAGCAGTGCATCCTTTGGAACGCCATTGGCAAACTTCATAGCCCGCAAGATTGGCAGGGGCAAGGTGGATGCCTTTCGTGATGTAACCCATTTTTTCTCCTTTGAGAATTTTTTGATTACCTGATGTGAGAAGTGTTGTTTTAATCATGATACTATACTAATAAAAATAAATTAACTTGTCAACCCTTAATAACGATCAACTAAAACTTTATCTTGATAAAGTTTACAGAAGCTTGCGAAGTATCTTGTCTTCTTGTTTTCAACATCTACAAAAGAATGATACTTGTAAGGGTTATATGTAATCTCGATCATGTCAACCCATCCGTGCCATACTTCCATCATAGGAAATCTAAGGTAACCCAAAATACCTGCATGAACATTTTTACTCTTTTCTCGAATCACACGCTCTCGACCTTTTTGGTTAACTTTCATGACTGCTGAATATAAGCAAATTGGTGAACCATCTGAATGAGCTTTGACTAACCCGTCCTGGCGGATGCTCCAGCAATTCTTGTGAAGGTTTTTATATACGAACACCTTACGGTCATAGTCGATGTCGTAGCGAGAGTCTGTCTTTGTTCTAATCATACCTATACTATAACACTATAACTAGGCACCTGTCAACACTTTTTTTTCTTAAGCTTCAAACACCTGATAATCAAAGACTTACGCCAAGTTTTGCCTGGGCCGGCAAGCCTGGAAGTCCTTGATAGTAAATAACTTAGGGCACAAAAAAAACCCTTGGTTTCCCAAGGGTTTTTTGAAGGAGAGCTTTGGTTAACTCCTTGAGCGTTTGAAATAACGCTCGGCAACCTTAGCCCTTACAACCATAGAGCGGTCAACTCTACGCTCGCCTCCATTAGTGTCACGGAAACGGACGACTTTAGAATTGTAGTCGTGAACTTTAGCTGAATAAAGCTCACGCTTCAGACCATTCTTTAGAAGGACGGAAACAAATCGTCCTTTGCGTGAATCGAGTACTTCGTTGAGATTACGGCATTTCATAATGTATATCCTTTGTTTTAGTGTTAAAATTAAGCGACAAGTTCGACTGCTTCAACCCCTGCGACAGGATCAAAAGCGTTGTGGAAAATTTCAGAGCGTTTGGGCAAGTGCATAACATTGCGTCCTTTGCTCACTTCTGTGAAAGCATTGTACAATGAATTGAGATTGCGGTCTTGGAAAACCTTGTGGTCAGAATCTTTCCATTGCTCCCACGCTTGAGCGAGCATAGACTTGCCAATCAAATTAGTCTTAATTCCTGCTTCGTAAACATCGAAAATGAGATGCTGAGCTTCACGATCATTGACCGCAAGGTCTTTGTAGGCTTGCACACGATCATTTTGACGAGTCCACATAGGAATAAGATACTCGGTGATTTTGTTCACCCTTGTTACGAGTTCTCCATAAACATCGCCAACATGTTTGCGAGTGAAGACAACTTCGTTGTGAAAAATAAGATTGTCACAGATGAATGGTGCGTCACCTGCACACAGACCTGCTGCGAAAAGTTTGTCATGGGAATTTCTCATGCCCACAACGCAACCACGCTCACCGCCATTATCGGAAAGGTCAGCATGATTAACTTGGAACATTCCAAAGTAATGCTCGCCACCTTTGGTGACATTGTGACATTCGTTGAGAATTTCAAAACCTTTATCCTCAAGAGTGTTTCGAGTTGTATCGACAACTTTTGAGTGTGCAATAGGTTTCCAACGATTCGTTGCTTGTGGAGTTGGTACTCTACGAACGGCATCCATGTCAACGATTGTTGATCTGTTACCGCAAATGCGAAGGTTAAGACGAGGAGTTTCTTGAGTTGTATCTAACATAATTTTTTAAGTTTAGGATTTTCGATTGTTATGATATAAGTATAAGTGAAAATATATAAAAAGTCAAGCACTAATTTTTCCAATCTTGGGGAAGTTCTCCGTTTTCCAAGTTTTCATATGCTTGAGCTTTCTTGCCCAATACTTTTAGGGCATTTGCCACAAGACCAAGGGTCAGTTGATCTTCAGCGGTAAGTTTGTCGTGCATAGGTTGAATAAGGATAGTTGCGATCTGATCCATGATTGCCTCGACAACGAGTTCAGCGTTAGGGTTTTCATCCGATTGGTATTCTTCATTAATTATCATAACTATAAGTATGACAGAATCGGTGCAAACTGCAAGCATAAAATGACTAATAAACACATTTTTTTTGTTGCTTAACTCACTCTATACCAAGGACTTACGGGCCGGCCGGCCTATGCCAAAAATCCCCCAAGTGCTTGGGGGATAATGGTTTAGGAGGGTAAAGATCAGAAAACTCTTTTTTCCGCCTTGTAGAGTTGCTCTAGCAAGGAGTCGTGGAGCTTCCTTTTCTCTACGAAGTCTTCGCAATAAGAATCGCTAACTTCTGCAAGCATTAGCTCGTAGCCGAGTTGGCGAATCTGTTTCTTTAAGGCAATTATATTCATGGATTATGCCCTTTCTAGTGCGACAACTCTATCGTAACGAAAAGAGCGTACACCATGCCGATTGTGGCAGTAGGAGCGAAAGCCAACGACTTTCTTTCCTTCGTGATTGTTGCCAAACTCATACTCATATGATGGTTTGTTGATTGTATAGCGTTCAGTCCGTCCGTCTTGAGTGGTATATACCACTTGGTACTTAGGAGAGAACAGATTCTTGATCTTGCTCAGTAGCTTCATAAGCGTCCCTTTCATGTTTGATTTGTTCTAGTTGTAGTAAAGTGTTTTGGACTTGATCCCAAGTCTCGAAATTGAGAGTGATAAGGTCGGGGTGTTCGTCTTCACCTCTAACATACCATGATGGTAAAAGCTCCTCAAAGTATAGTTCCCATAAGCCCGATTCTTCGTTGTAGGATGGTTTGTTTTCAAGTGGCGGTAAAACGCAGTTTGCTTCAATATAATCTAACATGATATAAGTATCTCAAATTATGGGTTAAAAGTCAAGAGTTTTTTTTCGATTCTTGGGCTTTTCTCACCTTTTGAGTAACCATAACATTAGGATTGTTAATGTGTGGAACAAGAGGTTTGTTGCCCGTGTGAGAGGATTTCTTTGCCACTTTATGCAAGTGCAAATGAGCTTCTTGGCTAGGAATGCCTTTTTCTTTATTCTTCTTACCCATTGTAGATTGCCCTTTCCATTTCTACATCATGTTGAGGATTCAGAAAAGCATCTAGTTTGTCGTAAACTTTTTGCTTTGATCCCGTGAGACCCGTTTCTTGCTTTATGATTGCATAAGCCGATTGACCTCTGCGTTTCATCCCAAGAATTTCAAGCTTTAGCATTTTGTGAAGAGTGCGGAGTCTAAACTCTGCGATTTGGTTTTTATCTGTTAACATAATTTCTTTGGTTATAGTTGTGCTGATTGAAAAGATGATTCTATTCTACGCTCATCTCGTAAAGATGTCAAGTCAAAAATGATGTCGTCTAAAACTTCATCGAATGACTGAAAGGTACTACCCAAAGGGAACTTTTCGGGATGTCGCTCATGTTGATCGAGGCAAACCTTAGACATTGGATCTTGCCAAGCAAGATTTCCTTTAACGATTTGCATTACTAATTCTGCGTCTGTCATAATATCATCCTATACTAATGGTAATTAATTGTCAAGCTCGAATTCTCTTCTATACTCTCTTTTTGCATCCTTAAGCTCATCAACCCAATAAAACCCTTCTACTTGAGCCTTCATCATCATATAAGAGATTTGGTTAGGAGATTGCCAACCCACAACATCATCTGCAGGAGAGAGAGGAATCATATCATTCTTGTAAAAGACTGCAACTTCGTACAGACCATCACTGACTTGACCATATAACCCTTGCCCTCCGTCATTGTTTGCAACGACAGAGATCGAAAGATCGTTTCCCAAGTCAAGCACAGCTTGAACTCCGTCGGCATGGCGATGTGGCTTGAAAACAAGATCATCGAAGTTTAATAATTCGTTTATAGGCATATCGTTTTTCATCATGTATACTATACTAGAGAAAGAATGTCGTCCTGTCAACACCTTTTTTGCTTTTTAATTACTTTTGTTGTAAGTCTTTGATTGCCGGAGACTTACGCAAGTTTTTGACTTGGCGAAATTTCATAAGTCCTTGATAGTCAGTATGATGGGCGGCGCCCTCTGATTAAAATATATTGACTTGTTATTTAATATTTTCATATTTGCGATTCACTTATTTCGAATTTCATTAGTTCATATATCTAAGCAATTAATCTTTCCAACTTTCTATTGCTAATTTTATTCCCATAAGTATACCTGTTACCAGTATAATTAATAGTTCCAATTTAGTTGTTTGTGGTTTGTGAGTACTGTTTCCAGATGGTCAAGTCTAAGTCGGTTACAGATTGACCAAGTGTCCGAGCAAACATCTTGAAGACATTTGCGTAATAATTATAAATACCTTCGTTTTGTGGGGTGCTCTTCGGGGCGTTACGATATCCTTGGTCTCTCAGGAACTGTAGAATGTGTGTGTCCAGCATTGGTTCGTCGAAGTCTTCACGAGAATGCGAAAGGAAGAATCGTGCAGTTTTAAGCCCAACGCCTCGAACCTTCATGAGTCTTGGAAGTGTTACTGAACGCAGGTTGCCTAGGGATAGAACATCTTGGTAACTGTTGTAACGCTGCCTGTATGGACTGATTGCTGCCCAATGCATGATGGACTGCAGGTTCCCTTCTTTCTGGAGTATCCTGAGTCCTTCAAATGGTGAGTCCGACTTCGTGAGGTCTCTTACCCTCTGCAGGAATACTTCTAGCTTGGGTGCTTCGACAGCAGATTTCTTACCTGCGACATTGATGCAAAACAACAGGAACTCCTGTAGTTCGGATTGAGAACGATTGTAGTTAGTTACTTCTAGTGGATTTATCATAGTATAATACTAGTTAAGTTTAGAATAAAGGTCAAGATAAATAATCATGTATCATATAATCATTATATAAGCATTGATCAATATATCTATCTAAGAATTTTAATTGTTGTTTAGCTTTCAATGGTAGATTTCTTTTCAATAGTAATCTGATTAAGTCTGTTCTACCTTGAATCTCTTGTTTTTGAGCGAAGTCTAGTCTATGGTCATTGTCATGTATTCTATCTTCAATATCCAATAAACCAAACTCAACTGCATTTCGTTCTGCTTGATACTTCATAATATATGTTAATTAGTGGCTATATGTAAAGCTTTGCGAAGATTCTCGCAATCGGTTGCCGAGAGAAATACCTCTCTGCAATAGTCAATGTTCTCCCTCTCGACTCTCTCGATGGTTTCTATTGCCTTCCAAACAGGGACTCGTTCACGAGGAAGTCCACCCCATTTAATTACCACCTTCATGTGAGGGAAGTGTTCGTTAAGTTCTGCGAGTTGATCTGAGTTGATGTACCCGTAGTGTGATAGTATGTTTTTTAATGTAATCATGCTACCATAGTAGACTAGGTGGTGGATCTTGTCAAACAAAAAAAACCCCCATCTCGAAAGATGAGGGTTTTTAGAGTTTGCTAGGCTTTTATTGAGTTACCCAACAGGCGATGATAGTCACTAGAGGCAACACACAACCTCCGCATATTTGCCTATGTAAATAGATGTGGGGGAGGACTACTGAATACCTCCATTTTTTCGGCGTGAACATCAGTTCAATGGTGTACCTACTTCAAACCACAGACTAGACAAGGTCTACATCTTTTGCTCATCCGATTGGACTCTGCACTCCCACCACAGGAAGTCTGCGTACTTTAGCCCGCTCACGACAGGCTTATTCAGTCACCCACAGGAAGGATTATAAGCCCTTCCAAAGTGTTAAAAAAATGTTAAAGATCAATTATATTTTATTTGATTGAGTTTCTTTCTCAATTGTTATGTATTAATAATACTATATATTTAGTTATTTGTCAATACCTTTTTTTGAATTTCTTTATTTTCTTTCAGTTCATCATGTATTAAGCATTGTATCCTCCATAATCCATGATCCTTTATATTAAGATCGAGTTCTGCTTCAAGTATACCCCGAATCTTTTTACATATATTAACTGATTGTTTATCAAAAGCGTCAATCATGCCCGAACTCCTTTCGCAAGGGCTTGAGCTTCTCGCTCTTTGCGTTTACGATCTGCCTTCTCTGCCAACCAAGTGTGGTAGTAGATGCTATCTTCGGGAATAGACCCGAAATTCGCAAACTTTCCGTTCTTTACATAATGTCCGTTGCTGACATTCGACATAATCTGTGATGCTCTAGCGTTTTTCGCAATACTCATAATTATATTTATATTAGTGTTATTATTTATCTTCTTGCAATTATATCTGCAATTCTTTGTAAAGCTTCTGTATTCTTATCTATTGATGATCTTATATCATCTAAATAACCATTAGTCATTTGTGCTTGGTCTTCTATCTTATCTCCTAGAAAACCTATGTGTTGTACAAGCTCGGATGTGTTTCCGCTCATGTATGAACCTAAGTTAGATACCTCATCCGCAAGGTTGCGTTGCTTGCGGAGCGTTTCAAGAGTGCTTTTAATCGTTGTCATGGTTTAAGTATCGCAAAATATGTCGCCCTTGTCAACACTTTTTTTTTGAAATGTCGATTTTTTTTCATTTTATCGACATAACTGCTTGATATATAAGGCATAAAGGTGAGATATAATCTTATTTGGCTCAAATTCAATCTTAATTTCGTTTATTGCTTGATATATAATGCAATATTAAGTTTCCCACAAATACATATCAGTTCCAGTCAATCTTCTACTATATTTATTGAGGTCAAAACCATTCATAATTTCGATTAAATCATTTATATTTTTATTTTCATAAATCAATATAATTTCATTAATTGTTTTATCAATTATTTCTAGTTTATAAAGATCAATATTAGTGGCATTGTGTTTATTTGCCAAAATCTCACTTGCAATCTGATCTTCAGCTAACTGCACAACGCTTATCTTCCATATTATCGTTTATATAATATATATTTGTAAATATATCACTAACATTTCGACCATTATTAGTTAATTTATTTATATCACTAATTATATTTTCAATAGTGTCGTCTGTATTTGATTTATTTTGTTTAATATTATTATATTCATCTAACAAAGCATTTATATTTCGTGTTAATTCACTCATCATTCATCCTCATCTTTATTATATTTGTCATAAAATTCATTGTCGGGGTCAAATATGGGGAAGATGTAGCTGATTTGGTTGCCCTCTTCGCCCTTTGCGTTCTCGACCACACTCTCATATCGTATATCGTTACCATCTTGATGCCAATACCCTTGGGTTTGAAGCTGATGCTCGAATACATGACCGAAAGTCTCGAACATATGGAATTCTACATACTTCAAACTGCGTTCTTTGATGTTCATGTTAGTAGTATTGACGAAAAACGACCTTTTGTCAACCGAAAACTTGCGAACGAGCCAATTAATATATATTAATCAATTAAAATATATTAAAAAGAGCAGTATTATCTGAATAAAGTTGGAAATCCGTATTTATTTCGTTTTATATTTGAATCATTTTCATTATCAATTTTCATTTCGCAATTATTAGATATATTTTTACTATTAAAATTATTTTTAAGTTTAATTTCAAGCAATTTCAAATTAATATTATTTAGAATTTTGTTTATTTTGTTTAATTTCATTTGTTATTTGAATATATTTGTATTAGTATTTATATATATTGAAGTCGCGTAGCCCACTCTGAACCACTTTTCCCCACTTTCCCCCACTCTGAATACCCTTGATTCACAAGCATTTATATATAAATTAATAATATTCATTAACTTAAAATAAATCAAGTAATATAATAAGTGTGTTATTTGTTGTTATATTAGTCTTATATATATATTGTATATAGAATTTAGTTATTTATCTTTGGTAAGTAACATATAAGAATCCTTGGTGATCTCAAGTTCCGACAAAAGGTATCCTCGCTCGATCTCTAGGAGTTCTGCGACTGCCCCATCTTCGGGAGCATTGTCGATTATGTAATCCAATTCTTTTTCAATTATCTTTAATTCGTTCTCTATATTATATATATTATCTAGTAATTCTCTTTCTTTGTTTTTAGTCATCATAAGTAAATGCTAAAAATAAAACAAATATTAAAAGTGCCGTCAAACCTAATCCTATAAATATATTATTTATTAATTCTATTATATTTATTGAATACATATTTACCACCAACAAGTATAGAATACTTTTTTTCCTTTATTAATTTCATCTCTAGCTTTTTCTATGAATTCCATATCTAGTTCCTTGTAGAAATAATCATAACCTTTATGTTGTTCTCCATCTTTATTTTCCCAAGAGAAAGAATCCTCACCAAAGAAGAATCCGCAAGTTTCGGGTAAAGCTTTCGCACAAACGACTTCTTCAAGATCGTCAAGGTCTTCCAAGCTTAAATAGAGATTCACGCAATTAAAGTCTCCTAGACCCCCATTATTGGTTGGTTTGTAGTTTGGTCTGCCTTTAGCTTCCCAAAGTTCTTCCATCCATCCTTGTAGGCGATTGTGCTTTCTCCAATAAGCGAGTTCTACCTCTTCTCCTTTTGAATCTTTGCTATAAGCGTATTGATCTAATCCCATAATATATATATCCTATTTTAATTTGCCCCGAAAGTCAAGAATTAATTTGTTGGAAATGCTGATGGCAGAAAATTTATTGCGTTTCGCAAATCGTATGCCATGCGTTGATAGTTTCCTCTTTTATGAAAATATTCTAACGACTCAATCAGATAACCCAAGTATTCATTAACTTGCTCTTGACTCATAACATCATCATAAGACTTGCAAATCTTTTGAATTATTTGAGTTAGTTCTGATTGGAGTTTGTGAATATATGCTTCTGCTTCTTCGCTCACGATACTAGAAGTAATGCGTCATGGATTAAGTGCCTTGTCTTGTAGTCCAATAATCTACCCTCATCGTCCTTCGGGAGCGTATCTAGTACGCTCTCAAAGTCCAAGTTGAATAGGGAACTCAAACAAGCAACCTTTCTGTAAATACCAATTTCCTTGTATTTAAGAATTGCCCATGAAGCATCAACTTCTACTGAATTCGCATTGCTAAGAGAAACAAACAATTCGTTCTTTTGTAGAGTTGAGTCCATTATGAAACCTTCCAATTTGACATGATGTCGTTTTGGTCTTCATCGAGATCGAAACCAAGTTCTTCAACAAGAACTGCAACATCCCTTACTCTCCAACCTTCTTCCCGACAAACCTTCAATGAAGATATAAGTTTAAGAGTAACTTCTTCTCCTCTTTCTAACTTATTTTCAATATAGTTTTTGACTTCAAGCTTGGAAACGAAATCTGCATCGTCTTGGTCTTCTTCCCACTCTCCTTCGATTTCAGAATCATCTAAATCTGAATCAGAACCATAGATAGGCTTATTAGCCTCGTAGACTACCTTATCTAGCTCTTGGCGAGAGTCACTAATGTCTGCAACCACTTTGTACTTGCAAACCCTTAATTTTTGAAATTCACAATCGGTTGGAACGGAGACTGCATCTTGGGGATCAAACTCCACAAGAAGCAATTTACCATCAGATGATGCCCAATTATTAGCATAATCATACGAACCGATATGCAACCCATGAGAGCAATGATGATCTTTGTTGTCATCACAACTTCTACGCTGAATCTCAATCGTTTCACCAACACCATTGTAGATTTGATGCCTCTCGTTGGTTTCACCTTGTAATACGATTGTATCCGCATTACCTGTGTTGCTCCAATAATCCGCTTGAACACCTTTGTAGCCCAACACTTTCCCTTCGGGAGTAATTGGCAAAGACCGATAACCAAGAAAGGTATAAAGTTCATCAACAGAATTGGATGATGGGTTCTGCATGAGCCGACCAATGTAATTGGTCATCGGAGTAGAATCCTTCATGCCACTACGCAACATATCCAATAGCTTGTCAACAACAACACCATGTAGTCTATGCTTGCCTTTGTAATATAAGACCTCATCTCTAACCTCGACATCACCTTCGACAAAATCTTCGATTGCCTTTTTGACATCAAGCAATTCGGGAACATCATCAAACCTTCCCTCAAAAATCGCTGAACGCAAGGCAGAGAAGTTTGCATTGTCTTTGCGGATCGTGTATGGTTTTCCATCGTAAAAGATAGTAATGGAATCTTCACTCAAGTTGTACGCTAATTTTTCATTCATAATTTTTTATCTTTCGTTGTATATAATAGTATTTGAAATTGTAGTTAAAGTCAAGAAAAAAGTTTCGGGGAGAGGCATTTTCATGCCTCTTCCCCTAGCTTATCACACATAGAAATATAATCAGCAATGTTCTTTCCGAAATTTGATTCGGATAGATTTGCCCATCCGTAAACTTGTGAATTTATGTTCACAAGTAATGGGTACTTATCTGAAATATCTTTGCAAAGATAGTCAAAGCTTTTCCATTTATATGTAGAAGAGAAATTCTTGTCGAACCAATCTTTATCGTTATCATGTACTAACTTTTTGAGTTGACTCAATGTGGACACAACAACATCTTCTAGTTGAGAATCTGCAAGAATATTCATTGCTTCTCTGACATCATGGTTTTTGTCAAGACTATTGTTTAAAATATTTTTAAGGCTCTTATTCGCTAGTAACCCTTCAATACTTTTCACATGAGACATTTCATGTCGATGCTCTGTATAAGCAAGTCTACGCTCTCCACGCAATATATCAGCTTTTCTGCGAAGCAATGCACCCTTAGCTTTGCGAATACGATAATCTTGCCATTCAATCCATTTTGACTTGTCAAGCTTGGAAACATCTGCCTTACGAATTCCATGCAGATCAATCATAGGTTCATCCAAGTTTTTAAGCAAAGCTTTCATGCCCTTGTAGTCACGCTTGAGAGAATCTAAGCTATAAAAATCAGTAGCACTTTCTCCACTTGGTTTATAATTACTAATGGAAATATATACAAGTTGTGAATCATCATCTAGTTCTTCTTCAAGATCGTCTCGTTCTGCACCATTCTTCCATTGATCGGAATTTCTATATCCTTGCGGATCGTATAGAAAGGTTGGAACGGATGAGCGTGATTCGCCACTTGATCTAGTTCCTTGCTTTAGTTTAGCTTTCTCGATATTGCTAGTATAGGATATATTTTCATCAGAGACAAGGTTGAGTTGCCAACCATCTTCATCATTGAACATATATGTCTCACCACTTTTATCGTAAGAAACAACATAAACTGCAACAATAGAATCGTCAGTATTGAATATAGTTCTTGCTCGTAAAGCATTGCCATGAGAGGATTTAATGTCTTGTAGAACCAATCGGTTGTTCTTGTGAACATCTATCCTACTTGATTTTTGACTTTTTACTTTATATCCATCAGTAACATCCTTGTCTTCGCTTTTAGTATATTCAGTAATGATAATATTTTCATTGTAATGATAACTTCTATGGAAAGTTGCACCCAAAATTGGAATACCTTTCCACTTAAAAGAGTTCTGAAAAATACTTCTTAACTGATATGGCAAAGCATTGATAACTTGTGCATACTTTGCTTTTGCATCCCATAGGCAAGTTGCTCCACCAAGTTTTTCCTTGGCAATCTCTTGAATGTCATCGTACATTTTCCTAAGATGTTCTACAATAGCTTTTTGTGTAGCTTTGTTATACTCTAAAGACTCACGACTATGATGTAGTTTTAGCTCTCCAATATCGAATCGAAGGTAAACATTATCTTCATCACATAGATTCTTTAGAGGTGCATAGTCATAGTCCTCTTCTACATAATTCTTGAAGTCAATAGAATTCGTATTGATAGGATAATGCACTCTGCCCATGAAAGCATGAGATTGCGAATGACTTCTTCTCCAATAGTCTTGTTTGTCATCAATGATGAACCAAGAATCATCTTTGGATTGAAGCACAACATCATACTTGTCGAAAAATTGTTCGTCATCACCAATGCCAATAAATTTTGGCATTTCATCTTCGCTAAAGAAACGAAAGAACGCTTTGACAATTTCTCTGAATTTGTCTACATCTTCATCTGCAATAGCAACTTCTACCGACAAACCACTTGGTTCGTTGGAAGGTTCTTGGTGCATTTCAACAATCTTGGTATCATCATCTTCATTAACGAAAATATTATAAGAAGATTTAGTTCCACCATGATACGAAACGCAAGTGAAATTATTCCCATAAGACAATGGGGCAAACTTGCCAATACCGAAAGCACCGATATACGAATTGGAATTACGCTTAGTGCTTTTACCATATTTTGAATACAAACCGAAGACATCTTCTTTGCTCAAGCCACTACCAAAATCACGAACGCAAAAGTTTGGCTGAAACTTGGAAGGAAGAGTAATCTCTACTTTACGAGTAGCATTAGCTTCCTTGTTTGCGTCTAGTGCGTTAGCACTAATCTCACGCACAACTGCGAGAGGTGGATTAGAATAGTTGTTGCGAAGAAGAGAAGCGACATAACGCATATCTTCTGCATCAATGGTACAATTTACTGAATCGAAATCGTGAGACGATACGACTCGTTTGGATTTTTCTTGTGTGATAATCATAATAGTTTTTCTAAGTGTTATATAATGAGTTTGACAGATTTTGGTTGAATGTCAACACTTTTTTTAGTCAACGAGAAGATTTTCGTCACCGAAGAGTAAATACTTAGTATATACTAAGCAGTTAATCTCATGGATGTATCTTTCTTCGTTTTCTTGAGTGTCAATTTCAAGGTTCTCTATCTCTTCTATTTTTAAATTAATAAGTTCTTTTAGCTTGTTCATTTTGTTAATATATTTACACTAATTTTCGTACATATAGATTGGAGTGTATTCCCCAACATAAGCACCTTCTATGTTAAAGCTGAAATGTTCTGAAGCTTCTTCCCAATCCATTCCATCACGCTCTACAAGAGTCTCGACAATAGAGTCAACAGAGTAGATTACTCTGCCATCTTTATCGTAACCCATGATCGAGCGATCAAAACCATCTGCAAAGAGTGCTTCGGGGTGCATTTCTGCTATCATTTCTTTTAGTTCTTGAATTCTATCCAAGTGAGCTTGGCGAATTTCTGCAATTTGTCTTTCCTCTTTTTGTGTCATAATAGTATTCAATCAGATTACGCAACCATTGTCAAGGCATTTCTTTTAGATGGTAAAACTTTCTCTACAAGAAAGTCTACGACTGCCCAAGATATATCTAGCATTTCTTGGCACTCTCTACGATCTCCACCATATTGAGATTGATTTGCCGAAAAGTGAACTTGATAACCTTCGTCATCCCTAGCGACAAGCGGATCATAGTCCATAACCCAATCACCACTAATCGGATCACGCTTGTATTGTCCATGCTGATGATTGCTTGTTATATATGCAATAGCATTAGGCGAAGTCCACTTGTTTGCTCCATTAGAATATTTCTTGTTGATATTATATTTTACGAAGTCAATCTCTGCACAAGGATAATTATCCTTTAATCCATGTAATCGAACACAAACTCCAACTGCTCTTTTAACCATCCTACCATATTGGTTACGACCATTTCCATCTGTTAGGAAACTTACGAAACCACTTTTGGTTTTATATGATGCAGTTTGAATTTCATCTTCAAATTGACTACTAACTCTATTTCTTTTAATAAAAATATCTTCAGAAGTGAAGTCATGCCAATGTATTTGCTTTGTATTCCAATAATTCATAATGTTAAGTATGACTGATTAATGTTGAATGTCAAGAAAATTATTTTTCGAGGCAGTAACTCCAATAGCGTGAGTTCCTTCTGCCTTGAACTTTGTTCCAATAAATTTCTCTAGCAACATTTGGAGACACTCCATACTTGTCGCAACGAGCAAGCCACTCGTTTTCCATTTCTTGATATGCTTCTAGTGAACTAGCGTGACCCTTCTTGAGATCATGCCCCATGAAGCGTAACAAGTGAACATCCAAGCAACAAAGTTGCGACTCTGTTGGATAACTCAAAGACAGAGCATAAGTTGTCTTTGCATTGCCAAGTCCATAGATCGTACCAATCAAGCGATTGCGACATTCTTGCCATGTCTCGTCATCTTGCTTCTTGAACTGATCGGGGTTTTCTCTGAACTTGGTTGCCAAGTCCCACAAACCTCTTTCTCTACGCTCATAAAGACCAACCTTTGCTTTGACAATCATGTCACGCAACGCATCTTTGGAAATTGTCCATGATAAATCGCTCATTGCGATTTCGTATCCACGCACATTACTTTCCCAAGTAGTGTGAACGCTCATAATAGCGAATACCCAACGACCAAACATTTCTGCATCGTTCTTGGGAATTAATGATTCCCAATAATCTTCACCTTCTTTAACAAGACGAAGTGTAAGGTTGTTAAAAAAGCGATCAACTTCTTTCAGTTGATTCGTTTTCTGAACTGCCTTCGCTTGCTCAAGCGTATGCTTAAATGGAAATAATAGTTGATCGAAACTATTCGTTAATTCAAATTGAGTTGATTTTTCTGTAAGTGTGATTTGCATGATAGAATAAGTATTGAGGAAAACTGCTTGCTTGTCAAGCTTTTTTGTGAAAATGCTTATAACCCTCTCATTATAAGCTAGTTAAGAACGAATTTACTCGTAATCTCTGAAAGAAAGTGCGTAAGGAAATCTAGGAATACCATCGGGAGTAAGCTCAAAAAACTTAATCGTTGCATATTTACCAATATAGTATTCACGATTCTCTAGGATTTCTGCTAGATAATCAAAATTACCTTTAATATTTGAATTGAAATGCGTATCCATTTTAGGACAATAACAAACAAGATGTTTCGCAGTACCACTACGATTGCCATTACCCTCTTCAATATCTGTCACAAGATACTCTGCATCCATAAAATCTTTACGCTTTAATAGTTTTGCACTACGCTTGCCTTGCTCATAACCCGAATTAATGCGGATCATTTGACCTTCGTATCCACTACCGACATATCGTTTATATATATCATCAAGATCATCATTATCAAATGCAACTTGAGTCTTAACGAATTTAATAGAATCACTTTCAAATATATCTTCAGCAAAGAAACGCTCCGAAAAAAGATTTCTACATTTAAACGAGTCACTCTTGGGTATATCATATATCCAATATTGTACAAGAGATTTAGATTCTTTTAGTGCTTTATCGAACTTATCTAATTTCTTTTGAAAAGATTTATCTGTATCTGATTTAGTTTTACTAGGTTTTTGCTTTCTTACTAATGAAACTATTTTATTAAAATCATGTTTTAAATCGTGATTATATAATTCTCCATCAAGAACGAGTTTGTCATTATTTTTAAAATAAGGACTTAATTCCTTGGTGATATGAGGGATTGCATCAATGAGTCTACCATTGCGAGTTCTAGCAACAACATCATTACCTTCTTTACGCACAATGCAACGAATACCATCTAGTTTTGGTTGACAATAAACTACACCTTGTTTGTATGCCTCTTCGACTTCTGACTTGCGATCATCATAAGATTGTGCAAGCATAGGATCAAAATACGATCTCGTCTCTGCCTCTTCGGGAGTCTTTGCGTAACCCTCTTTGAGTTTCTTTTCCCACTTAGCTTTTGCTTCTAGGATTGTCTGCTCTTCATCAGTAGTCTCATTACTTCTGCCTATATTTTTAGCAGTACAAAATGTAGGTTTGTCTTCTGTCAGCTTCATGCCGACCAAACCTTTAACCGCAAAAAATGTATCACGATTAATGTGCATTGTCCATTCTCTAAGGCGACCCTTAGAGTCTATTTTGTAAAGTTTTTCTAGTGTTTGCATGATTGTAGTCTGTCAGAGTTTTTTGATGATGTCAAGCTTTTTATTGCAATCTGCCATTTCCATCCATTTGCATCCTAAGAATACTTGATTGACCTTTACGAGCAGTTGCTTGCTTTGCCTTGTCAAAAGCACTAGGATCGTGGAATTGTTGCATAACCATAGTTGATTTGTCTAGGTAAATGTTAAGACCCTTGCGAGGAATTGAGTTTGCAATCTTCTCGCCTTGAGCGATTGACTCGTTAATACTATTTAAGAAAGCTTGTGCCGTGTTCATAGTAATAATACTAGACTAGGCAAGCGATAGTGTCAAGCTTTTTTTTCTTGCTTGAGAAATTTCTCTGAATGAAGTAAGAGCGTATCTGTCTGCCAATCGTTTTTAGACAGAAATTCTCCATCTTTCAGAAGTTCCTTGCAATGATCTATTATTTGAGATAAAACTTTTTCTCTATTTACTTCTTCTACTCTTTTCATAATTAACTTTTAAATAAAAGATATAATGTAAAGCCAAAAGAGATTACTGCCCCTACTAAAAATACTATAATTAATTTTTCCATTTATTTAATGTACCTTTCTTCATATTTAATTCTTGCTCTATTAAGTCAGATGCTTTTTCACTAACACATATTTCGTGATCTTTAGATAAAGAATCAAGTAAAGCTTCAATGCCTTTTCCTATTTGAATTCTACTCTCTTCGCCCGAAAGAAATAAATTATCTTTATTCATTAATACAAGATCATCTATTTTAATTAAAATATGATTAATTGCATCCTCACTACCTCTTATTCCTAATTGTATTTTCATTTCCAATCTTCTTGTAATATATATTTCTTATTTGCTCGATTCATTTTAAACGCACGATTTTTTATGCTTTTTTCATTTTGCGTTAAATAAGCGTAACCAAGGTAAGCATACGAAGGTTTAGCCATTGTATCTATTAATATATATTTACTGATTGGAGTTTTATCTATATTCATTTTAATATTTTATATTTAATCCACCCTTAACATAATTTGGTTCTTTCTTTATCCATTCGGGCAGTTTTAATCTTTCTACTTTAACATATTCTGATAAATAAAATTTAAATGCTTCTTGGTCATTATTTTCTTCCGCAATTCTTATCTCTTCTAAATACTCTTTCTCTAATGCTTTATTTTGTGCATCTTGCTCTAGTAAATCATTGATTTCTTGTTGCATTTCTAATGACCTTGACAACTTGGTATCTTCGGGTTTAAGTCTATTTGAACAACTGAAAGTTGTCAAACATAAAAATATAATAATTAAATTCTTCATTTTCTTTCGGGTGGAAAGCGACCATGATTTCCCATCCCATCGTAATCCATATCGTCTCCTATATTTGTTAATGCTTCTTTATTTATTTCAATCAATTCATCTATTTGTTGTGCAGATAATTTTGGTTCTGAACTTATTTTAAAAGAACAAAACTTTTTTAAATTATATATACGCAATAATCTTTTGATAAAATTCATTTTTTAAATTTGTTATCTATCCATACTTTATATGTATATAGTGCCATTAACATCAAAGTTAAAATCAATCCATCTGTCCATGACAAATCCCATAATTCTCTTATTTCGCTCATTAGTCTTCAGCAGTTGCTACTACCAATAATTTAACATCTTCGCCATCCCCCGATAACTTAAAATGTTTCACGACTTCTCCATATATAGAACCATCTTCGGGTGCAATACTGACCCATGAGCAATTCTGTTCTTCTCCATCTATTTGATTGGTAATAATATCCCAATTATATTCAAGCAATCTAGCTTTTTGATATTTAGTTAGTTTCATGGTTATAATTATCTATTATCTCGTATAAATTGTCAAGCTTATTTTTTAACTGATTAATATATTCAACTTCATCGGGTTCTCTGACATAAAGAAATTCAAGCTCCGCTTCAATATCTTTGATATGTTTCCAATGATCTTTTATTTCTTCTTGCATGATTCACTCTTTAAAATATTTTCTACAACTTTAATATGTTGTTCTCTGTCTCTTTCATCATCATATTCTGTCTCATGCAGAAACCTAATTATATTTTTTAAAGTTTGTTGGTTCATTTCTTTCGCTTGTTATATTTGCTTCCATTGCCAAAAGCACCTGTTGGACTACCGACTCCACCTTTGTGTCCGACCTTTCCTTTGCCTAGCTTTTTCTTTCCAATAATATATTTATTTACATTTATTTGTTTCATATAATTAATAATATAGTATTTTATTCAGTTGTCAACCATTTAATGAATTCATTAGCATAAGGCAGTATTTGTCTACCTCTACCTCTATCTCTTTTGCTAATATCTTTCTAAAAGATTCGCTTGCCATATTGGGTTGAGAGTCTTGATATTTCTCAAGAACATTAATTATTATTTTATTTAAGTCCATTTTATTTATTAATTTGGTTTTTATTTTTATGTCACAAGATTGTCTTATGCAACCTTCTATTGTTGAGTAGTCGCTCATTCTTTTATTAATCCCTCTGATTCTAGTAAACAGAAAGCCATTGATTCTAATTCAAAGCTTGCTTGCTTTTCACTATGAAATTTATTTCGATGATCTAATCTTTTAAATAAATTACTCGCCACTTCAATTCTCTTTTTATATGGCAATATATTTAAATCATTAATAATATCTTTCCAAAAAGCATAAGAATATCTTTTTCTGATGAATTTATTTGGGTAAAAGGTTCTTAAATTTTTAGGTTTTAAAGGGAAACCTGTTTCCCAACAATCATGCAAATATCTTTTAGTTGGTAACATTTTCGTGTTCTTCTTTCTCATAATTTTTAAAATGATGCCCATGATCTTCGTAAAAGGAACGCAAAACTTCAGTTGCTTTAATGACTGCAAAATGATAATCCGAACGCTCTCCTAAAGCAGATATTTCTGCCTCATTTAAAACTATTGAAAATGCTTCTTCAAGATTCATGTATTTTTTGTTTAGGTGGATCGGGAGTAAAGTCGGGTTTCTTAGTAGACAAACCCTCTTCCGTTGCTTTTGTAAATTCTAAAAATTCTTTACATAAAACTAAAGCACTATTTTTAGCAATAGATACTTCTTTTTTTGATGCAAGAGAAAATTCAGCCTCTTCTATAACTAATTCTAATGCTTTTACTATATTCATTTTAAGTCTCCTTGTTTAATTAAACCTTCCATACATTCTTTAGTTGCATCGCATCTAACTTTATGCAACTCCATCATGCCTATTAAAATATTCATTTTGCCATCTTCTGTTAATCCTTCTTCTGTATCAAATTCTTTGTGCATCATGGCTTCAATATCTTCTGATATTTGATAAAGAGCGGTAATACATTCTTCTAGTTTAAAGCGAGTGTATATTTTAGGTTGTCTCATGTTGACAAAATCTTCATAAGTTGGATAATCGTCACCTATTATTTCAGCCGTCATATTCTTCTTTAAAAATATTTACATTAATTGAAACGGAATCATCTTCGCTCGTATTAAAAACCCAAGAAAAAGATTTATCTTCCATCATCATCTCTTCCAATTCTTGTTCCGTAATCGGAACTTCTATATTATAAATGCTCATTGATGCAAAATTCGTTAAGGTAGATTCCTTCTGATATTAATTCGTCTTCTGTGAACTCTCTAGGCTCTTCCCATTCTTCATCTGCAAGCCAATAAGTTCCTGTGTAAGAGTCGTACCAAAATTTTTCTTCTGTAATGTTTTCGTGCATAATATAACCTTAGACTAATTGCTCTTTGTTGTCAAGCATATTTCTTGAATATCTGTATTTCATTCCTTTTACAAGTGTTCGTATGGCAATATCTTTAAGCTTAACTTCACATTCCCACTTGGCTTCACTATTTGGTTCGATGGCAATAGTGGGTGGATAATTTCCTAGTGCAAAGTAGTCTGCGTGTGATCTTGGTTTTTCGGGCTTACCTTCTGACCAATGAAAAACAGGAGCAATGAATTCTCCATCATCTTGATCTACCCATGTATATGCACAACGCTCTGCTTGAAATATAATATTGCGTTCTTCTGATGGATTGCAAAAATCATGCAGATTGTCATAACAAACAGGAATATTAAGATTATATTTGTTAAATATATATTCACTAAACTTAATTATATTATCTACATTCCAAAAACCCTTGTCTTCGTTCTCAATAGTTAGTCGATTAAAAACACCTTCATCACAACGCATCAAATTATTATAAAATCTTTCTGCCATTTCTTTGATACGCATATTATTAATAGAGTCGGGATCAGTTGTGTCTGATTTAATTTCGGGCGGAGTACCATTGATATGAATGTTCATTGGTGCTTGATGCGTTTGAGGCAAGCCAATTAAATCAAATACTCTCGATTGAAAATTTAGTTCGTTAATAGTTCTATTTACTGATGTTTCATTAGTAGAAGCAAGAACATTGAATTGATCGGGATGCGAACCGATTGAAAGGTTAAATTTTTTAGCTATTAAGCCAATTTTTATTAGCTCATTTTCGATCTTGACTTTATCGGGTAATAGTTCAAGTGATAAGTCCAAAGTTGCATCGGTAAGCAAAGGAAAGAGAGCAGAACTGAGACGATAATGACATATAGAGTTCCGAATACAATGGCGAACAATATAACGAGTAACAAGCACATTGTGATAAATGCGTTCAGACAATTCTTTAATAGCTTCATTTCTTCCTTCCTTTTCTGATAGATCATTGAAACGCTTGCGAGTCATTGTGCGAAAAGAATATTTTGCTTTATCTTTAGCTTTGAGTTCTTCGCTGATGCAAGTGAGTCCTAAGTTGGTCATGGTTTAATGGTAGGGTGTAATTTATTTTTTGTCAAGATCATTTTTTTGGAGTGATTGAATTAATTATAGAATTTGCTCCATGTTCGTTTTTGGTTATGATCGACTCTCCATTGGAAAGTAATATTTTCCATAGCGTACCATCCCTATTCATTCTCTCCTTAACATATATTACTTGAGAAGGATTAATGAAAAATTTTTCGTTATTTGAATCTTCTATTTGTATCATTATTGTTTATCTTTTATTGTTAAATTAAGATGATATTCGTCATCTGCTTTTGTTATATTTAAATCTAATGAGTCGCAATTTTCACTATACATTATATATGCAATAATTTTTTCTATTGCAACAGGACTTAAACCCCCATGCACACTACCTTTTGGGTAGTCACCCATAGTATCTAATATTTCATTTAAGATTTTTTTGAGTTCGGATTGGGAAGAAAATTCTTCAAAATCATTGGCAAACTTTATCATCTTCTTTTAAATAAATCATATAAAAAACACAGGGTAATGCCCCCTAGCAGTAAAATAACTTCCAATTCTATTAAGTTCATTTCTTCTTCCAATTAATTTTCTCATAATTTTTTTTAAATTCTTCAGATATATTTCTTGGAGAATCTCCTTTGCCATTTTGTGACTTATTAATCGGTTTAGTGTTCGTCTTTTTATTTGATTGGCGTTTCATCGTGAATCCTAAAACTATCCTCGTCTCTATGAAATGTGCTTGCCTCAATAAGCGTAACACCATCACCATGAGCAATTAATTGATGAGGTTCACCCATCTCTACATCCATGCAGTCTCCCTCATTTAAAGTAACAGAATGTACATTTCCAGTATTTGTGTCTATATAATCAACAATCAAAACTCCATTTAAAATATAAAAAACTTCATGTTTTTGTATATGAAAGTGCATAGAAGTATGACTCCCTTGTTTAATATATAAAACTTTACCGCAATAATCATGCGTTTCATTATTTGCGAACCATGTTTCTGATCCCCAACGCTTCTCTACAAATTTTGGTTTTCTTTTATTCATTCTCTACCTGTAATTATATACCATATTTGAAAAGAAATCAATAACAAACCTACTCCTATCGCACCAAATAAATCTATAATGTCTTTTAGCTTTTGTTTCATTTTTCGTAAGGAGGTACATCCCCATTTTGTAGGATTTTTTTATCTTCATATTTGGCTACGAGTCTTCTATAAATTTCCATTTTAGCACAATCTAAAGCACCTATAATATCATTATATGTTTGATAGCTCTCTTTATTTATTTCTATATATCTATTAATTAATTGGTGAATAGAATAATTTAAGTATCCGCAATCTTTTATGATTCCGTCATCTGCTTTTTGTTTTTGTGATTTTGGTATGTATGGCATAATATTTTTATAAAGGTTTTGTATATGGAGTTGTTGTTTTTGAAATTTTCTTTCTGCACTCTATATTTGATTTGTACAACTCTTGTTGATACTTTAATTCTGCTTTTGCTCCTTGCAAAGTGGCAATAGCTTTATTTTCAGTCATCTTGCCATCGAGTACCATTCTGACGGCAGTTTGTACTTCTCTCGTAGTAACTCGATATGGAAAGTTTCTGCAAATAAATTTATAAAACTTACCGCTTATTTTGCCGTGCTTTAATTTTTTATGCAAGTATCTTCTATAATTGCAGTTTTTTGTATTATGTAATGTTTTCATATTTTTATAGGTTGTTTCGCAAGCTCTACTAATTCCTTATCTTGCTCAAAGAAATCTCGGTCTGCTTCTTCTCTCCATTCTCCACCTTCGGGATAATCAATGTAACACCAATGAGTTACATCACCTGTTAGAAAGCCTATATTGCTTCCAAAAGTATGATTATTTCTATCGGGATAATCTTCATCCCTACCATAATAAAAGCCTGTCCAAACACCTGTTCCTTCAAAGAAGTAAAGTAGTCTTTTCCCTTCTTCGGGAACTTGATCTTCAATATTAATCCAATTAATCATTTTTTGTCACCCCAAAAGCCACAAACACATGGCTTATTATCTTTTTGATTTGCTCCATCTCTAAACCCATTTTCGTAAGACTTATTTGCGTTTTTACTTAAAATTTTTTCAAATTTTTTAGCAAGATATTCTTGGGCATCTGCCCACCCTTTATCGTAACCTTTTTGGTAATTAATCTCTTCTGTCATTGCTTCGTGCATAATTTATTTATTAAACCATATTTTACCATCTTTGTCAAGCTCAGAACTTAAAATCATTATTTTAGAATATAATGGATATAACCAACTGAAAAAATTAAAATGAAGAAAGATACTGATAAAATCTCCAATATGATATAATATTTTACTCAATGCCACTCTCATCTAATTTTGCTTTGACTGCTTCTTCGCAAAGTTCGTTGAATGTAATTCCTTTTTCGTGTGCAAACTGCATATATTTGAATAATTCTTCCTCATCAAATTCTAGTTCAACGCTTTCATATTTTACTTTTTTAATAATAAATGCTTCGTCTTGTGGTATGAATTTTAATTCATCACCAACTTCCCACCCTAACCTCTTTAATAGGTCATCGGGTAAACGAAAATATAATTCACCATCGAAACTTTCTTTTACTTCTAGTTCGCATATTTTCATAGTTTAAAATCTTCATCTGGTTTATATAAATTATCTTGAAACTCTTGAACTTTTCGATCTCTCAAAAGTTTTTCCATAATATCTTCCTCTTTGAGATGTCCCTGCATATTATCTCGCCTTTCTTCTTCGGTGAACCATTGATATTCTGTATTGAACATATTATCTACATTGCTTGGGTGAAATCCCGCATTAACAAGCAAGCCTTTAAATTGTTCTGTTAGCTCGTTGACATTCGTTCCATCAAAGGCTTCGTTGGATTCAACGCTATAAGTTTTATCGTGTAATGTGAGTGATAGTTTCATTCTAATCCATGCTCCCTTTTATCTTCATCGCTCCAATCTTGATCGACACCAAAAATATCATTCATAACATCTTCAGCGTAATCCTCTACATCGAAACCATCTTCTGCTAACGAAGATATATATTCTAAAATCTTTTTGCCAACCTCATCATGCACAGGTGAAAAAGTATAGGTTCTGCAATCTCTATCGCTTCCATATCCAAATTCGATGGTTATGTGGCAATCGTCAATTAAATCTTCTCTATTTGATATAGGACATTTCATATTATTTACCAACTATTTATTGTAATATTCTCTCTATTATCTTTATCTTGTTCCATTTTCTTTAAAATCCTTTTTAAAGTCGCTTCTCCTGTTTTTAAGTAATCTTTATTATTTAACATATCTCTTATCATTTGTCTATAATATCTACCTTTATAAGACCAACCCAAATCAAAACCTCTATGTAGTCCTTTTTGGTGGGCTTCTTCAAATTCATTATTTATTCCGTTATCAAATATCATAATCCATGTTTACTCCCAACTCTTTGTAATTCTTTCATAAGTCTATCGTGATCTTTTATATATTGAAGCATCGGTCTTAATACATTATTTATTAAATGAATTGTCTTTTCATCATGGTATGAGCTTAACCGATTTATTTCTTCTTTTATTCTTTCCTCTAAACTAATCATATTTCACTATAAAAGTTTGATAGGGCATATCTGCCAAAATATCATTTATCATTTCATAAATAACATTCCAATTTCCACCTGCCAAGCCACAAGAAATTCCGTAGGGCAAGCCGAGTATAACATCATCTTCTCCGTGCAAATAATTATAATGCAAATGCTCCGCAACAAAACTTAAAGACTTGTGAAAAGCTTCGTAATTTACCGCTCTTTTTCCTCCGATTTGAGATTGAGTATATAAATTATAAATCCCTCTTTGACAAGTCGAGTCCGTCCATGCAAAACTCCAATTTCCTAAATTATTTTGGTCTTCGTATCTAGCGTGACAATCAGACTCGTAAGCATTAGGGTAGCGATCCTTTATTTGCTTTGCAATTCCCGCCCCCATCACATTATGAGTATTGCAAGAATGTGCTATGCGAGTTATTTCGCAAGGAAAATCTAAAAGATTGCCCTCAATGGTTGGAATTTTATCTGTTGAGATCATTCAAAACAAGTTCAAAAGATTTACGAGAAGGATAAAGAGGGTGAAGCCATCCGTCTCCCGAATGAAGGTCTGCATCAGACACAGGATTAATGTTTTCTGCTTTAACTATATTAATCAATTCTTTTTTCTGATTTGATGTGAGCTTTATCATCTTACCATTAACCCAAACAACATAGGGGTTGTATCCATTTAAATTAAATGGATGTGGGACGCTATTTATTTCAATAACATGGGGTGGTAGGTTGGGTGGTACTTGAGGGCTTTCCTCTACCTTGTGCATTTGTTTTTGGGCATGATTGCACCCCGCCATAAAAAACAATGTAATCATTATGTATTTCATATTATGAATATATGATATTATTAATTAAAAGTCAAGATTTTTTTTCTATAACCAATCCTGCATAAAAGTTACCCAAACCCGCAGCTAGGCACAAAGTCCTTGGCAGATTGGCGTGTTCTTCTAGCATTTGGCAAATTTCTGTCGCCCCACTTGCACCTTGCATATGACCATATTTATCCTTGTACCTCATTCCTTCGGGTGATAACATCACTTTTTTGTTTTCACATAAATATTTTTCTGAATCATCATTCACATCTGTTCCTGTTCCATGAGGCTTAATATATTCATAGTCTTCGCTTGCGATAACCTTTCTGTAACCTTCCTCTGTTGTAGCCCAAGGATTAGTATGGTAGTGATAAGCCGTAGCAGGGTCGGTGATTTTAATAAATGAATCTTTCGGCTCTGACTTTACCAAATGTAGAGCGGAGAAACCATCTCCCGCTTTTATATTAATTTTCATTTGTTTAAATAAATCGGAAACCCCTTTACTTATCCTTTCGTCAGTAATGACCAAGACATCTTTAAATTCACCACTATGGATTAATTTATAAGCTTTTCCTATTCCCGCTAAAGAAGAAGCACAAGCCGAACCTTCAATTTCAAGATAATCTACTCTGCAATTTTTTAATGCAAAAGCATATTTATGTGCATGAGTGTGCTGAAGTTTATTAATAGCCAAGCCTTTCGACTCGACTTCAACAAAAGGTATAGGTGGACAATATATAACTGCTAAACCATCATTAGCTTCGATTGATGATAAAAAATCTTTATTCTGTTTTCTGTAGAATAAATTAAAATTACAATCCCGATCTAACCCTTCGATTGCGAAATAATCATCAAGCTCCAAGGTCGGAACTGTATGGGTGTAACTTTTTAAGAACATAAAATGTTATCAATAATTGTCTTTACTTTTAACCTTTTCCAGTCTGTATTTTTCATAAAATCTTCTTGACTTTCCGATTCGCAATAATTATACCTATCATCTAACTCAAGAAAGAAAATTGTCGCCCCAAAGCTATCTAAACCCAATTCGCTAAATAGAATATCTTCATCCTCGATCATTACTCCGTCATTTTCTTCTATTATTTCGTTTAATTCTTCTATGAGGGATTCTCTTGATAGAGCTTTTGGTTTTGAGCTTGATTTTTTGGCTTCTAATTTATCTAATTCATCTGCAATTTTATTGCCCTCTTCTAGGGCTTCTTCTATCCGATCTTGGTTTTTCATATTATATATAATATGATATTATTTGGGTTTAGTCAAGGTAAAAAAATCATTGCGTTGCTAACTCCTTGCAGACATCAATACCTTTAGCGGTTATCTTTCTTTTACCATCAATTTCAATTAAGTTTTTATTTAATAAATATAATTCGTGATCTTTCTGAATAGATGTTTTGCTTAAACCTAGTTTTGCTGCAAGACCAGTAAGCGTTGCCGATCCACTCTTGAGTGATTCTAGGATTTGTTTCTCTGTATATGTCAAACCTAAAGGCAAAATACTAACTTGCTTGCACAAATCTTTGAAGTCTTTTAGCGAAAAAATAAACCTACGCTTTGCACCACAATACAAAGATATTTCTTTAGCTCTCATTACTGCGTTTCTAGCATTATTTCTTACAGATTTTGAAACCTCTTCTAAGCAATCGTCTTCAATTTGTGCGTCAGAGGCACAAAGTCTAAGGATTTGCCCCAACTCTTCTGTTGAATATGGTTCAAAATCGACATTTGTCAGCCTATCTTTTAGTGGAGGAAAAATCTGATCGCTCTCTGTCGTTGCAAAGATGAATGTTTGTTTCTTGAAATCAAACTCAAAAGACATCTCATTCCATTCAAATGTTTTTCTAGTTCTAGTTTCAGTATTGAAAATAGTTAAAAAAGCCATAGTTAAGTCTTTTGGGAGTGCGTGACATTCGTCAAACAAAATTGTAATCTCATTATCGGAAATAAGTGGTAAGAAAATCTGCTCAAAGAACTGCTCGTTATTTCTAATCGTTGAGCAATTAATCTCAAGAAAATTTCTTTTAGTTCCATCTCTGTTTACAAGATTCTTTCCGAATCCTTTAGCGAATTCTGTTTTGCCCAAGCCCTTAGCACCTGTAAGCAACAAAAACGGGCAAACGCCTGTTTTATTAAAAGCATCAATATAAAAAGACAGCTTTCTTTTGACTGCGTTTTGACCAATAAGGTCTGGAAAATATTTATTCATTGAAGTTTGTGATTGCATATTCTATTTTTGGTTGTTCCTGATTAGCTTCTTCCTCATGCACATCTTCTGCATGGCTCTGTTTACTAAGCGAGAATAGGTTATTAGATGAATGAGCTTGCTCCGCAAGGTCTTCTATCCAAGTCTTACAGACTTTAATTAGAGTTTTCCTGCCAACATAGTCGGCAAGGTCTTCATAAGAAATCTCCACATAAGGAGAGTAGCCTTTTGGTCTTCCTCGTTTCATAATTTAACACTAGAGCAATACTTCTCAGAAGTCAAGCAAACTTTCTACATTTTCCATAGAGTCTTCTAGAACTTCCTCAAGATGCCTTGTAACCCTACTTAACTCTTTTAGTGAATGTTTTGATATATCATAGCCTTCGGGAATGATTTCCGAATTTTTCCAAGCTCTATGCTCGTCACAAAAAGAAATTAATTCATTAATGGTTTTCTGTTGTTTTGCATATATTAATTTAAGCTCTCTAGCATTCTCTATAAAAGCCTGTTTTAGATCCACAGGGATTCGCTTATCATTTTCGCTTAATTTATTATTTATTTGAGCAAAAAGGTATTGGTAATCATCCTCTAGGAACGCAAGACGAGTTAGTGTAAACTCGTAAGTTTTCCAAATGAGTTGGAAATGTTCTGTTGGGGTCATACAAGCCTCTGAAAAACGCTAAATTCTTTTAGTCCAAGATATTTAATAAAATATGCACAAAACTCTACCAAAGTAGAATGATCCCAATTTTCTGTCGATATAATGTCAACAACCTCAAGATATTGTTCGTCCTGCCACATCTCTGTCAATGTAATGTATTCTGTATTTTTCATAATGGTTTAATACTTTCATATTTTTTCCACAAAGTCAACCCTTATTTGTGTAAAAATTGATATGGAATCATGCGATAAAGAATTAATAATAGATTATCTTACTGTTAAGTTAATCGAAGATAATACTTTCCAAGCAAATCCTCACATTCGTGCGAGGACGGCTTGGATAGAAGCTAAAAAAATGTTTTTAAAACTAAGCGATGAGCAAAAGCAGAATATTTTGAGGAAAATTCATAAAAAATAAATGGCACGAGAGGTGAGACTCGAACTCACGACATTCTGCTTAGAAGGCAGATGCTCTATCCAACTGAGCTACTCTCGCATATTTGGTACGGATGGAGGGACTTGAACCCTCACGCCATTACTGGCAACGGATTTTAAGTCCGTAGCGTCTACCTATTCCGCCACATCCGCAAAATGGAGCCACCTGTCGGGATCGAACCGACGACATCCTCATTACAAGTGAGGTGCTCTACCATCTGAGCTAAGGTGGCGATAAAAGGTTTTCTATATTTGCTATAAATGAGTTAATATCTCTTGAGAATAATAAATCTGAAAATTCATTTAATATTTCTTCCTCAATGTTCCACCATTGCAGTTTTAATAATTTTTTAATTATTTCTTCATTAAATCTTTTTTTAATAAATTTTGCGGGTACTCCCCCTACAATAGTATAAGGGTCAACATCCTTAGTTACAACCGCACACGCACCTATAACCGCCCCATCACCAATAGATACTCCATCCATAATAACCGCATTTGTTCCTATTAAGACATCATTTCCTATTATAATATTTCCAGATGAAGTCATAGACCCTTCATCTAACATACCGCTTTCAATGCAAAAGCTCAAATATGTCGTAACCCTCTCCCAATCATGGTTTGAGCCTATCAAAAATTGTACACCCTCTGCAATAGAAACATATTTGCCTATTAATAGTTTATTATTTGAATACGGACTCCTATGAATTTTTGGAAAAGCACCAGGGTACGATGGATCTTCCGTGACTCTAATTCTTGAGTAAGGGACTAATAGTTTGGGGTCTGCCGTAAACTCTATTAAGTTGGACTCTCCGCTTCTAGCTTTCTTTAGTTCTTGTTTAAGGTTCATTTATTTAAATACCTTTGATGGTTCCAGAATAAATTAATAAATATATTTGGTATTTTTAGATTAAACCCTGATGTATTTTTTACGATAGCGTTCTCTGCGTAAAGCCTTCTAGTTAGGATTTTTTTCCACCAAGACACATTTTCAAAAGTGCAATTAATTATTTCAATTCCTTTCGTTTTTGGAAGGTCTTTTATATCATAATCTGACCAATTACCCATATCAACGAATGCTCCATCCCATATTTTATTAAAATTATTTCGAAAAATACAATTCACAATTTTGACATTTTCAACCTGACATTTAATGGTAAAGTGATGTTTTGTTCCATTAGAAATAAAAATACAATTCTCGAAAGTTATGTTGCCTCCTCTTACTATATCTACGCAATCTTCATACCCGCCTATTATTTCGCAATCTTGCACTAGTACATCGTGCATATATGAAAGCTTTAACCCCTCTGCAACGCCATTAGCATTTATTTGGCAGTTTTTGATTAGCAATGAGCGTTTTTTTTGATTAGGTCTCCAAGCAAAGCCTAAAGCATTATCATCTATTTTTCCTTTGTGCTTATTTGGGTCTCCCTTGAAGGATTGATTTTTTATTATTTGGTCAAAACTCATTCGCTATTTTCTTTCAGTAAATCTGTCTCATCGATCCACTTATTTGCGTAAGGGCACTTTCTTTCTACGGAAAGAATCTGTGCTCTAAATCCATGTCTTTCCATCATGTATTCATGATATTTCAAAGCAACACAAGCACTCTCTGCGTTATAATAGTGATAACTGTCTGTGACGGAGTGTCCAGCCCCGGGATTATATTTGATCCTATATTCCCAAAGTCTTTCCATTTTACTAAAAATTTTGTTGGCTAAAATAAATATCCGAAAACAAAACAATATCTACTGTGTCTTCATTCTCTATTTCTATACCTACGACTTCACCTTCCTCTACAGCTTCATCATTTTTTTCATAAAAAAACTCTTCTACTTCTGAGGCGTGTACCAAATTGAATGAATTTATATTTAACATAAATGCTTTAAACTGACTCATTGGATGTGCAGGGTTCTGTAGATACTTCTTGAGTCCATTGAATGGTGGTCTGGTTTGGATTGATTTCTTCATTATCTATTAATGATACTATATTTGGCTCATGTTTGTCAACATTTTTTTTGGTTTTAAGCCAATTTCTTTGTGCCATGCGAATCACGAACCGCATAAATGCGAATGCATATACTTTATTTAATTCAATAGCACTCCCATCTTCACTATCTATTATTAAAAACTTTTTAGTTTCTTCATCGTATTCAAACTCTGCATTTTTTAATTTTTTTTTAATTTTCATTTTCTTTTAAAATTAACTCTTTTATGTTTGATTCTATTTTACTTACGACATCGGGATGGTTTTTTTCACACCAATACAAAATTAACTCTTTTATATAGATATTAATTAATTCATCTTCATTAACATCTAGGCTATATTTGTATTCTCCGTCTCTAGTTTTAAGTACGCCTGTTAACATGAAATAACTATACCACAATGAGTGTTATTTGTCAATAGATTTTTCGTAAATTCGAGACTTTTCTTTCAAAAGTTCCCAAAAGAAAAAATGCCAAGCGACTTCATCATCATGCTCCATCGCCACTTTCATTTCATGGCGATAAACTTGAACCCAATCCCTATCTTCTTCCTTGAGGGCTGTAATTTCTGGCGTTAAGTATTCTTTTGTTGAACAACTACTGAATAGCAAAAGAATTAATAAATACCTTAACACATACTATGTTACACTTAATATTTCTTCTTTTTCGCCTTTGACTTCTCGCAGTGTCCTGCTTCTGAGCAAGATTTCGGGTTTTTGCAAGAGTCGCAGGTTTCAAAAGCTTTAGATTTTTTCTTTGGTTTCTGTGCTTTTTCGTATGCTTCTTTTGAAGGTCTATCTTTATCCCCAGGTTTCGCGGGTCTATAGTTCTTACCTTCTCTTTTTTTCTTTTTTCGGATATTATCCCAAAGCCCTTGCTTGCTATCAGATTCATCGAGCATATCAAGTATTTGATCTTCGAAATCTTGACTGCTAGAAACTTTACTTACAGGTTTTTTGCTCCACATTTTGCATGACCAATACTTTGCTTTGGTCTTCGGACCTGGGTTGTCGCAATTATGCCTAGCCCTAAAAGACTTTCTTCTTTCTGGATTGTCTCTTTTAATTTCCATATTTGGATCGCCGAAGTTCACTTTTACAACATTACCTTTTTCATTCTTAACATAGACTGAAAATTTCTTTGGCCCACCTGGGGTTCTAAAGGGTTTATTTAATTTTTTTCCTTTATTTTTTTCTTCAGCAAAAGCTTCCTCGGAAATTTCTTCTTCGAAACCTTGCTCTGCGAGCAAAGCTGCTCGTATTTCCTCTGTTAGGTCAATTTTGGTTACCTTTTTTTTCATTATGATAAAATCTCTGTTAATGGTTCTCCTTTGTGTGCAATCGTAAATGGCCTTCCTGATGGAGAATATTGAAAGCTATTTAATGACAACCCTAGTGCATATGCAATAGTAGCATTTAGATCCGCTGGCTTAACGGGTCTCCCGTCAATTGGCGACCTTCCCGTCTTATCAGTTTCTCCGTAAGTGATTCCTCCTTTTACCCCGCCTCCAGCTAAGAAAGCCGTAAAACAGTAAGGCCAATGATCTCTTCCGTCTCTGCCGTTAATGTTTGGAGTTCTACCAAATTCAGAAGTTAACACCACTAAAGTTTCCGACAAAAGCCCCCTGCGATCTAAGTCAATTAATAAACCGCTCAATGCTTGGTCTATATCTGCGCAATTAGCCGCAACCCTCTCAAAATTATTATCATGGGTATCCCAACCGCCTCTGGTGACCTCAACATACCTCACACCATTCTCCACAAGCCTTCTTGCAAGAAGACAACCTTGGCCGAAATTTGTTGTACCATACAAACTAGATGTCATTTCTGATTCTTTTGTAATATCAAAAGCATTCAGATCGTCACTATTCATTAACTTAATTGCATCTTTATATAAATCAGAATAAGCTCTAATTTGTTTTTGCGGGAAATCTGTTGCAAAGTTTTCATTTAAAGCTTCTGTTATCGATATCCTCCCTTGAAAGTGCTCTTGATCTAAATAGGATGCCATTTTGCTATTTGCTAATCCAGACTTTGGGTTATTAATAGGTAAAGCTCCATATTTAGATTCTAGGAAGCCTGCACCACCCCCACCTCCGCCAATTTTTACATTAGCTGGAATTGTTTTATTAAGAGAACCCGAAAGTTTCGAAACCCAGCTACCAAAAGTTGGGTGAACAATAGTTCCTCTTTTAAGATAAGATGTATGCATAAGGTAGCTCGCTTGCTCATGCGCACCTTGGCTTGTGTTCATGGTTTTTATGATCGCTGCATTATGCATTATTTGTGCAGTTTTGGGTAAATTTTCAGATAAAATCACTCCATCTGCGCTTGTTGCTATAGATTTTGTCGGACCTTGAATATCTGGAGCATCTGGTTTCGGTCCAAAAGTATCTAAGTGAGACATTGCTCCAGCCATATTTAAATATATAACATGACGAGCCGTGGGTACTCTAGCCCCTGGAGTTAAGGCTTGAACGCTGTCATGTATAAAATTTCCTGCCATAGGCATTAAGCCTACGCCCAAACAGGCTTTTGCTGCATGAGCTATGAATTCTCTTCTGCCAAGTTCATCTATACTACTATGTTTCATAGTAATATTATTACACAATTTTATGCAAAAGTCAAGATATATTGTGTATTTCTTGCGCTTTACTTAACGAACATAAATTCATGGGTGTTAATTAACGCCCAAATTATTTCTTTATATTCATCTTTTTGGTTTTTCAAATTCTCCGTAAAAATTCTTAATTCTTGAGAAGTTGGTTCTCTGCTTAGTATATATTTATAACCTACTTCAACTTTATCTTTTAATGTCTTCTTGGATTCTATTGCTTTTATTATTTCAAAATTTTTATTCTTGAGTAATCTCGTTTCCACAAAGCCATTAATTAAATTCAAAACCTGCGTTGCTGAAGCGCTTTTATCTGAATTTTCTATCTGCTCCCTATCCGACCCGCCGAACTCACGAATTAGATGTCCAATAGGAGCAGGAGAAGGTAGTTCTGATGCTCTTACAGAGTTACGATCTTTTACGAAGTTCTTTCGGTATTCTTGTTTTTTTGCGTCTTGTTGGGATTTATATTTGTCCACGCAAGATTCACAGCAAAAAGCAACTGTTTCTCCGTTCTCATTGAGGGCAAGAAGGGTTGGGTCAATCGCTCTCCCTGGCTTTATGGGGCAATCTGTATTAATCGGTTTAGAAAACTTTGTCTTATTTGGATTATTTGGTTTTTCTGTTTTATTAATCTTTGCCATAACTTGATTAAATAAATCTTCCCCGCTCATTTCTGAAAAATTTCTAAAATTTTCATAACCTTTTGTGTTTTGTTCTAATTTGCGAGAGTCAATATTACTGAATGTTAAATTCACAAGAGAGTCCCAAATCTGTTCCCCGCTCATTCTTTCGAGCATTGGCCCTTGATAAAAGTAAGGTACTGCATTTTGGGATTGTTTTTCGATATTTGGTCCAGCTATTATCCATTGTACATCTACAGGCATTTGCGTGTCTTTATTATCTTTTGGTATGACATCCCTTGCGACAGCTTCTCTTTGAAAAGTTTTTGTGTTATATAAGACTCTTAAGAATTCTTTCAAGTCATAATCCAATGCAACCATTACCTTTTCTAAATGCAGTTGTAAAGTAGGGTCTGTGGCTAATGTGTCATCAAACATATTATCCAATGGCTCAATCAGCGCCAAGCCAAAAACTTCCTTCCAAAGCCTATTGACAATCACGGCAGTAAACCTAGGGTTTGAGTCCGAGGCAAGCCAATTAGCGTATGTTTCTCTAGAGCCTGCTTCGGGAGCATATGTTTTTATATCTATCTCCTTTCCGAAAATAGTTTTTCCAGTCAAAGATTCGTTTGGTTTTGCATTATCGTATTGATAATCTTTAGGTAAATTAATTTTACCATTTCCAAGACTTGTTAGTCCTGTACCTAGGATGTCTTCAATATCTCTTACTGCATTTTGTAATTGACGCGACTTCTGTGGTTCTTCAGCCTGCTCCAGCTTTCTCCTTTCTTCTCTCACTAATTTATTTAATTCATTTAAGTTGCTCTCCCGTTTTAATCTTAAATTGGTTGAACCGCTTGTAAAAGCCGCCATTTCATAAAACTGTTTTTGAGTCCAGCGATCAAAAGGGTGATCGTGGCACTGAGCGCACTCCAAGCTTGTCCCTAGAAAAATTCTAACAGTATTTGCCATATTGTCCAAAGGCATATTTACATCCCTAGCAAAATAACTAACACCCTCGTTGCCTTCTACCCAGAGCGGTCCGGAGGAAGATAGCATTTCCCTAACCCAAACATCATAGGGTCGGTTATCTGATATGAATTGCTTAACATAATTTTTATAAGGTATTCCAGATATTCTATTATTTAGCCTGTCTTTAATCCGTAATATATCTGCCCAAAAGTTAAACCAATTACTGACATAACCCTCACTACCCAATAGCTCGTCAATTAATTTAGCTCTTTTATTTGAATCTCTGTTGTTAATAAAATTATCAAATTCTTTCAATGAAGGTGTTCTTCCGATTATTTTTAAGTAAGCCCTTCTTACAAAAATCTCATCATTGATATCCTTATTTGGCCTTTGGTTATATGATCTTAGTTTTGTTTCTATTAATCTATCTATAAAAGCCGAGTGCCTGTTTAATTGGTCACTTGATAGAGGTTTTTTGAATTTTGGAAGAGCTTCGTGGCTCGGAGGGAAATTATTTTTAATATAAGCCTGATTATCTTTTGTTAATGAATTGATTTTAATTCTAAAAAGTTGCCCATCTTCCCACCTCTCTATTAAGGCATGAGTCGAGTTGGCTTCAAGTATATCCGCTTTAAGATTTTTTCCGTTATTAAAGTAAAGCTCGCCTGCAAAACAGGTGCTAAAAGATAGTAAGGTCAGTAGTAATATTTTCATAATCTGTGCAAATATATTACACATTAGTATTAAAAAACTACAATTTTATTAAATCCTGCGAACTGTAGCAGTAAAAGATCGCACTCCCTTCTGTGTCATATAAGTATAGCTTCTCTCCATTTTCCCTGCAAAAAAACGGGTAGCAATCTTTATTCGTCCAAATCCAGCCGATAGATTCTACCCATAGCCAAAATCCATTATGGGTTGCATATGGATAAACCCATTGCAGTTTTGGGTGAAAGACCCAAATCGAATTTGATTGATAAAAATAACCAAGCCATTCCGAATACCTCCAGCTTGGATACTCTGTTTCTACGGAATCGTGGATGACAACATAGGAAAAACCTTTATCTGTAAAACTATCCAACATCGATAGTAGCACTAAATGTTCTTGCTCTCTTAGATATTGACTGTATTCGTCTCTGACATCTTGAGAATACATATCATAAGTTGGCATTGACTCTTCAAATGCAAACCCCACGCAAGCAGAGAACAATATAAATATAATAATATATTTCATGATTATTTCCATTTGCAGTAATTAGGGTCTTCTGCTCTTTTTCTTCTCATGTACTCACGTTTTTGTTCTCGTCTTTTTTCGAGATTATTTTCGTCATACTTTTTCTGAGCTTTTTTCTGAGCTTCCTGCCCTTTCTTCGTTTTAAGATAACGCTTTTGTCTTTCGTTCATAGTATTAATATGAACTAAAAACTCAATTTTGTCAAGATAAATTTAATTCTTTGAACCACTTGTATGTCATCTTTAGTCCATCTTTTAGTTTTGTTCTGGCTGTGAATCCAGAGTCAGTCATCCTAGAGTTATCCATTTTTTTTCTAAAAGTCCCGTCTGGTTTTGAGGAATCGAAAGAAAAATCTCCCTTATATCCAATAACATCAGATATTAAATAAACCAATTCCATAATTGAAACCTCTTCTTCTGAGCCACAATTTAAATGTGACACCCCTTGGGAATAGATATTTTCCGCATCAATATTAATTAAGCAAAATTCAATCGCCTCCGCTAAATCGTCTACAAATAAGAATTCCCTCAAGGGTTTTCCCGAACCCCAGATCTCAACACAATTTATATTATTGCGCTTTGCGTGGTCTATCTTTCTCATTAACGCTGGTAAAACATGAGATGTCTCTAGGTCAAAATTATCTCCAAAACCATAAAGATTACAAGGCATTAATGAGTAGAAGTTGCTTCCATATTGATAAAAATAACTCTCACAGGTTTTTAATGCTGCTATTTTAGCTATTGCATACGGTTCGTTTGTGGGTTCTAGCTTTCCACTTAAGAGAGACTCTTCAACTATGGGGATTTCGCACTGCTTGGGATATATACAAGATGATCCTAGGTTAATTAATTTCTTTACCCCATGTTTGTGCGATTGGTTGATGATGTTTGCTGAAATTTGTAAATTATTAAAAATGAATTCACCTTTGAAGGAATTATTTGCTAGGATTCCTCCGACTTTTGCTGCGCAATTCACCACCATAGTTGGCTTATACTCTGCAAAAAACTCCTCAACAGACTGTTGATTAATTAAATCTAATTTAGATTTATCTAGCGTAATAACATCGTAATCTTTTAAACGCCTCCAGAGTGCAGAACCAACCATACCTTTGTGTCCTGCAATGAAAATTCTCTCATTTATTAAAGTGTTTCCGCTCATCATGTTCATACATTTTTTGAACCAGACCTTTAAAGTCGGTCTTCCTCTTCCAATGTAATTCAGATTCTGCCAATCTTGGGTCTCCACATAATTCATGCACTTCTGCTGGTCTATAAAATTTAGGATTGATTTTAAGTAAAATTTCTCCAGTATCTTTCATAAAAACTTCATCCTCTGGTTTATTTGAACCATTTTGAAATTTCCAAGAACCATCGATCCCTGCACACTTAAAGCACTCATCCACAAACTCCCTAATCGTATGCATCTCACCACTTGCGAGTACATAATTAAATGGACGATCTTGATTCATCATTAACCAAACCCCCTCCATAAAATCCTCTGCATCGCTCCAGTCTCTTTGAGCTTCTAGATTGCCTAATTCAAAACAAGGTAGTTCTAAATTATTTACAATCGAAAATTTAATTTTTGCTACAGCATCCGAAATTTTCCTTGTGACGAAGTCGAGCCCTCTCCTCACTCCTTCATGGTTAAAAAGCCAACCCTGGACGGCGTATAAGCCATAAGACTCTTTATAAACCCTTACAATATGTCTAGCGGCGCATTTTGCTGCCCCGTAAGGAGATTGAGGTAATAAGGGATGCTTTTCGTCTTGAGGTGAATATGCTACATCTCCAAATTCTTCTGAGGAGCCCGCATTATAAAATCTACAATGCGGAGAAAATCTACGAATAGATTCTAATATATGTAGAACAGCGTTTGCATCTGTATCCCATGTTTGAATCGGGTACTTCCAACTTCCTGCAACAAAAGATTGCGCTGCAAAATTAATAAAATAGTCAGGCTTTATGTCCAGAACAACATCCCTTATGCTGTGCGCGTCATTTAAATCCATATCAATTAAATTAAACCTAGGTTCGTTTTCTAAATGTAAAATATTCTCATGATTTTTAACGCTAAGTCTTCTTACTGCTCCATATATCTTATGGTTTGTATTTTTCAGTAAATAGTCTGCCATATGACTTCCATCTTGACCTGTTACTCCTGTGATAATTATTTTTTTCATATTGAATTTTTAAATTTTTCGTACTCATATATCAAAGATCTTGAGTCCGCTCCTTTTTTAATACACGGGTAATCAAAAAACTTTGGATTAATGTACCAATCTTCTACTGCCACTAATTGGTTATCTCTTACTCCAGAAAAGGAAACATTTTCAAATAGTAATCTATAGCCTTGATCTTCAAAAAGTTTGTTGGAAAACGCCTTTAAAGCATACTGTCCTCTATATAAATCGTGCTCAAAGGTGATAAACTTAAACTCAAAATAATCAAAAGGGAAATTATTTAAAACTTGCAAGGTTGCATCATCGATATCAAATGAAAAGTAATCTATAGATTTTGGGCAACCAATCTCTTCCATTGTTTTAACGATATCTACTTTTGTTAAGTCAATACAATACGCTTTTGTTTTTCTCGTCTGATTAAATCTATTTATATAATCGGGGTTTATGTCAATAGAGATTCCATTCCAACCCATTTGCTCTAGAAACATAGTATTGTTTCCGCATGGTTTGTTTATGCCATCCCCGCAGCCAAAATCTAAAAAAAATCTATTTGAATCTTTAAATAAATGATTAACAAAAATATCCTGTCCTGCTTGAGAGTACGGCATTTAATCTTCCTCGGCAATATCTATTAATTTTTTTCCTTGTGCATCTACGCTTGCAGAAGAAAACCCCCAAAAGGTAAGCTCCCATAAAATATGGGCCATCATCTCTTCTTTATTTAATTTAATATTTGAATCAATATTAAGTTGCAATAAGGATTTCCAAGGTAAAAAATCCAATGAGAAGTATTCGTCTCCATCTTCATTTCTTAAGCATACATCAATATAGGCTTCTTGATCTTGATGAACCTCTTTTATGTAAATCGTGGAATGGCTTACATCTTTGTCTTCATGGGTTTCTGGGGTCATCTCTCTTAGTTCATCAAAAGCTCGCAAAAATCCAGTGTCCATGTTTTCAATTTTGCTAACAGTATATGATTCTGATAGATAATGTTTGTAAACCTTATTAAAGACAGGTTTATATCTCGTTGATTTTAGTAATTCTTGAAGTGTCATTTAGATCGGTCCGAAATTCTGCTTTTTTGGTTGAGAATACTCTTGATATAAGTAGGGGTTGATTCCCAGCATTTTGTTGACTTCATGTATATAAATTCTTTGAGATTCAAGAACTGTATTTTGAGAGTCAATAATAGATTGAAGTTCGTTATTTGCATTTTGTAAGGAATAGATATAATATACTACCCAAGCTCCAATTGCAAGAAAAATTAAATCAATTAAATCAATCTTCATAAATATATGTTACACATCTTTTGTTGCCTTGCGAGAATAAGTTCCTAACCCGCAACAGGCTGCTGAAAAAACACTAAAAATCGCTAAGGGGTGACCTATAATAGCGAGTTCGATACAAAAAAACATATTAATCAAGCAGCATATAATCAAAAGTTTACCTAAAGAATTACAGTCCCTCCATGGCCTCAAAGTTCATCCTCCTCTTCGTCAAAAAAATCTTCGTCCATTTCGAATTCAATACTCCCTACTTCAAGCAACTCTTTTGTTTTTTCTGTTAATGCTCCAACCAATGTAATAGTGTTTAAATCAAATTCTTCTAAGAATCTTTCTACTAAATTATCTAACTCAAATCTAAATGCATCAGTTTGTTCGTCGTAATCCCTAGGGCTGATAAATTCTAAATCTTCGTCCACATTATATTATGTGGTGATTTTAATAATTAATCAATTTTCTTTTGTTTATTTGTTAAAAAACTGCGCTCATGTCTATTACCCCAATTTTAATAAATCACGGACAATTATAATTCTCTCTCTTTCACTATATTTTTTGTTAGGAGATTTTGTTTGAAGCGTAACCTTGACCATGTTATGCGATACATGATGCACTAAAACGTTTGAGTTGATGTTGGCTCCCCCGAATCTTGTTCTGTCTCTCGTCATTAAAATATTATATTTCTTTCTCAGTTCTCCTGCCGTACTATTGTTCTTTGGCATGAAATTATAATTAAAAAACTCTTGATCATGATAGTGTGTTGCCTGTTTCTTTAAACTGTCGATGCGTTCATTACTGACATTAACAAATGCTTTGCATAAATTTTCAAATTGATCGGGCGTTCCGCTTGCTAAAAATGGAACCCAGTTATCCATTAAATGAAGTTTATCTCTCGGCTCTGTAATTGGAAAATTAATATTTATTGCATCATAATCGGAAACATAAAAAACTTCTTCTTTTTGAGTTGCGTACGCTAACCAGCGAAACCAACAACTCATTCCGTAGTCATTAATTTCTTTATTTGTTATTTCTTTAAATATTCTACGCATTTCTAAGTTCAAAGTTTCAAAATACGGATGCTTTTTTGCATCTTCCAGATTAAGCACGATAGGTTCGTAGCCATGTCGAGACCAACTAATTTTCCATAAATTAATTAATTCTCGTTGACTGGAAAAATTGATATCTTGATAGTAAGTATATATTTTCATATCGAATATTATTTAAACGAGTAATTCTTCATGTCTATAACTTCTTTTTCTGCACACAAAATAAGATCAATCGTCTTCTGGCTTAGCTGGCTTCTAATTTCTTCCTTGAAGTTTTTGATATACTTGTCTTCTCTAAAGCCAATATCTGCATCAATATTTAATTTATTTAAAATAAAACGAAGATCTTCCGTGATGTTTTCAAGCGAACCGACAAAATCTAATAATTGTCCATCACGATATATATAATTTTTAAAACTATTCTGTTTTAATGTGCGCGAAATAAAATCTTCAATATCAATATCTACTGAGACCCCGTTATCTAAGAATTTATTTTTCTTCATATTAACCCAAGAAATCATTCGCTCCCACGGATTTCTAACAAAAGTAAACCAATAATAATCATTTGGGTTTTTATTTATGCTTTTGATGTAATTTGAGGCTTCTGATGAATTCCAGTGTCTTAGGTTTAAAGATTTTTCAGAAATAATGCTTAAATCAGCATATTGTTTCAGCGTATTTTCTCTAAATCCTGATCCAGTTTTTGGCGGATTTAGGCAAACAAATTTATATTTATGCGACAATATCATTTAAGTAAATAATTTTTATATAGTATAACCTTTTAATTCTATTACACGGCTTTCTTTTTTGGCAACAAGATCAATTAATTCTTGGTCATAAATATCTGTCATCTTGAGTAAGCTAGAACTTTTGTTTCCGTGTTGCAATCCAGGCGAGCTCATACCAACTTGATTACATAAAAACACAAACTCATCCTCAAGATTTTCAAAACTCGCTACATGATTAACTATGACCCTTCCCTTGTCATCGGAATAATATGAATCTTGTGAGTTGTTATTTAATATAATTTTTCTTAATACAGCGTGGTCATCTCTGTTCTTGAATAATTCAGCGCAATGTTTCCCTTGGTTAATTTCAGGCTTACCCCAATTTATTGATTCGTCTAGACATAAATATTTCTCACCGTAACTTTTAAAATATTTAAAAAAACTAAAATAACGAGCCCATGGGTTACGCACAATCGTAAACTTAAAATAATCATTCCAATTCCAGTTATTTTTTTTGAATTGCTTTCTGACGCGAATTGCATTATCATGTTGATAAAATTCCGCATTTAAATTTGGCTCCCCACAAATGTTGATAACTTTTAACGGAATCAAGCTCTGGCGGAGCGATCTTGTGCCAGTTTTTGGAATATCAATTGTAATAAATTTATGTTTGTGTGATATTAGCATTTTGACAATACCTCTCCCATAGTTTTCTATCCCACTGAGTACGATTTAAGAATTTTTGTTTTGTTTCTTCGTCTAGATCATCTATTGTTATTTTGGCAGATTTGCTAGAAACGTTCTTAAGTGCTCGTTCTCTATCCGAATCGGAAACTTTTCTATTAAAACAATTCAATAAAACTTGATTTATTAATATATCTGTATTCTCGATAGATTTAATTTCAAAATTATGAAAATCAAGAAATCTTGCCGCTAAGTTGAACCAGCCTTTACTAATGGATTCTTCTGCAGGCATTCCAGAGATAACCCGAATTAGCCAACTATCTTCTACTTTTTCAGATTTAATGTAATCTAAAAAACTTTCTTGCTTAATTGATCCGTGTGTTGGTTCATGTGAGGATTCTTCTCCAGTAAGGTAGTAATATAACGATTGCTGTCTTGAAAATGCATCCCTTAGAATTAAAAAATTCAACGGCGTTTTTCCGCAAATATCAAGTAATTCATAAGCCTGAAATAAACCCGATCTTACATCTTGATTTCCTACAGGCTCAATAACTACAGCCAAAAGCCTTAACTGTTTGTTTCTCAGATATGTTTTAAATGTTTCTATACCGCAAGATTTAGCCCTTCGGTTATTTTTACCCCTCATTACTGCAACCGGATGCGCCTTCATATTTTCATCGTTCTTCCAGTAATCTGTTAAAAACTCTACAGTTAAAGTCAAATTAAAAAGCGGGCTTTCTACGCTAATTTTTTGTACACAAAAAGCTTCTTTTTTCTTTTCCCTCTCCAGAATGCGGATAAAGTATCTGTTGAATACATCTTGAACATAAGTCCCCGCATTTTTAGGTATATGGAGGTGAACTGGAACCAAAGAATTCACAATAGGTAATTACACAAAAAAAAAGAGAGCAGGGATAAACCCCCGCTCTCTTTAATTACTCAAAACAATAACCCTTATTATTCTGAGTTTTTGCCCTGCTTTTGAAGCAGCGCCACGACAAGTAACAAGGTAATTAGCCCCGCTAAACTTGCTCCTTCTCCAACAAAACCATTAACAATGGCTTGTAGGTTGGAGATCACATTCATACCGACGGATTCTCCGAATACTACTTGAGAGAGGACAAGAAGCCCAACAATCGAAAGTAATACGCTAAAGATGCCTCCTACGGCGTTTCTTACTGTTTCTACTACGTTATTCATAATATTAGAAGTTTAGATTTAATCCGATTCCCCAAACCGTTTCGTAATCACGGGATTCTGCATCTGAAAAAGAAATATCTGTAAAAACATTAAAGTCTTCAGAGATATCTTTAGATACTACTGCTGTTAAGCCTGTATAAGTTTGATTGTCTGACGCAAGAGTGTCAGTCGAACCAAGTAAGCCTCCTAGATTTAGGTCTACTAAATCAGTATCAACATTATAAGACAAAGAACCTTCAAAAGTTTGCAAACTTTCGTCGGTATCATCAAAGAATGAGATTGTTGGAGTTAGGGCTGTATTCAATTGGACTTGAACAAAGTATTCCAAGGCGTTATCCGCCCCAGAAAAATCTGTATTATATAGTCCAATCGAAGCGTTGATCGTGTCTTCAAACAGGTCCGTGCCTACACCAATGGTGAATTCATCACTATCAACCCCAGCATCTGTAGATTGACTTGTGAAAAAGTCTCCATATACATCAAACTCCGAAACCTCCGTGGAAAAACCAATAGAAGCTTGAGCAGCTTCGGTAGAAACCAAAGCCCCTCTTCGAGCATAATCTGAAGTATACTTAGTGCTTGCAGAGCCTGAGAAAGAACTCTCTTCAGCGGCGTTTAAACTTACTGCACCTAAAAATAGGGCAGCAACCAATGTTAGTTTTGTTTTTGTATTCATATTGAATTAATAAAGTATGATAATATCAAAAAAAGCTAAATATGTCAAGAAAAAATTAAATGTCTATCCCTGCTGGATTAAAATGACACATGTAATACCCTAAAGGATCAACTTTAATACCTTTTCCATATTCTCCTGATAACTGCTTAATAAAAGCCCAGTCTTCGCTCTCTCCTTCGATTCCGTTCCAGTTTTTCCAAAAACATTTCTCTCTCGCTTTAGCTCGATGAAAAATATTTGGCGTTCCGATACGACAGATTTGCTCTTTTGACGGTAATTCTGTCCAGCGAAAATTCTGCAAATCTTTATTGATGGATTTGTCTTTTATTTCTTTTATGTTTAAAAATTCTTTTTTAATATCTGGAAGGTATACATCACAAAAACCCCAATCAAAATTAAAGTTTGATACAAGTTTTTCTATATAAGACGGAGCAAGATAATCATCCGTATCTAAATAAGAAATAGTTTCGCCTTTGGCAAAAAATAACCCAACTGTTCTCAAAACTCCTGGGTAGCCCTTGCTCTGTTTTGGCGCTTTAATCAACTGAATATCTTTATATTTAATATAGAAATTTTCATAAATAAAGTTTGTTTGTTCGCAGCCATCGCTAACAATGATTAATTCTTTGTCTTGGTAGGTATTGCAAATAAAAGAATCTACTGCTCTTTTAAATTTTTTATCTCTATTTTTTGCACAATTTGGATAATTCCCTAAAAACGAAATCATTATTACTGAATGTGTCATTTTATTTTTTAGCCATACGTTTCACTCTTTTGTAACCCCACCAGACCTTCCTTAGTAGGTTCTTTAGTTTGGCTACTTTAAACCAGTCTCCTTGATCCTTTGCCTCTAAAATCTCTTGCTCGGTCTTTTTAACTTTGCGTGATTTATAAGGTCTTTCATTCCACGCTAAAAGCCAAGGTGATCTTTTATCTTTTCTAGTCATGCCAGTATCTATTTATATTACACATATTTTCTGCAATTTCACTAGCTCCTAAAGTGCTAGGCTCTTTTATGCGCCAAACTTGAGCGCAAGAAAGGTTTGTGCAATCCCAGTTATAAACGTTTTGTAATAAAAAAATACTGTTTACATGTTTTTTATCATTTAAATAAGTGAATGTACACTCCGCCAAAATAGCCCCAAATTCATCAATGCAAGATACAGATATCTCTGGCTGAAATTTGAGTAGTCCTCCCACTACTTTTTTATAATACTGCATTGTGAAGCTTGGGTTTTTGGTCATCTTTATTTTATCTAAAGGTGTCCCAGGTTTGTCAACCCCACAAAGAAGCATGGTCTCTACATAATAGTCGTGGAAACCGTGCAACTTCTCCGCGAAATAATCATTTATCTCGCCTGAAAAAATGTGCCTTATCGTCTGCAATTTTCTTTTTTAAGCGGTTGACTGCCTTTTTTAAAAGAGAAACCTCTCTTTCGGAGGAAGATAGCTGCTTTTGAAGCTTTCGGTATTTAGTGTTCGAGTATTTCATTTTATTCTCACCTCTTCCCAAAAGACATTTCCTTGTTGAATATTTTCTTTAATCATCTTCTGTTTTTTGCTTAATTGCGAGTTTCCGCTTTTGATTTCAGAAAAAGTAACACCTTCATCTTCAAATACGATATAATCTATAGGCTGACCTAAGAAAACAGAAGATTCTGGATCATGTGGAAAGCAATCTAAGAAAGGGGCAAACTTTTCTGCGATATGCCCTGTGCGCACTTCGGAACTTTTTTTCTGAGATAAAAGTTTTTTGTATGCCGCCCTTTGCTTTAAAGATTCTTTCTTGGACTTATATACACTTAGAATTAAAGCCAAACATACAGCGGCAAGAATACAGTATAACGCCAAGATGTGGTTCATTAGTCTAAGTCAATATTACGAGACTCGCAATAAGCCATTGCGTATCCAGCTTTGTAATGAAAATGTTGAGCAAATAAAGCGAGCCCTAATATAATATAGGGTTCAAACTTCATCGGTCCAAAATGAATAAATAAAAGCACCGCCATAATTACGGAGGGCATGAACTTATTCAAACAATAATTAAGTAGCTGCATTTTGCTTTTCGCTTGGCTTCGCCCAAGAAGACTTAGGTTCAATAACGAAACTTCTACGAAGCTCGTCTGCAACTTCCGAAGAAATGCTTTCTATGACGCCTTTTTCTGCGAGAGACAATTTATACTTACTGTACTTTTGTAGTACACTCTTAACAAGAACTTTGGTATTTGGTTTTTTCATGTTATAAAGATAATAATACTTTATTTCCGCTTCAATGTCAAGGTTTTTTTGAGAAAAACCATTTAATTTAATATCATCTCATATGAAAGCCGATCGAGTATTGTGCAATGTAGTTTTGAGTATTCTAAGCCTTGCTGGCTGTCTAATAAAAACTAGGAATTGCCCTAGAAGTTTAAAATGTTTTATCTCTGGGTTTTTTAATAAAAAAAATGATTTTAATCCTTATGAAGAAATATTTTTTTACGAGGGTCAGGCTACTAGACAAGCTGCTATATCTGGAGTTTTGAGAAATAAATACGATCCTGATTTATACTTAAGTGATGAGATTCCTAATTCTGTAAAATATATCGGCTACGGCCTTTGGAATGGGATTTGCAAAAGAAAGAAAATTAACTTTTTATTAAAAAAGAAAATATCCCCTAAAGAAAAAAACCTACTAGCTGATGGAGAGTTTTTTGCAAAAACCTTAATGAGTCCAGATTCTTTAATTCAGTCTAGTATATCGAATTTAAAAATTAGAAGCCCGCTTAATATTTCTCAGGCCATGGGAATAGGTAGAGCTTTGACATGGCTCGACCCCGAAGATAAAAAGTATCAGATACAAAATTCTCAAGCTTTTGAGGTACTCCTCATTGGTAAATTTATAGCTCATTGTTTGACAAGTCTAGGAGACCCTGATTTAATTAATAAAAGAGTCGAGAAGATTGCAAAATCATATCCCGAGCAAAGCAAGCTTATTCAAGATATTTCTTTTGAGATTTCGAGCTGTCCAAATAAATTATACAAATATTACGAAGACTTGCATGCTAATCTTTTTAAAATCGGTAAATATTCCTCATAAAAAAAAGACCTGTAGTTATGTTTTCCTGAAAGATCATTAAATACAGAATTGTGCCCAAATTTTCTTAACACTGGAAGGCTTGCCAGTTCTATGCATGCAAATACCGCGTCAAATAACAAAGGGGTAAATGGTGTTGAAACGGCCCAAGCGAACGCCACGAAAAACTTTAATGCTAGAGCCCTCTCAATCAGTAATAGTATAAACCTCGAAAAACAAAACTGCATCACCCCAAAACAAAGAGCCAGTGGTAGATTGATCATTCCGAGTGCTAAGCATTTTATGTTAACTGCTAAAAAAATAAAATGATACAAATAGTAGTTTAATATAAGAAAACCCAAACTCCTGAAGTTGTAGTTTGATAAAAAATTTTTCAAAAGCTTTGCTGGTTTATGGGTCTTATATTTACCTTTAAGCCTGTACATAAAGCAATTATTTGGAAGTAAGAAGAGCGGTTTGGTTTTAAATTTCCAAAAAGATGCTGCCAGAGATTTTAATAAATCTGACAATTTGTAATTCATGCTTAGCCCAATCTGCCTCGCAATCTCCTCATTGTAAAAACCATAGGCTACCACGTGATCTAGTGGAAGTTCTTCTTGTCCAAAGAAATATTTTTTATTATATTCTTTTATTTTTTCTTCTATATTATTTAATATCCTTAACCTCTCAGTCTTGTTCGTGATCATGTGGTGAATCAGTAGGGATTGCATTTCAGTAATGTTCGCTAAGCCTCCTGTGTTTGGTCTAGTCGCCCCTATTATATAAATATTGTTGAGATCTTTAGGAACCACTCCCAAAAAGTTTTCTCTAGGGACGTATTTGTAGCAAGCCCCATCCTCTTTAATGATTTCAATATCGTCTAAACCTGGACGCTCCGTATTTCCTTCTATAAGGTAATCATATTTTACTATATTATTGGAGTGGTATATTTCTTTTTTATCTCTATCTATGTTAAATATTTTTTTATTTAAAACTTTTACTAAACCTTCGTTTATAAAGAAAGTTAAGTCATTTAATTTATAGCCATTTTTAATCGAACCCTCTATATCTTCTGCGAAAAGTTTGTGGTAGACATCTATTGGCCAATATTTAACAAATACTTGATTGAATGAAATCATCGACGCATCTGCAGCGCAATCTACTTCCCTCTCTGTGCCAAATTTAACTTGAAATAAGTTTTTCGAGGTAAACCTGGCAAAATATTTATACACGTTGTGACTTATGGAGTCAATTAAGGTTAATATTTTTCGCTTAAGGCTCAAATCTTTTCTTGTTCTTAAGTTTTTAATTGCTTTAAGCTTAATTTTTCCATATGGAAAGGTTGCGGAAGAGAAAGAAACACTTAATAAGTCTTCATAAGCTTTTTTTGAGAAAAAACCTAAATTTTGGAATTCAAATTGATCTAGAGTGCAAATCTGATTGAAATTAGGATCATGCCAGCACTTATTTAAGCATGTCGGCCCGCCGTTAGTTAATAGATATATTTTATTGTCCCCCGAAATTAAATCAGATATAAGCATGTTTGCTGTATCCCCGCTGGAACTTAATACTATAGTTTTATTCTGGATTTTTCTGTCAAAATTTACTATAGAATCCGCAATTTTTCTTTTTAAACCAGAAGAAATAATGACATTTTTAGCCTTATAAACATTTCCTTCTTCGGTTTCAACTATACTATAGTCTTTATAGTTGTATATTTTTTTAACCCAATCTTTTGTTATTCTGTCTTTGTATTTTTCATAATATGATTTTTGGTAATTTAAGAACTCTTTTGCTGTAGGGAACAAATCTTCTTTAAACTTCCATAGGTCCCAAGAAAAAAAACTGCAAAATCTAGTGCTTACTAAATCAAAGTTTAAATTATCCGATTTCTCCATTTTTCGCCAGATACTGGCTTTTTTGGATAAAACTTTGAAGTCTTCCCCGCTGATTTCTAGCTCTCTTATAATTGGGATCGCTGACATCCCGAAGCCAATGACTAGATTGGCAACTGAATATTCATCCCCCTTCTTCATTTTTAATTAAGCGCCCGTACTGCCGAAACCTCCACCTGACCTTTCTGAATCGGAAAGCTCCTGACATTCTTCGACCTCAACCCAAGGAAGTTTAATAATTACCAACTGTGCCACTTTATCTCCAAGCTCATATTCTTTTGACCCTAAAGCTGGAACACTCATTCTTACCTTGACTTCACCTCTGTAACCCGAATCGATTACGCCAACAGAATTTCTTAAAAAATGATCTGTATTTGATATGCTAGACCTAGGAAATATCAAACCCGCATAACCTTCTTCAATCTCCATTGCTATACCTGTTCCGTATTCAAAGTATTTCCCCGTCCTAGTTATCGTTAGCGCTCTCAAGTCCATTCCTGCGTCACCCTGTTTGGCGTAAAAGGGTAATTCCGCCTCTTCTCTTAGTTTTTTAATTTTCAATTTCATGAATTTTAACTCCTGCCTTACTTAATAAGTTTATTCCGTCTTTGTTTCTGTATAACTCTCCATAAACGACTCTTTCAATTCCTGACTGTATGATTAATTTTGCACAATCTACACATGGAGAGATTGTAATATACATTGTTGATCCAACGCTTGATTGGGTTGATTTTGCCAACTTAGTTATTGCATTACTCTCGGCATGCAAAACTTCTGCCTTTGTAATCAAAGATTTATTATAGGGATCTTCAAATTCGCAATCGTTATCAAAACCAGAAGGTGTGCCATTATATCCATCAGAAATAATCGAGCCATTTTTAACTATAATGCAACCGACCTTTTTTCTTTTTGCCATAGACAGCTTACTCCATCTTGATGCAATATCAAGATAAGCTCTGTCCAAATCTCTAAGGCTAGCCATTTCCGTTTTTGTTCCAAATTTGGACTCCTTCTAGCTTCATAATATCTTTTGATAGAATTTGGCTAATTTTAGATCCAGTCCGTGGGTTTACGTATATTTTGTACTTAGCTTCTTTTGGCGATCTAACAAAAGGTACATCCCATCTAACCCTACATTTTGGAGAGACTAGAAATTCTAACAAGACCTTTCGGTTTACGATGATAAAATCATCAGACCTCTCAAAGGCAATAAAATGTGCCGGACCATAAATCCACCCATCTTCTTTAGAATTTTTCTTGTACTCTATCCAAGTCCAGCGATCTGTATATTTGGATTTTGTTTTAGACTTTTTTCGTTTTACCGCAAAGAGTAGATTTACCTCTCTTCGGGGGTTTTTATAAACCCCCTTGAGATGGTAATCTATTCCTTTTGCGACCAGGTCTTTGCTTGCCGGAGAGACGATATATTTTCGAAGTTGGGCAAGCTCAGGAAAGTTATAATTTTCAATTAACTCTATTTCCACTACCAAGCTTTATTGGGTTTTTCTAGTTCTACAATCTCAAAGTTAAGTCTTTCTTCTCTGGCACCTGTTTTGTTATAGAAAGCTTTTCTTCCTGAAATTATAGAATTTAATCTAGCTTGCGCAGATTCTTTTTCAAGGTAATTGATATCTTCAAATCTTCTACCATTTTTGAGTATGGCGTAGATTGATTTTATCATTTTAGTTTTCTACCGCTTCTTGATCTTCTTCTGTCGATTCACTAGACTCGCTCGACTCGGTATCTTCTGAACGTAATTCTTGAGCAATTTCTTGCGCACGAATATTCGTTAATACTTCCTCCATGGCTTTTTCATCCATCTTGTCTAGTTCTTCTTGAGCTCTTTCGAGAGCTTTTTCTTGAAGAATAGCTAAGGTTTGCTGTACCGTGGCGGTCTGAAGAAAAGAATTAGCAATAGCTAACTTAATTTTGTTTTTTTGTTCGTCATTCATATTAATAAAAAAATATTATATAGTTTTGTATCTTAAATGTAAATAATAATTTAAACTTTCTCTAAATTAATTTTGTTATTTTTACTCTTAGGAGAATACTTTAATAAAATTAGAAGCATGTTAGTAATTTTTCTAAGTTCAACCTGCTTTTTTTCCTTTGGCATTTTAGAGTTTATGTTATATAAACTCTGTAGTCCATCACTGATCTCTGCTTTTAAGCGATCCCTAAACCTTTTGGGTAAGAATGTATCCGATTTATCTTTTGGGTAACAGTCTCTGATTAGGGAATGCAGTAATTTATGGAATGGAGCCCGTCTTACTTTTTTACTATTTTTAGTAAAAATATCTTTAATCTTTTTAAACATAATTTAAATTTGGTGGAGGTGGCGGGAGTCGAACCCGCGTCTTGTATATTGTCCCATTTTAAGTCTACAGTAATATCTTATTTTTTTTATTGTTTGGATATAAGAATCTAACATCTTGTTACAATTATTTTCAGTTTATGAACAAGCAAACCTTTTCTGTTTTGCAGATGGATGACCCCCTGTTAACTTATCTGCGTCCATTAGCAGGAGGTTGCAGCCTCAAGCTGCAAGAGCGAGCTCTTCGCTAACGAAGGGCTCAACAGAATTAATGTTTTTAGCACTTATTCTTTTATGCCTTTTTACGAAGCCAGGCATCTCTTCGTACTGCGTTAAAATTTTCAAATAACAATCGAATCCGGAACACCCCCAACAATATTACACTAAAGCGCTGGGAAGTTCTTCTGTATTCTCAGAAGGTTGGGTTTGAGTATTTTCGGTTGACTCTTCTTTGTCAACTGATCGGTAAACTACATAGTCTGGAGCCTGCTCATTCTTTGCTTTGCCCTTGTTTGAAAAAACAACGACTTTAATACGCTCTGAAACACCAGGCATGCTTTCGACTTCCAAGTGACCAGAAAGGTATTTCTGGTTCTTGCCTTGACGCACCCAAAGAGCTCCAAGCTCTCTGTCGCGCCACTCTGAATTTTGATTTTGCTTTGTATCGCTCATTATGTATTTAATAGTACATTATTTTTAATCAAAAGTCAAGAGTTATTTTTGTGTAATATGAAATATGTTGTTATTAATCGACTCTTTGTTGAGCGAGCCGCCCTCAAGTATTACTCTTTTTAGGGATATCACACTTTTTGCCCGTGTTTTTAGGGATCGAGAAGTTTTGTTAGAATGTTCTCCATTGACGAAGGACCTATATTGGTCTTGGCTTAAGCAGCACGGAGCTTTTGACTTTGTTGAAGATATTGTTGATTATGATGCAGAATCAGGTTTTTCCATAAGATTAAGGGAAATTCATGATGTCCCTGGAGATTTAAATATCCGCAGGATTGGTTATCACAATTTTAACAAAATTATATCCAAAATAAATTAAATATCAAAGGATGATAGTTTTTTCGAGAATAACCCAAAGTAAATCTTTCTAAATCTATCAAAAGACGTATAACCTCTGGTTATTGGTGTTAGTTTGCGTTTTAAATTTGAAATCTGCACTAGAATTTCATCCTCTATCTCCCAATCCTTGTGTTTTATGTTGTTAAAGTGATTTTCGCAGCCTATCCGATCTCTAGATTTTGGGTTTTTAAATTTTGGGTACAAAGTTGCGTTTAAGCCATGTTTTCTAAAGGATAGCTCTATGCAATCTTGATTCAATGGATATTTCATAAAAAAAAGATATTTTAAAGCAAAAATTAAAGTTTTATTAGATATATAGCTATAATTGTATTTTTGCAATGATCCATCTTGTGATAAATTTAGCACTTGCACCTTATTGGTTTTTGTTTTGATATAGAATGATTTATCGTAGGTTTTTTTATTAATATTATACTTTAGTGATATATTAATACCTGATAGGCCGTCCGATCTGTCTGTAAGCGTAGAACAGCGATTTTCGCATAATCTTAAAAAATCGTCTTTTGCGCTCCCCACCCATTCTAGGAAATCATTAGAAAAATTCGGCATAGACTCTAATACCTTGATATAGCCCTTGACGCTGTCTAATTGTTTTCTTGAATAATTTATTCCTATGCCGTCTAGAGTTCTATGGCAGATCTTAAGCTGATTCGAGAAATACCCAAACTGTTGAAATTCTTCGCTTGCTATGTAATCCTTGATCCCGCGCGTATATAGTCCACTACTGCTCATTTTGTTTTCAAATTTTTTTTTCGTTCTTGGGTTTTTTCGCATATTCAATATATGCTGATTTTAATAAATTATACATAAAATAATTTTCTTTTGGGGTATACTCTGGGGACTTGCAAACAAAAATATAATCGAAGTCCATGTCAAAAATTTCTTTATCAATATGTATATCCCTGGTGATTGATGGTTTGTATTTTATATAACTGCTACTCATTCTTTCTGTTACCGCTTTTTTGTTGCTAAATAAAATATTCCTTGAGTCTACTATGTCATACATAGAATTTTTTTCATACAGATTTTCAAAACTATCTATTAGCTCGCTCGAAAAAGCCTCAGAAAAGTCTTGGCTCACCCATCTATAGCTCTTGACCTCTGCATGCATACAAAGCCAACCTACCCAGCAAGAAGAGTCTGCTACGCCGTTTCTGCAGACAGGTATCTGTGAGTGATCATAAAAAATATCGTGGTGGTCATCAATGTTAACTATGTCTAATGCACCTTGCGTGTTTTTAATTAAATCTATAATATCTACATGGTAATCTGAAAATAAAATTTTATCACTATCTACTGTGAATAGGTTTCTGCAGAAAATTTCAAACACTTCTTGAAAGTCTCTGGTGGACTTACAGTAATCAATATCTATGGATAGTATTTTATTCATCTTCATCTTTTACTTCTGAAAAATAAACCACAGGGGTCTCGCACTCATATATTTGCTCCATAAAAATTTGATCATAGGTATCAAACTCTATAAACCTATTGTTTTTAAAATCAACTTTGTCGAAGTCAAATTCTACGTCCCCTGGCTCCCAGTAGTTTTTCATTTTACATAAAGCTCCGCCTGTTAAAGCTTTAGGGCATAACATATAAAAAAAATTTGTATACCGAGGGCTTTGACTTGGGCCTAGGCATCTGCAGTTTTTTTGAAATGAATTTATAATTAATCTTGACCCATTTTTTAAAAAACTAATTTTGTTTAATATATTTTTTAAACCAAATGAATCATTCATATCTTTGTCGCTGTCATATATACATACAGATCTGTAGTCTTTTAATTTAAATTGATTTAATAATGCGCAATAAATTTCTTTGCATAAATCTTCTTCTAAATAGTCGTCAGTTACTTTCATTGATAATTAAATTAGAAGGCCTAACCTTTGGAAAATTCTCTTGTATTTTTTTATAGGTCTTGCACCAACCAAATAACCTTCCCATTAGTGGGAAGAATTGTATATAATCTTTGTTTAGTCCTGCGTCAAGCATTAGCGCGCACATTGCTCCCCCGATATTGATTTTTAAGGGGTTGAGTTTGCTCTCCGCTTTTAGATAAAAGCCCACCCGCTCTCCTTGCACGTCTTTAAATTCTGAGAGAAGATGTTCAACCCTAGGGTCGCTACCCTTGATTGATGGATGTCCGATCCCTGGAATGATTCTGTTGTTTAGGTATTCAAAGGTTAAATCTTTTTGATAATTTTCTTCTATGAAGTCACAAATAGTTTCCAGTAGTAAATGCCTATCAGATATACAGTTTAACCCACAAGCAAGAGAATTAGGTAGTGACGCTCCTGCGTTCGCTGATAAGGCAATCACGGCAGAACTAGGAGGTTCTAATTCTTTAGGAAATTCTACGAAATTAATTGCAATAGCATTAACGAGTTCCATGCAGCGATCTTTCTCTATATTCAGAGAGTCTTTTGCTGTTTCTTCTAAAATGAACTCAAAAAAATTATATTTCACACTCATATCTTATAGAAATTTCTTTAAAAGATAAATTCTCCTGTTCAGTTATTTTTTTACAGCCCTTTTCTGAGGCTAAATTTGTTATCGAAATATCTGAGAGTACGGATGTTATGCCTTTTTCTTTTAGGTCTTGCATCATAATTTTTCTTAACGCATTTGCTATACCCTTTCTTCTGTGGGAGGTTATTGTTGTAGTTAGTATTCCTAGCGCCGTTTTCTTTTTGAGGTTGTATGCCGTGTTGATGCCGGTTGAGCAGCATGCAATCGCCACAGCCTTATCTGTGTCGAACGCTAGTAGACAAGGGTCTTTGTTAATGATCGCAGGCCTTATTTCTAGCATATAAAAAACCATAGCATTATGCTCTGTCGGTTCTAATGGTAAAAATAAACCCTCGTTGTTTTTAAAGGCTGATAGTACCAAGCCTTTAATTAATTCTGCATCGTCTAGTGTTGCATTTCTATAATTAATTCCATTAATTAATGACCTCATAGCCGACTTTCTTGAAACAGTCTAAATCTTTACCTCCTGCATAGGAAATTGAACTTTGTAGATCTTGTTTAATCTCTGCAAGTTTTTCGCTGGTAGTCATGTTGTTGCAAGGAATGTTTGTTAATTTTCCTTCAATGTTGTTATTGTGACCCTTATTTTCTGCACTGGCTGAACCAAAATAAGCTTTATATTGTAGGTTGTTGACCGTACTACACGCCGCAGGGCTATCGCTACAAGAGGCAAACATACCTCCTGCCATTACCATTTTCGCCCCCGCAACCAAAGCTTTTGCGATGTCCCCATTGCATTCTATACCTCCGTCTGCAATTATAGGAATTTCTTTCTCGGGCCAAGGTTCGCATTCAAAATTAACATACTGCCCTGAACACTCTTTAACACAAGAAAACATTGGCATCGTAAAACCTGTTTTATCTTTAGTCGTACAAGGCGAACCCTGACCTATTCCAACTTTTACAATATCCGCACCCCAAGAAGCTAAATCTCTTACCGCCTGCGGTGTTGCAACGTTTCCTGCAATAATTTTTGCATCTGGAAGGTATTTCTTAATCCACTTGATCATGGCCTTCATTCGATTGCAATGGCCATGAGCAATATCGATTGTTAAGTAGTCTACTCTATGATCTCGTTTGCTAATTTTTTGGACAGCCATCTTATCTTTAGCCTTGATTCCTATACTAAATGAAATAGTCTCCCAATCTTGGGCGTTGGCAACGTCCTCAGGTAAATCACGGTCAAAGCGATGCATAATATAAAAAAAGTTATGCGCGCTCATCCATTCGCATGTATTCATATCTATTACAGATTTCATATTCGCAGGAATGATTGGTAGTAGGAAATCTTTACCAAAAAGTTTGACCGATGGGTCTAGATCTGATCTGCTATGGCAGTCTGTGTAGTTTGGTATTAAACAAACGTCTTTATATTTTAAACACTTCATTGTATATTCTTGTTGATTCTTCATCACTTATTGTTTGGTATAATCTTTCAACGTCTCCACTTAACATAATGGAAGAGAAATATCCATCAACGTTTCTTTCGTCTATGAAATCCCTACTCACACTAAGGCTCGCTTCTAAACTGTTAGCATAATGCCCCCAGTTTCCTGGGAGGTAAACTAAATCACCTTTAAAGAGATCTCCATAAAGCAGGTTTAGGTGCTTTAAAGCTTCCAAGTCCCTTTCTCCCGAAAAGTCTGAAACCTGACAGCGATTTTCTGATTCTAATTTAAACTCTATCGTGGAAAAAAAATCAGGCGGACATTCGTTTTCGATAAACGACATATCCTCGGGGCTTAAAAGAAAAAACCTTTTTACTCCATCAAGCTGCTGGATTGTTGTGTGTATGTTATCATGGTCTGTATGCATTTCGCTTTTTGTATTTTTGGGGCCGATAAAAAACCAAGTATGCCGCTTGCCATATACAACTAAATCTCTGTAATTTGGCATGTATTTATCAAACCAGTCTCCTAGATATTCTGGGCAGGATACAAATTTTTTTAAATTTTCATCATGACATACGTTTTTAGAAATCATATAAATCGGTTCATCTGTGTAAGTTTTTACCCCTGCTACTCCTGTGGAATTATAATAATAATTTGCTTCTAAATTTATTTTTTGCAAGCAATAGTCTACATACTTATGTAGTGTTGTCTCGATAATAAGATCTTCGTCTTCTAGGGAAGGGTTTAATTCTATCTCTTGGTCGGGTATTAAATCTTTTATTGTGTCGAAATTTAATTTTCTGGCATAAGGGTTTGTTATTCCATTGTAGAAAATTCTTGCACGATCCCTTAAAGGTATAAAGTCTTCAAGGGTTTTTGGTGCTTCTTGTTTTTCGATTTTATGACAATCAATAGTAATGCTCATCATCATCTGCTTGTGAGCCTCCAAAGTTACAGTTGTCTTTGAATGCCCAAATTATTCCACCTAGAACACCAAATACTATCCAGTCTCCTTGAAAGAAGCATAGATAGGAAGTGTCTGGTGACGTTGCTAAAATTTCAATCATCTAAATTCCTTTCGAAGTAGTCTCCACCTATCTGAATCAATTTCTTTGTTTCCATTATTAATAGCATACAACATTTCTATGATTTCGTCAAGGTTATTATAAATATATTTGTGAGGAAACATTCCTAGCATCCATAGTGGAGTTTTAGATTTTCCACCTTCCATACTTACAAAGACCGGCTTCTTCATTCTAACTGCAGTCACGATCTCTTCCGCAGATCCCCAAGACGCAACATCTGGAACAAGATGCGCAATGATAAAATCAGATCTATCTACCAAATTTAAGTCGTAAGCCCTTACGGTTTTCATTCTATCTGTAACTCTATCGTATTGCTTGGTCTTCATCCAAGTCTCCATTTCTTGCCTAGACGCTTCGTCTTCTTCAACGTCTTTCATGAAAGGCTTTTTGTATGGATCGAAACAGGTTACATTTAGAGGTTTCAATTTTTCGGTCACTTCTTCTCTCCAGTTTCTCCCAGAGAGGTATTGCATGTGGCCGACGAGATAAGTTTTTGTTCTGTATAATAAATCTGACATATTTTAACTCTACTATATAAGCAGAGTTTTGTCAAGTTTATTTTTCTGGAGCTTTTCCACCCTCCCAGGCTTCATTATAATCTGGAGTGTCTGGGTCATCTGAAATAAATTTTCCGTTTGCGTCTCTCGCCCTTTTGGGGATATTGGTGTCTAATTCATTTTTATGAACCCATACTCCTTCTGCGTTTTTAATAAAAGTTTTATCTTCTGATTCTTCTTTAACCTCATTATTAAATATGGGTTGTTTTTGTTTGTTTTTATTTAATTCTAAAAGTCCTTTTTCTTTTTGCTCTTCTGCGCTGGCCTCTCGAATTTGTTTTAGTTTTTCTTGGCCTTCTTCGTATTGTGTGATCAAGCTTGCGTCTTTTTCTAGTGCCAGAGCTTTCATTTCTTCTTCCGTCGCAGGTTTAATGGAGTCAGTCTCAGTCTGTTGTACGGTCTGCAATCCAAATGCCTCCGAAAAAGCTTTCATTGCTTCTTTGATATCTGGTACATGTGGTAAATCTTTTGGCCAATTCGAGTTATCTGGCGCATCTCTGAGTTCTTGTCTCCATTTTTTAATTGAATCAAGGTCCTCTTTATTTAATGGGCTGTCGTTTTGCACAAGCCAATCTGTTCTTTTTAATAAAAGATTTCTTTGTGTTCTTGTATTGTTTTCTCTGGCCCTGAGGTCTTTTTTCTTTATGTTTTCTGTTCTTTTTTCGTGAAATTCTTGATATTCTGGGTCTGATGGAAGGGGTTCTTCTTCTTGAAAATCTAGCTCGTCTTTCAAATTAAAAGCCTCCTCATTCATTTTAAAAAGATCCGTTTCGTTGGCGACATCATAATCTGAAACCAAGCCGCTGTCTTCGGCTGTATCATAGTTCGCACCCGCTACTTTAAGTAGTTGAATTTTTTCTTCGTCAGTTAATGTATATTTATCCATAATTTTAGCTCCATGTAAGAATCATTAGGTAGGCCATGCTGGCATAAAGTTCATTCCTCCACCTTCTCCCCCACCAAAAGCATATTTACCCGCATTAGGATGGCTTCCGTTAATATAGAAATTCTTATTCGCCCAACCGTTGTCCATGGTTGCTTCGGATGGATAATTTCTTAAACCTGTTGAACTATCTACTCCTGCGCTCCATGGTGGAGTGTGCATTTCTCGGTAAGCTTCTAAACTAAAGACTACCTGCGACATGCGAACGCGTTGATCTCCGAATCCTACGTCTCCCGCAATATTTGGTAAATCTCCGTCTCTTTCTGAGTTGTTTTCATCGAACCAGCCCCACTCCCTAAACCAACCGCTGTGAGCTTGAACTGCACTAGTAAGTGGATGAAGAACCAATCTATTGTTTCCTATGGCTTTTGCTGTAGTAACCATTTGTTTTTGCGCTCCTGGCCATATAGAATTCTCTTCTTTGTTTCCTCCGCCAATAGTAATTGACGAACCTATTGGGGTCTCTGTAACAAACTGTTCTGTTAAATGCGTTCCGTAGCCACCTCTGTACCTAAAAAAGGCCTGAGGTTCATACCAAAAATTAGCCCAACTTTGTGAGGCGCCGTTCGTTTGAGTAGTCCAATAAACATCTTTGCCAAGTGGCAAGGGTATAGCTCCATAAGCCTCTGATAAACGATCTGCGGTCAAGTCTCTGCCGGTATTATTAACATTTGTAGGTTCACTTACAGAGTTTCCATCTGAATCATAGAAATTGACATTTGGAAGCCCACCAGTTTTGTTTCTGTTTGGTAAATAAAAAGACATCATGTGGCCAGTATTAGTTTCAAGGTGACTTGTTTGTGCAGCCAGTCCTGTAAAATCTCCGAAGAGCCAGTCTGTCCATCCATAATAACTTGCTAAATTAAAATATTTTTTAAGAGCTATTGCTCCGTTGTCTGTGCTAAAATTATACGCAGCATCTGGAGAGAATAAAATTGCATTACCGATTCTCGCATTCCAATCTGTGAAGAACATTTGGTGAAAACTTGTTCCGCCTTTTGTGTTTAAATATTTAAGATTATCTGGGTGTGCTGGATTATGATTACTTGGAGCGTCATCTCTGAATATATTCTGTAGGCCCGCAGCAAAATGCCTATAACCTCTCATCGAGTAAACCTGATCTCCGTTGGTTCCCTGGTTTGGTCCATAGATTGCTCCAGGTGTTGAAGAAACAAAGTATCCATTATCATTTATGCTCGCTATATTCCAAGTCGTGGTCGGCGCATGATTTGTTCCCCATCGATTATCCCAAAGAAAACTACCATCTGACGGGGTAATCTTACCGTAAAAGTAATTATAACTACTGGTCCAGCCTGTTGCACCCGTGTAACCCCAAGATTTATAAGACCTTGGAACTGGCCACGAGCCGCTACCCGCATGCATCCCTGTTGATTCGTTATTATTTAATAGCCAACCATTTGGTCCTGCATCGGGCAGTAATCTTCCATCAGAATTATGAGACTCTCCCCAGTCAACAGCAGGAAGAGTAAAAAATCCTACAGTATTATCATCTGGCGCATCGTAATTAATTAAATTTGCTCCTTGAGGAATAGTATTGGATTCTCCGTTGCCTGATATTTGTCCGGTGCCGCTAGAACCTTTGATCTCAAAATTATTACTCAAAGAATATCCTATCATTTTATCGCCATTTGAAAATTTTAAATCACCATTGTCTGCACACAGGGTTCCCATGTATCTTCTCCAGCCATGTTGAAGTGGGTCAAATATAACATAAGATGGAACATTGATTCCTGTTGATGAAATTCCCACCTTGCAAAGAGTTAGCGCTTGCCTTGGATACGGAAGCCAATCCCAGTAATTGGTTGCTCCTAAATTACTAGGGATGTTTGCTCCTGCTGCAACCATGTCAGCTCGAAGTGAATGAAGTTTGTCCCAAAAAGATTCTGTTGCTCCAACGCTATATTGTCTCAGGTTGGACATGATATAAATCTTTGCTCCTTCCGTGCATTCAAATATATTAGAGCTTCGATGCTTGCTATAAAATGCTGGACCCCTTTGGTTTGCGAAGATATGCCTTGATGCTTCGACGTTTGATGTTGGTTCGCCTAAAACCGTGAGTAGGCAATTTGAAATTCTAAAAAATGTCTGATCATTAGCTTGGTTTCCGAGGGCATAATCGCACCAATTAATTCCTACTATATACATAGTCTGAACTCTTCTGAACCAAAATCTGATCGGAGAACCTCCTCCGAGATGAACCGATATGTCTTCGGGAACGTGTGTTGTAATATTATTAAAGGCTGTCCCCATCGTTGTGGCAACAGAAAAGCCTGGCTGCTGACCATAATCCCAATTCCATGAATTTTTTGTTGTACCCGTAAGATGACTTTTGTGTTTTCTTGCGGTTCCTGTACTATTTAATACCATTCCAGATCCATCTCCGCCCCTTGTTTTATAATTAACATGGTGAGAGCTGTTGTTGGAACCAAGATAATTGTATCCAAAGTTTCCAAAATTCAAATCAGGAATCCATCTTCCTAAATATGGACCTGGATCCCAAAAGCCTGTGGAGTCATTATATTTTCCAACCCACCTCATTTTTGGTACGAAAACTAAAGTTGCAAAGTTTAACTCTTGAGTCAAATTGAGATTGAATTGCCCTAAGCTATCTGCACCATGGTAAGCTGTTGTGTGTCCCCAGAATTCAATCTGCAGTTCTGCTCCCGCTGGAATATTATATCTACACCAAACTAGCGCCTCATCTAAACTAATAAAAGGTCTATTAAGCATCAGACAGGTTGAGGGTTGTTGTACTGCGCAGAAATAGCAAAAGTCTGTTTGCCTTACTGATTCTTCATCTTGTCCTGCCTGCGGCTGAACAACCATGAATGCTTTATCTTTCCAAGAGTTACTTGCGCTTCTTTCTACTCCGTCTAAACCTTTGATGTGACTATCGTGTCCTACTGCAATCTTGAATCGATTTGTTGAAACCGACCTGCCATCTACGTCTGTTACTAGTTTTGATTGCGCTGTGAAATCAGACATCGCAATTTTCTTTGTTGTTCCGTCAGTTTGAGCGATAACCAAAAAGTCTCCACCGTTTAATTGCGATGCATTGTTTAAATTTCTAATTGTTTTGTTTGGCATAATAAATAATACACCTAAAACATTTTAAAATAAATTTTTTTTTCATTTATTTGTTCGTGTATATAATAGCATGTCTAAAAACTTTATAGCCCTGTTTAATAAGATCCAACAGTTTAGGGATTTTGTTGATCCTGACAACGATGCGGCGTTTGATAGTTTAGGTAATCTAACCCGTGGTACTCTAGAGGGCGGATCATTTTCCCTTAATAGAGCTGCAATGTTATCATCCCTTGCTAACGTTTATCCTAGATCATTAACCACAATTATTAATGAACACGTCGAACCTAATTCTGGGGGAGGGGGTGGAGCGTCTGATAATGAAACTGGTAGTGGTTCAGGTTCTGACTCTGACGATTTTGAAAGAGTTGGGAATGGTAAGGCTGGAACTGGGTCTCCTAACACCTCTAATCTAGACGGTGGAACTGAGGTTAGTGGAGTAAAAGAAATAGTTGGAGGTGGTAAATGTAATGTTGGCGGCGAAAATAATAATATCATTACCGATATAGACATAAGCGACTTAGAGGTTGGGGATACAATCATCGTTGGCACTCCTCCTAATACTCAAATTTGTGTTATTACTAAGATGCTTCCTCCTAACTCAATTGAAGTTAGTCCAGGTTTGACGTCCCCTCCACTTGGCGGGGGAACTGGCCCATTCGACATCAAGAAAAAAACTGGAGGCGGTGGATGTTCTTTTGGTAATAATGGCGAAACAGATTTAATTACAGGTATTGATATTAGTGATTTAGAAATCGGAGACACTTTAATTGTTGGCGAATTTCCAAACACCATCGAGGTAAAAATTATAGGGTTCGTTCCTCCTGATGGAGTAAGGGTTCAGCCCAGTATAACAACACCACCTTTAGACCCCAGCGGTGAAGGTGGGGATGGCACAGGGCTTAAAGTTAAAAAGAAAAATAGCACTGAAAATACTGATACGGGGGTTATTGATCTAGATGAAGATGCATTTAAGATATGCGGTTTAGATACTTCCACTTTGTCTGTCGGAGATACTATAGTCGTCGGCGGAAACTTAGATGCTGAAATACAAACACGGGTGATAACAGAAATTTTAGGCGGATCCTGCGCTAAGGTTGGAGAAGCTTTCACCTCTGGCACGACCGGTACTGGAACAAAAGTAAGAAAGGTTACTTCTAGTAGTGGATGGTATTATAGTAATCTTTGGGGTGATTTCTGGATTAGCTCAAGGTATCCAAATTGGATATGGAGTAATAAATATTTATCTTGGATTTACATAGGCCTACTTCAAACAGTTGGCGGTAAGCCTTATGGTCCTGTTTGGTTTTCTAATCCTGGAAAATGGTACATCGTAGGCGGCGGCAGAGTTACTGATGAAAACGGATCAGAGGTAGGCAATGGATTATCTCTGGGAGAAATAGCCCTAAAGCCTATTGCGGGCCTTGATGATTTGAGCGGGGAGTTGGAATTTAAAATTGGAAAAGACATTAGTGAGGGTGGATTTTGGGAAATTGAGAACGTTGTTATTACATGCCCTCCAGGTTTAAATAAAAATAAAGGGAACGGCGGAGGCGGAGACGGCTCTGGGGAGGACGATTCTGGAGGAGGAGACGAACTTCTTAAGTTATTTCATCCTGTATTTGGGTGGTTTTTGTGGAATGGTGTTTCCAGAGTGGTTTACTTTTTTAAATGGGGAGTTTGGCTAAGTTTTCCAGGCGATGGAGAATTTGATCCTTTTAATATTGGACTACCTGCTGTTTGTAAAATATGGAATCCTGACGGTAGCGAAGGCGATGGAAGTTCGGTTGTAACCTTAATTGGTAACCCTCCTAGTTTGGAAAGACCTAATGGAGGATTGGTTGGCGAAGTTAATGAGTCTGCAGAACCAATTGATGGGGTTGTAGAAAAAGTGGGTCCCCCTAGTAATATCAAAGTTGACGGACCAACAACCATGCCTGCTGGATGGTTTCAGTCCCCGCATTTTGGTTTGTATTACATGACTTACCCATGGATATATTCTGTTAGATGGAATGGTTGGTGGTATGTTGGGGAGCTTGGTGAAGAAGGTCATGGAACCATAGGTTGGGTATATTTTGGAACAACCAAAAAATGGTACTGGCTTATGTCTCCGAATATATATAAAGTTACCAGTGTTGGCGGCGATGGAGATCCTTCTGGCAATGATGCTCTTGATCCCGAAGATTTTCAAGATTCTACAGGGAGCATTGAGATTTTGTCGGCATTTATGACCGAGCCAGATGCAACTTCTGGCACTGCAACAATATCATTTTCTGGACAACATAAAAGCGCTGGAAGTAGAGGGTTGTTGTTGTATAGGCTTAATGGTTCATCCTGGGATGTTTGGGAAAATTTTGGCGCATACGATGAAAACGTTTTGATCTCCGACAAAAAAGAAACTGGGAGCTCTGCCGCTCCAGGGCAGAAAATTAAATTAAGATGGGGAGGTACAGATATTTACTCCGAAGAATTTGAAATAGAGGTTGACCATCTTGTGTCTGTCAGCCCTGTTGTCGGCGGAGGAGATCCACCTCCTAGTTCTGGCGGGGGTAGTGAGACGCCTGGATCTAAAGACAACACTGATGTTGAGGTTGTTTATCCTAAAATATTTACGCACCCCGTTTTTGGAATCTGCATTGTGATGCAGGCTCAAGACCCTCTGACTTACGGATGGTTTTATACCTTAAGATACGGTTGGATTTGGGGAGACTCCTCTCAAAACTGGTTCTATATCGTAAACTTTTCTGACTGGTTTTGGTTTGGAAGTTTAATCTCTAACGGCGTTGGTGATGGTTGGGTTTTTTCTCAAAGTAAAAAATCATGGTGGTGGAATTCTTTTGGAAACTTTACAAGTGAGGGTGGAGAAGATTATTTTTCAAGTGGACCAGGTTCTTTTGTTAACACAAACCCTGTTGGTGGAACTGGCGAACCTGGAGATAGTGGAGGTACCGAACACGGCGACGTAACGGGAGAAAAGTATCTGATAGATGCTAATGGAGAAGAAATTACACTCGTAAATGGAGATAGTATTTTAATAGGGGACGGAGAATCTGCCCCAGCGGATACTGGCGACACTGTTGATAATTCAGCGGAATTGCTGGTTGCGGATAAGGTTCAAAATGTGTTGACATATAAAACCATTACTGATGCTGATGGTTCGATCCAGATCCCGGATCAAGTTGAGGTTATTGGCGGGGAAATAATATGCGCCGATATTATGCTTGAAAATTCAACAACATCATGGCTAACAAGTAGAGTGCTTGATGCCTCTGATATTATGCAGGCTTATGACCTATACTTCGGAAGCAGTAATCATGGGTTTACTGGCAGTCCTTCTGATAATGACGGTGGATATTGGTTTGGTAAAACATGGGGGGATTTACAAGCAGCAATGTTAAGTGACGCAAGATATTATGAACCCCCTCCTGTTTGGGAGTTGGATAGAGTGCTTAGTGCTGACGATGTCACACAAGCTTACGATTTATACCTAGCTCCCCATGGGTTTACTGGAAGTAGTTCTGATAACGACGGAGGTTATTGGGTTGGTAAAACATGGGGGGATTTAAAGACTGGAATACTTAACGCTTCTTCTAATGGAGATTTTAGATACGAAAATAATTCTTACAGGATTCAACTTGAGCCAGAAAATACTTCAATATTACTTTTTTAAAGTGTATACTTAACTAGAAAGAAAAATTATGGCCAAAAAAATATCAGAACTTAATCCTGCATCTAATCCAGATCCTGCTTCAGAGGTTGTTATCGAACACGCTGGGCAGAATTATAAATTAAAAATAGAAGACTTATTGTACGATAATATAACCAAAAGATCAGACGGAGGTATATCTGTTAGTAGAAATATGGTTATGTCAAAACTTTCAAATGATTCTGGTAACGTAGCTGCTGGGCCAGGTTTTAGGTTTATACATGAAACTAGCAACACTAACACTTTTGAGCAGGACTTTTATTTAACAAGTGAAGGCTATATAAGGTTTGCCGATGTATCTTACCGAGATATCAATGGCACTCAAAGCCGGGGAACTTATGCAGAATTTCGTGCTGGTAATTTAAAATTTTATGGACCCGCAGGCAGCTCTCTTGATCAAAATGTTGATTATGGTGGAGCTGCAGATATGGTAACTGAGCTTAGGGCTCCATACGGCCAATCCGTATTGTATCTTCAAGGTCTTGGTAAAAACGCTATCTCGGGAATGGAAATGAAAGGTTCGGTTAATATTATTGCCCTTAGGGATTTCGATCAAGATTCAATTGCGGGCACAACTTATACAGGATCACAAATGACATCAAACTTTGATCTGAGGTATACCGAGCGCGACTATAGAAACTTTAATATAGTTAATAGTAATGGAAAATTTGGAATTGACTCTCTCGATTGGAGTACTAGTAACTATTCCTCTCTTTTTAGTCTTTATCCTCATAAAGTAGTTGACGGAGTTGATGGCAACGGAGGTCACTACAACTGGGGCGGCGGAACGCATCCAGTGTGGGGTCAATTTAATTTCGCTGGAGCTTTTGTTCTTGGACCCCTGGATACATCCGACGTAACAGACATGCTTATTCGTGAAAATGGAAATGGTTGTTTTTATTTAGACAAAGGAACTTCATGGTGTTTCAGAATGCGCGAAGACAGAAATTACCACAGAATGTTTATTAATAATGAAGGCTCTGGCGGAACCGCAGGTGATGCTACTGGCGCAGGAGGAACCACGCTACAACTAAATCAACAGCTCGACGGATTTAATCCAGAAGCAGAAATCAAAAGGAACGTAGGTACTGCTCCTGGGCCAATAGCCTACAACGTAACCAGTGACTATCCAGGTGATCTAGTTACTTCACATCAAGCTACATTACAAGTCCAAGCCTACGCTGCGCGCGTAGCTTTAGGATACATGGCTCACTGTGACGCAACTAAATTTACACCATCGCCAAACGCCAACCCAATACCCATGACCGGTGGAACCGACATAGGTAATGTTGTTGGAATATACCTTTATGGCGAAGGACTTGGAACAACAACCGATGGAAGCCAGAATAAAAGATCTCTGGTTCCTCAGGGCAGTAACATGGATTTAGGTAATTCAGACTCTCAATGGCGTGATGTATTTACACAAAACGCTGTAACCGTAGTTTCTGATGAGAAAGTAAAACAAGACATCTCTAGTCTTGACGACGCAGAAAAGAAAGTTGCATTCAAATTAAAAGATTTAGTAAAAAAATACAGACTCAAAAGTTCTGTAGAATCCAAAGGCGAAGAAGCTCGTATACATATCGGATGGATCGCTCAAGAAGTTGAGAAAGCTTTTTCAGATGAGGGTCTCGACGCTTCAAGATATGGTTTATTTTGCAGGGATACTCACTATAAAGTTTTTGTTAATGGTGAAGATACAGGAACGGTTCAAAGAACAAACGGTCAAGTACAAGACGAACTGTTGTATGAAAGTCTGGAAAAAATTTACGAAGAAACAGGAGGAGAAGAAACTTCTGCTGAAACAAAAGACTCTAGTCTGGGATCTATTAGTAGTGGAGGAAGCCAAACAACCTCTCCAAAGAAACGTAAAATTGTTGGCATAGCTGATGAAGTAACGTTTGAACCCTTTGATGCTTACTCGTTGAGATACGAAGAGCTTATTTGTTTTATAGTATCAGCATTATAATTTTTTAAAAAACTCTTCAATTTGTTTTTTATTTAAGTGCTTGAGTATTGCTCTTATTCCATTTGAGTCTCTAACTAGAGTATTGCATATGACGCTTGGGAATTGATCTGGCTTGTTGCAAACTTCTATTGCATGTATTCCTCCGCGAGCGAGAACCTTTCGTTCGTATTTTTTATACTCTTCTTCAGTATTAATTAATTCAAAATCAGCCATACATTATATTATGGTTAATTATTTATTACATCCACAATTATTTTTTAATTCTTGTATTTCTGATTTAAGATCTTTAATTGCCTCTACTAATAATGGTACTAGTTTTTCGTAGTTAATGTATTTGTAGTCTGAATTATCGAAGGTTTTTACTGCTTCTGGTACAACCTTTTCTGTTGCCTGGGCAGAAAGTCCGACCTCTGAGTTGGGTGAGTCAATACCAAATTGTTTAGCTTCCTGGTTCCAGTCGAATGTGAAACCTTCTAAACTGCAAACTTTTTCAAGTGCAGAATCTATTTTTAAAATATTTGTTTTAAGCCTTTCGTCTGAGGCAGAGTTCATTGCTATCACATCTCCTGCTGCAATTAAACTTTGATTGCTTGAGTTGGTGCCAGTAATACTTAATGGACCCTGCATTGTTTGCGCTCCAGTTTTTTCTACAGCATTTGTAGAACCGCCTGAAGTTCCGCCTGAAGTGTTGGTAGCGGTGAAACTTACCGACCCGCCTCCTTGTTTATTAAGGGTGAGAGTATCGCCTGACACTGAGGCACCTGTGATAGTGCCCGTGGGTAAGGTTGTTAAGTAGCCTTCTCCAGAGATAACACTTCTGATCTCAGCATCGGTTCTTTGAGTATTTGTGTCGGTTTTAATGAAACCCATCGCCGAAATCTGCGCCGAAGTTAATTGAGTGTTTGTATCAGTGTCTACTGTTTTATTAGTCCACGAGAAAGTTCCGTCTCCATCAGACGTTAATACTTGTCCAGAAGTCCCGTTTCCTGAGACATTAAGTTCGCTAGCCCCAACGGCATTAGCTGCGATCTCAGAAGATCCAACAGCATCGGTTGCGATTTCAGAAGATCCAACAGCGTTGGTTGCGATTTCAGAAGATCCAACAGCGTTAGCTGCAATTTGCCCTGCACCAATCGTATTGTCTGCGATCTTGGCTCCAGTGATTGCTTTGTTGGCAACTGCGGCAGTGTCTACTGCGTTATCAGCTAGTTCAGAAGATCCAACAGCGTTAGCTGCAATCTGACCTGCCGTGATCGTGTTGTCTGCGATCTTAGCTCCAGTTACAACTTTAGCACCTAGTTCAGAAGTTCCTACGCCACTCGCTGCAATTTGCCCTGTGCCAATCGTATTGTCTGCGATCTTGGCTCCAGTGATTGCTTTGTTGGCAACTGCGGCAGTGTCTACTGCGTTATCAGCTAGTTCAGAAGATCCAACAGCGTTAGCTGCAATCTGACCTGCCGTGATCGTGTTGTCTGCGATCTTAGCTCCAGTTACAACTTTAGCACCTAGTTCAGAAGTTCCTACGGCATACGTTGCAATCTGACCTGCCGTGATCGTGTTGTCTGCGATCTTGGCTGCAGTGATTGCTTTGTTGGCAACTGCGGCAGTGTCTACTGCGTTGTCGGCTAGCTCAGAAGATCCAACAGCGTTAGCTGCAATCTGAGTCGCTGTGATCGAATTAGTTTTAATGGATGAACCATTAAGGCCTGTGCAGTCTTTAACATAAAGTGTGTCCGTATCACCATCATAAAGTAATTGAGCTGAATTACCAAACGCAATTCCTGATTCATCTGCTTGCGTGTCTGTTGTTGCGTTCTTTGCAACTTGAATAACTTTATCTTCTATGCTTAAATTGGTTGTGTTAAGTGTTACAAGGTCACCGTTTACCGTAAGATCTCCTTGGACTGTTAAATCACTCGAAACATCAAGGGTACCTGTTATGCCTGTGTTTTGACGAAGATTAATTGCACTATTAGTTACTCCAATCCTTTCTGTTCCACCAGTAACTAGAGCCCACTGGTCATTGTTAATGAATCCAAAGTATGTATTGCTATCGCCGCCATGAGTAATATACCCCTGAATGTCTACTGTTCCCGCATGAAGCTTCGCATAGGTTTGAGAACCGCCAGCCATTTTATAGAAATGATAACTTCCAGCATCTGCATCATCATCATTATTGATATAAAACGATAACGTGCTATCTCCTACGCGAATATCACAAATATCATCGTTACCCTCTTCGTTAGTGGAAGAGTATCTTTTTAAAGTTAATTCAGGAGTATCATTGTCTTCATTTGTCGCTATTGTCATGCCTCCCTGAGCCCGTAGCTGATTGTTTACAGTTGTTGCGGTACCTGTAATTTGTAACCTGGTTGATCCATTTGTGACTACAGAAAACTGATCAGTATTAGGAAATCCAAAATATGTATTCGTATCCCCAGTGTGTCTAATAGCTTCAGCTATCGAAAGCGGGCCGGAAAATGTCGCGACACCTGTTGGTCCATCAATGCTAAGTCGAGAAGTTGCATTTACTATGCTGTTTGGTTTTACCGTATTTTGTCCTCCTCCATAAGAAAGCTTAAAGGAGCTTACATCGGTATCATCTGCACCTATAATCCAGTTGTTATCTCCAACAGTAGTGCCATCGTAATCACCGTCAGCTGCACTATCATAAAAACGAATAGCGGGCGAGGTGTGCTCGCCGTGCCCCATGGTCATAATATCAATACCACAACCGTGACGACTGCCATTAGAGCTAAGCTGCCTTCTAGCAAAAAATGTAGCAGCAATAACAGGAGCAGCTGATGAACCTGAAGGCGTCTCATATTGAGTGACCAAAAGCCTTCCGTCATTTATTTCTAATTTCTCGCGCGGATTCGCAGCATCAATACCAATATTTCCATTCGGTTCAAAACTCATAAGAGTTTTATCAGAATCACCTGGTTTACTCCAGCCTTGGTATGTATAATCTAATTTAAACCTAGGCATTTCATCATTTCCACTTCCACTTGTTTCTGTAGAATCAATGCCCCAAGAAAATGAATAGTCTGGATTATCATCTGAGGTGCCATAAACATGGTCAGCTCCTGGTTGATGTTTTACTCCCCACTGAGTCCATGCTCCTACCAGACCTGATCCTAGGGCCGAGTCTGTCTTCGCCCAAATCCTGGTTGAAGCTGCATAATCGTCAACAATATCAAGATTACTCTGTGGAATCGTGGTTCCAATGCCAACACTTCCATAAGGTTTAATTGTTAAATTAGTGGTTTCGTTTGTGCCCAAGCGCAGATCCCGAACCGTTGAGTTGTGCCCAATGTGCATCGCCTCTTCATCAAGCGCTACATAGCCATTATAACCAACACAGTCAATCATAATTTGCCCTAGCCCAGTATTAGATGGAGTTATATTGCTATTGCTTCCGACAAGGACATTACCAGCAACCTGTAATTTATGTTGAGGATTCGTAGTGCCAATACCAACATTGCCGTCCTCGCTGATATACATGGAGTCTGTTCGATTGTCATTCTGACCAGTTTTAAACTGAATATCAAAGGAGGCAATATTTGCGTGACCATTATTATCGCACCATTGGACAAACTGATTGCCATAATCGCTTCCACCCTCAGCGGGAGTTAAGCCGCCCGTAAGCCTGAAAGCGCCATCGGGAGTAATACGTGCTTTTTCGCCAGTATTTCCAGTACCAAAAAGTATACCCCCATCTATTTTATTATAAATTCCAAAGTCTTTACTTCCCTCACTACCAAAGCCTACCCAACCACGCTCTACGTTACCATTATCCCGATAGCTTATGTATCCTGTCTGTGTATTTACATCACCACCATCCAAGTCTTTAAGAATAAGCACTGGACCATTACTTGTAATCATTGCTGATCCACCAGAAACCTCTAGCTTTGCGTCTGGGGTCGTAGTACCAATACCGAGATTGCCTGCATTAATAAAATTATCTGTTCCATCTGTATAAAAAGCAATTTCCTCAACCCCTCCATCATACATATGAAGCCTACACCCTTCACTACTTTTTTCAGCAATTTTAATTATTGGCTCAGAAGAATTGGCTGCGGAGACAATAGAAAAAGCAGAGTCTGTAGAGCTTACGGCAGATGATTTTATTGTAAGAGGGGTAATAGGCGTCGCAGTACCAATACCGACATTGCCGTCTCCCCGCACTTTAAAAAGCAAATCTGGGTCAGAACCATTAATCTTCCAGTTCCATGCCTCAATAACTGATTCGTTTTCATCGCCATTATTTCCTGCAATTACTTTTAGTCCTTTGTTCCCAATGCCATTATCTACAGTTAATTTAAAATCAGGATCCGTAGTACCAATACCGACATTGCCAGTTTGACTGACAATCGATACCTTTTCAGTAAAGTCACCATTATTGTCGTAATGCCCAAGATGTAAGTTTCTATCCCAAGTATTATTATTGGTTCCCATTTTAATGGCTGCACCAGCATGTTTGGGTCTAATGTAAGAATATACACTGTCACCGATCACATTGTCTGAAGGGCCGATCACTATATCTCCATTTACATGCAACTTATCATCAGGACTCGCAGTACCAATACCGACATTGCC